GCCTCTTCTTCTGGAACATCTACTTCCAGATACTATGCCAATCATCCTCAACAATCTTATCTGGAAACATATGGTGATGATGTTCCTCTGACAATTAAAGCAGGAACGGCCCTTAGTTCCAATATGGCAGAGTGGCAAAACTCTTCCGGCAGTACAGTTATGTCCGTAAGTACAGCCGGGTCCATTACTTCCCCAACTGTTACTGCAATTCAAGGTTCAGTAACCAACACTCAAGGTTCTGTCAATTCCACGCAAGGTTCTGTAAGTTCCCACGTTTCTGCAACTGCTTCTGTTCACGGAATAACTAACACTGCCAACCTTGTTTATACAGATAACGCAACTTTAGGTTCTGTTGCAGGAATCAATGCATCATTAGGATCGGCCCTTGGAACTATATCAACTAATACTTCCGCTATTGGTTCTGTTGCTGGAACAGTAGCCAATATTGTTACTCAACCCTTTGGAACAATAAGTTCAAATCATGTTTTAGGCACCGCAGATGCAAACAAACTAATAAAAACAACTTCTGCAACAGCAATAACAATTACTTTGCCCCCAAACGGTTCTGTTGCTTTTCCAGTCGGACAAAAAGTAGATTTTATGCAAATGGCAGCGGGAACCGTAACTTTTGCAGCAGGTTCAGCAGGAACAGCGGGAACGGTTGCACTAAGAGCAACGCCATCGGCTATAATAAGAACACAATATTCAGCAGTTTCGGTTATTAAATTAGACACAGACGAGTGGGGACTTATTGGAGACTTGTTCTAAGTCCCTTTATTACAAACTTTTCCTTATTCTAATATAAGAAAGAATTAACTCTTTTTATGCGCGTAAAAAGAAAGGTATTTTAAATGAAAGAATCAGTAAAAATGGGAGAGGCAAGCGTAATTGGTGCTAATTACGAAACTCATCAGCCCATTCAATGGAAAGCCAAGTGGAAAGTAGAGAAGTTTCACGGCGATAGTATTGATGGCACTCCATATGAAGTCATCGAAAAAGAAGGCAATCTTCTCATGCACGGTGGAGCCTCTTGCATTTGGCAAACTCTTATCGGCAATGGTAATGCTTCAAGCGGTCAAACTCTTACTTACTTTAACAACTCAAATGCACACATTGGAGTAGGTAATGGAACCATAGCCGCAGCCGCAACTCAGAACGACCTTCAAGCCTCGGCTGGTACCGCTAACCAAATCCGCAAGGCTATGGATGCTACTTACCCATCACACACAGATGGAACTGGCGCAGGAGCCGGAACAATTACATTTCGCTCAACCTATGGAACCGCAGATGCAAACTTCCATTGGTATGAGTGGGGTGTATTTAATGGTGTATCTGGTGGAAGAATGCTTAACCGCAAGCAAGAAGACCTTGGTTCAAAGACTTCCGCTTCTACTTGGACATTCTCAGTATCACTTTCATTAGCATAATTTATTTAGACTAATGTAAATCAAAGACCCGCTTCGGCGGGTTTTTGTGTTTCTACGAAGGTTTAATTAATGAATAATAGGAGATGGCGTGAGCGTTATTGTAACGACGGATGAAAACTCTATTGTCTTTATTCCTCAATTTACTTTCATTGATGATGCTGTAACTATTCCATTTAAGAATGTTGAGTCTTCAGACTCTGCAACTCTTTCTGAATCAATTGCTCCGTTTGTATTTGAGCCAAGAACCGATAGCCTTACTTTTGCAGAAGCAATAACACTATCTGTTGATTTAACTCTATTTGATTCTGCAACTGCAACAGATAAGTTTGAATCAATAACATTTGAGCAGTTTGATGCTGCAACCTTTGCTGATTCAATCGGGCCTATATCAATCCTTGGCCCACATGATCATGTTTATGTTGGAGAAACAGTCAGCGCCGCGCTTAATGCATCAGACTCCGCTTCTGTTGAAGATGCTGTAATAATTGGAGTCTTTATTGAAGACTCAATTACCGCCTCAGAATTTATAAATGATATTGCTTTTGCTCAAACAGATCAAGCACAGGCAACTGATGTTCTTACTACTCTATCTACTTTTGTAAATACATTTGATCTTGATCAAACCTACATAGACTTCAGCGGATTTGTCACGGCAAATCCTCCCGGCTTTGATCATATGCATTGGAACGATGAGTTTGATTATCAGTTCATTGCAACTACGTTGTCAAGTTCTGACGATCCAATTCTTTTAGAAGCAACTCCAAACATTGAGATTCTATTAGTAGAGTCTATAAGCGTATCTGAATTCGCTTCTCTTTCACTTGTTGAAAGTGACAATCTGACAATAACAGACGCACTCAAATCTCTTACTATCTCTGTTAGTTCTCAAGATGAGTTTGTCTATCAAGAATTGTTTGAGTTAACAACAGATACAAATGTTACAGATAGTGTCACGGTATCAGATGCAAAAGATCTAGACGTAAATGCGCTCGGCACTCAAAACATAACATTCGGAGAAAATGTCTCTATTACAGTATCAGTTATTGACTCGGGCAATCTTACGGAGATTGTGTCTAATGTTTTGACTCAATCAGATTCGCTTGACTTTGTAGAAAACACAATAATTTCTCTAACACAAGCAGATTCAATAATATTTTCTGATTTTGCAGAAATCAACGCAAGTGTTGCTAAGACAGACTCTGCATCAATAACAGAACGAGACAAATCGGTTGGCCTTATAGGAAAACAATTAGGTAATCTTATAGAAACGCCGTTCTATCATGCAGATTATGCAAGATTAGATTATTTATTCTTAATTTCTGAGATAGGAAACGCCTCTGTTCTTAAGACCGCCGAAGAAACATTTGCTGTTACTGAATTAACCAGTAGTATAGCCTTGCAGGGCCTCCAATTGATTACATTTAAAGAAAAAATAGGCATAAGGCAATCGGCTCCAATTACATTAAATATAAATGATAACCCAACTGTTCACGGGACAGTAACTGGAGATATAATTAGCATATCTATAGGCGGCACGGAACCTGTATTGTTGTAGTTTCCTGATAATAAAGGTTAGATCTTCATAACAAGGAGTTAAAGTGTCCGATTTCGCATTCAGAATGTCCAGTTTGGACAGGAAATTAGCCATTGGAGAGATGGTTAGCCCCGCAGATATTGATTATGACCCTGAAGCAACAGAATACCCAGATCCTCTTGAACATCCAGAGGCTGCTGTGCAAAAATTCTTTCAAGAAGTTAATTCTTGCAAAAGACATAAAGACCTAGGCCCAGAAAATCTAGATGAAATTGATGGGTTTCAGTCAGCAATGATGGACTTTTTACACACCTGTTCCGATGCAAACTTGGGACCAGAAGATCTTCCGGGCACAAGAACAATTGTAGATCTTTTTGCAACAAATGACAATAAAAATGGAATTAGCACTTTTGGAAGTTTTCAAAAAGAGGCTATTATTCCAGCATTAATTGCTGCTGGGGCGACACTTGCTCCAAAATTGATGCCGTATGTCGGCAAAGGATTGCAAGCAGTTGGCCTTGGACAAGCGCTTCAAAATGTTCCAATTGTTGGAGATATGCTTGGCGGCGGTGATGGAGGCGGGGCTGCTGGCGCTCCTATCCAAACAACAGATTGGGATCTAAAAGGTCCACAACCTACTTATTCAAATAATCGCTACGAAATGCCATATCAGCACGTTACAGACAATCTTATGTTTGAGGCCGCTACCTCTCCCGGCCCCAAAAAGCGTAATGAAGATATCGAAACGCTTAGAGCGCAGGTTATTGCCGCTCTTAAGGCTTGGGCCGACTCTGGCGAAGCAGAAAACAGAGCGGAATGGTGGGTATATTTTAGTTACGCTCACGAAGCCAGCACTATTGCAGAATTGCAAACAATTCTAACTGCTGTTCCCTCTGAATATCACAATGCCGTAATGACTAGCCCGCTACCTCTAGGTGAAGTTCCCAATTCTGGCGACAGTGGCCTTCCTGACGTTACTGACCCTGCCGAAGGAAGCGCTTCTATTGCAAATCAAGATGCTGCTCCTAGCCCTGTTCCAATTGATGGAGCGGGAACTCCACAAAAACTTCCTCAAGGCCAAGGTTTAATTCCGGGAGCAATGGCTTCTCACGATAATCTTAAAATTAAACCTATTTTTGCATCAGTTGATGAGTCTGTTTTTGAAGATTATGCTGAAGAAGATCGTCCAGTTTTAGCCAAGGTTGCTAAATATCTAGACGCTGGGGCACACGAAGAACAGATTGTAGAAGAATTAAATCCATCTTTTGGGCTTGAAAGAACCCTATGGGCTATTGATCAAGCAAAGAGGGTGGCAAACAATGACCCTTTAGTTGATCTAGCAGTTGCAAAATTAGGAATTAATTGGGAAAATTCAGAAGATAATCTAGATGTTGATAATCTTCTTGATGAGGCGTGGGAAGAAACAAAAAACATGCCTATGTCCGATTTCAATATTGATGAAAATAGTTCAAAATATAAATATGATGCAAAAGAGAGTTTTTTAACCATGGTCGCAGAGAATGAAATTTTTTATGAAATGCATCCAGAATCAGAAGAACCCCCACACGACCTGACGAGTCTCCACGAAGCATATGATGAATATATTTCTGAATATGGCCAAGACACCATTTCTCAAGATGAACTACAAGATAAAATTGATTCTCTTAAGCAGCATCTACAAGATGATTATGAATATAGCGGTCCAACAACTCTTTCCAATTCGGGTGCTAACGAAGATACAAAAATCAATCAACAAGCCGACTCTAACCTAATAACTCCTCAACAGGAAAAATGGGCTTATGATTATACTGCCATGCCCAATGCTGGAGTTCCTTCAGCAACAAATTTAAATATGCCAACAACAGGTATGGGGGCACAAAATGTGGGATTACCTCCAAATCCATTGCAATTGACTGAAGCACAAAAACAACAACAAGAGTTAATGCAACTTTCTCAGATGTATCCAAATGTTCCTCCTCAAATGGCAAAAAATTGGCTTAATTCCCAAAAACAACAACCCCAAGGACACCCCACGGGTTTAGGTAATCAACCAGATATTGCATCAAGTGCGGGAGAAATCGCCGCCCCATCTGCGGCAAAACTTCCCTCAGCCACAACTGCAAAAATCGCCGCTTGGAAGGATACGCAAGGAAATTTATTAGAAAGGGGGAAGATCTACAAGATGACTTCCCCCGAGTATCCAATCCCTGACGTTATCCGTGTAATTAATAACGGGCCAAAAAAATTGCAAGTTCGTTTGAGTGAAGCGGGCATTGATCTTTCTCTTGATGAAGAAAAGATGAGAACTTCTAAATATAAGTTTGAACCGATGAAAACTGCTTCTTTAGAAAAAGAGGCCTATTATCTTCCCGGGTATCACGCAATTATTTCTACACAAAATCCAGAAACTGGAGATTGGCACACAGAAGTTGCGCCAAATGATCGTTTAGGTCACATAGACGTTTTGTTTAATCAATTATTAAAAAACAACAAGACTGTTGCAAAGGCTAATAACCGTATGGAAAGTGGAAATATTTATAGCGATTACACTGTCCGAGGAATTTATAATCCGCAAACTAAACATCTTGTCCATTTAAGTCACCCACATCTACCGGAGAAAATGAACGACAGTCAAAAAAAAGAGTTAAAAGATTTTTGGTCACAAGAGATGCAAAATGCTGATCTGCCTCTTTCCGGCTATAATATTTACGGCGAAGAAGAATCTGAAGGATCTGTTGGAGCAAAAGATATTGAATATTCAGAACTACCTTGGGAAGAAAGGCAAAAAGCAATGAGAGCAATCCGACGCGATAACGACCCAACAAGAGGCCACTGGCTAGAAGACGAGCCTTGGCAAAAGGGTAAAACTAAACAAGAAATTGAATATTGGAATCGCGCTGCTAAATGGAAACCAATAAATAAAACTGCCAATTTGTCAACTTCTCAACAAAGAGAATTAATTGATGAACAGGGTGTCGCAAGAAATCTAGACCGTCTTAATTTAGAAGGAACACATTATCCTGAACTTGCAAATTTTGAACAGACTGCTACAATAGAAGAAGAAACATACGAACTTCCACTTGAAGATCAAGATCTGTTTATGTAAAAAGGATAACTATGGATTCTTTTGATTCAGAAGAAGACCTAGAGCAAGAAAAAATCCCATTATTTCAACCCTATGTTGGGGATCATTTAATGAGACTAAAAACCGACCCCCAAGATGATGATATTTATATCTGGCGGGTTATCGTAACAGATAATAAAATCAAGAAAGTTTGGCCCGGGGAAGAGAGTCAGGATTGCCCCCATAAAAAATTATATTGGGCCATAGACTTCAATAAAAAATTTATTACTCTATGCAATGAGTGTGATAGTTTTGCATACGGACATAAGTTGGCAGAAAATGACTGATGATTATAATGTAAGTTGTAAACTTTGTGGTAAGATAAATCCAACAGATTGTAATCGGGTAGATTGCCCGCTGGAAAACTACTTTTGGTCACTAACAGAAGAGAGCGATGAGTAATACTGAAAATCTTGTTATTGAAAATGACCCTTTTATCAGGCTTTCAAAAAGGGTTTTAGTTGCGCTAGAAAATCTTCTCAAAAAACAAGAAATTTCAGTTCCTGTTCAACTTGACACTATGCTTGAGTTGGCAATTGGTGCCCTTACTGATGCCCAATCTTCTGGAGAAGTTGAACTTACAGAAGTATTCTTTGAGCATAAGGAATTTACTTTTGATTCCCTTGTTTTTGAAGCAGGAGGAGAATATGTTCTCCACGATATTTTGGCACAAGTCGTTTGTTTTAGGCTTATTGATATGATGAAAGAATTTTTAAATCATGTTAATGTTCCATACAATGAAGAACCCCTAGAAGATGAAGCCAATTAAAAAAGATTTTCCTAATTCGATTGTTAAAGTTTCACCTCGCGGAAAGGTGTATACTGTTGTTGGAATAGGATATCCTCTTTGCGACCCTTTTTGTGATTGCCGAGGGTTTTCATTTAGGGGAGATTGTTCTCATGTTCAAGAAATAAGGAAAAGTTATGAATACGACAGACATTTACGAGAAAATTAGAGAACTTCAGGATTTAAAAGATTCTGTTGAGGCAGATATTAAGAAGTATAAGAATATGCTTGATAGTGAAATTGTTCCTGAGCGTCAGGCTGAAGTAAAAATATTTGATGTTCCAGAATACGTTGAAGATATCGAAGAATATGTTCAGCAAAGATATCCCACGTTTGACATTGTATCTGTATCAGGAAGAACAGTAAAGATTCAAGAAAAAGAGTCTTATGTTCCTAAAAAGATTATATTTGAGAATGGCGCCCAATTCTATAGAAGAATTTCACATGGCAAGCCTACAATTAATCTTGAATTACTAAAAGATAATTATCCTTCCTATTTTGAAGAGATAGTTACTCTTGTTCCAGAGATTGATGAATATAAACTAAACAAAAAATTAGAAAATGATCCTGATTTTCTACGAGTAGTAGAAGAAGTTCTTCAAATGACAAGGCCTTCAGTTGCTCTTGTTGCGACAAAACCAACGGAGGAATAGTGAAGGTCTGCGTAATTGGAGCGTCAAAATCAGGTAAAACAAAATTTGCTAAAAAAATTGCAACTGATAAAAGTTTGCAATTAGTTGACAATCTTCCGCAAAAATATATAAAGAAAACTGGTCTCGCCCTTGGCCACCTGTCAGATTATCGTGTTGATATGATGTTCGTGGGCAATATTCTAGAAAATGAATATAAGTATAAAGAAGAGGGGTATGTTATTACTTCAAGCCCGCTTTACACTTTAGCCCACTTTGTTTTCAAAGCAAATTTTGTAGGTAATGATGAAGACAAGATGATGAGACTTCTATGGCCAAGCGCTCTACTTAACCAGATAATCAATGACTCATTGTGGTATGATGAAATATACTACTTGCCATACCAAGGAAAAGATGAGATTAATCAACAAATTGATAAAGCGATTAGGCAAGTTTTCTTCGATCAAAAAATTAATGATAGGATAATAAAAGTTGACTGATATCGTGTGGAGAAGCATTCCAAGCACGGAATATGAAAACTTATGGAAAAGATTCCCAACTCTTAGAGCAAAAGCAAGTGTTTGCCCAACATGCAACGATTCAGGAATTTATTTCTTTAATAGTAAGGAAAATGAATGTGATTGTGATATTCAAAAAGGTCTTCGTAGGCATTATCTATATGCAAATATTGGTATCCGCTATCACTCTCTTTCATTTGATGACCTCTATGAAGAAAAAGATGAACTAAGAATCTTCCTTGAGGATTATATTAATAACTTTGAGTTTAATTCTCGTTACGGCAGAGGGCTAACGTTTTATGGCCCGCTTGGGACAGGAAAAACTTTTGCTCAAATCCTTATTCTTAAGGAGTTGGTGAAGAATGGTTATAAGGCGTGGTTTGAATCTTTTACTAGCATTGTTGATCGCTATAGTAATGGTGAAAACAAAGTTGCTTTAATGGAAGCAGTTCGTTCATCAGAGATATTTGCACTTGACGAGGTTATTGAGCCAATGTCTGTAAGGCAGCATGAATTTTTTTCAGATGTTTATGAGGCAGTCATTCGTTACCGTGTAGAAAATAGTTTACCTACGCTAATTGGAACGAACCTATCTTCAGAAGAACATGAAAAACTTTATCCTAGAGTTTGGAGTCTTCTCAACATGGTTCAGATTCCTGTGCTAGTATCTGGTACAGACGTTCGTGCGTCTACCGCAAAAGATGTTGTTAATATGCTAATTTCTAACAAGGAAGTCCGACCAATCAGATGAGTGTACTTGATCTTGATAATGAATTTGTTCAGCAGGCTCTCGTACCTGAAAATCTAGTCGAACTTAAGGCCGCAGGTGTTGGCCCCAATATGATCAAGGATTCTAAACTGCGCCCTCTTGTGCAGTTTATCTTTGACTATCTCCACGACTATGGCAAGCCGCCAAATGAGGCGACGATTGATAGTGAATGGGAAATTGTTCGTACTGGAACAACAGTTGATCCTCAGTTCCTTGCTGACAAACTTAAGATGCGCTATGTGCGTTCTAAGCACAAGGAAATCATTGAAGAACTTGCTGATACTAAGGATCCTAATGATTTTGTTGACGCTCTTATCTCCCGCGCCCACGAGGTGTGGTCTCAGGTAAGCAGTAAAAAGCATATCCTTGCCTCTGAGGATTACAAGGAACTTATTGAAGAGTTTAAGATTTATGCAGAGAAGAATGAGCAGGGAGCAACTTATGGCTTTCCAGATGTTGATGAACATACTGGTGGGGCTGGTCCCGGTCACTTGACATTCTTTGTTGCTCGTCCAAAGAGGTTTAAGTCGTGGTTTTTGCTTAATGCTTTTGTAGAGCAGAGGCGTCAAGGACTAGTGCCCGTTCTCTTTACTCTGGAACTCACAGAAAAGGATATGTATAAGCGTTTGATGTGCTTGGTAAGTGGAGTTAGTTACACCCGAATGGTAAAAAACTCACTTATGCCGTCTGAGTGGAAGCAGATTGAAGAAGCGATGGTCGAGTTCAACTCTCTTGGACCCGCGTATATTATTCACCCCGGATTTGAGGATCGGAAGGTGTCTAGTTTTGTTCTTGAATCAGAAAAAGTAAATGCTGATGTTGTTCTCGTTGATCAACTTTCTTTTGTGCATCCAGAGAAAAATGTTGGACGCGCAGACGAGAATACAAAAACAATTGTTCACGCAATGAAGGTTGCGGCTACTAAGCAAGAGATTCCTTATATCTGTGTCTGCCAATTTAATCGTGAGGCAGCACAGTTGGAAGATCTTGCTGGGGCTGATAAGATTGGTCTATCACGATCAATTGAGGAAACTGCCGATCTACTTGTTGCGCTTCATAGGAACGAAGATGAGGCAGATCTTAACATCGTGAGAATGAGGATCCTAGAAGGGCGTTACTGTAAGAGCAACGCTACTTGGGGCATTAAAGTAAACCTACAAAACAAGACACAGTTTACATTCAATGGGCCGATTGTTTCAAGAGCGTCGGAATAAACTTCCGATAGAACAAATTGTCAAGGACACCCACGACGCTGAATTCTTTGAGGATTCACGCGGCGAGTTGTGGTGTCCCTGTCCCTTTCATAATGATAGAAATCCCAGTTTTAGCATAAATATAAATCCCACATCTCTTAAGTATGGGCTTTACCATTGCTTTGCCTGCGGGGGTGGTAATATTGTCAATTTTGTTCATCAGATTAAAGGTTTTGATTCTTATGAAGAGGCCGAGCGATGGATAGAAGATAAGTATCTAAACGATATTGATGATGAGTGGGATAAAGAAGAATTTCTTAAGCGAATAGACGATACCGAACCTCTCCCAACCTCGCTTTTGGAGAAGGAATTTCCAAACTATGAAATATCTGATGTGCCAAACAAGCATCCTTGGATGTATAAGCAAGGGCTAAATGATGAAGCAATAGAACATTTTAGAATCTCATACGACAGAGAAAGAGAGGGGATAATTTTTCCTCACTTTGTCTCAGGTAAGGTTGTCGGGTGGCAAATCAGAGATTTAACTGGAGAGAAAAAAGCCAAGTATCTCAATACTCCAGAATTTCCTAAAAGCGAGACCTTATATCACGGAGATTGTGATTGTCATCAAGACTCTAATTATGTCATCGTTGTGGAGTCTCCAAAGACTGCGGCTATCATGTGGGGTGTTGGTTATCATAATGTTGTCGCCACTTTTGGGGCATCAATAAACCAAGATCAAATGAGAATGTTATGGAAATATGACAATGTTTTCTTATGGTTTGATAATGATGAGGCAGGAGCAAAAGCGACTCGCACGGCCCTTAATTTATTGAAGGATCATTGTGAAGTTTACATTGTCCCTCCCGTAGATGTTCCAAAAGGCGATCCTGCCGATGTTCCTTTTGAGGAATGGGAGGGGTATCTAAACAAAGCACAATACTATATCCATTGGAGGAAATAGTGGCTTTTACCAAATTTACCAGTTCTGAATCTATTCAGGTTGAAACTGAAATCGTACAAAATTACTTTAAAAGAGTAGGCAAAGTTGTTTACGATCAGTTAACCAAAGAAGAAAGAGAAGAACTTAACCAAGAGTTGAATAAAACTAAATAACTTGATATGCTATAGTAAACCTATAAAGGCAAGTCATTAACACAGAGAAAGGTGAGACAAAATGCCGACATTTAAGGGTGGAAGTAATCTAATCAAGCAGAAGAGTCAGGGCGGTGGAGGAACCGCTCGCTCAAAGCCTACTGACTTTATGCCGTTCTTTTCTCTAAAGGATGGTCAGGAGTCGTACATTCAGTTTTTTACTGATATTGAAGATGTGCCTCTTGTTAGCCTGCACCGTTTCGTTCAGGTTGCGTGGGAAAAGGATGATGGTAGTCTTGGAAAAGGCTACCGCGACTTTGCCTGTCGCAAGATGGATGCTTGGGATGATGCTGATGGCAAGTGTGTTATCTGTGATGAACTTGGGCACGTTCCCAAGGAAAACTTTGCTGCGGTAGCGGTTGGCCTAGAGCCAGTTTTTGATTCTTCAGCAAAGAGCAGCCGTATCTCAGATATTTCTTCTTTTGAAGTTAAGGGAAATGAATATACGACTAAGGATGGAACTACTATTTTCTATCCTGAAGTTGTTGTTGTTTTTCAGGCTGCTCAGAATTTTTGGCAGCAGTTCGCTAGCCATAATGACCAGATTGGCCCAATCACCGCTAACCCGTGGAAGATCATTCGTGAAGGTAACGATCAGTCAACTATTTATCATGGGTATGAAGTAGATAAGGCGGAAGATGTTGACTACTCTAACATGAAGATTCCAACGATTCATGAAGTTCTAGAGAATCTTGGATCTAAGGAGCGCTATGACACCTACTTTGGCAATCCAGAGTTGTGGCAGAAGCAGCACCAGAAGTTTGTAAACAAGGAAGAGAGCAATAGTGGCACAGAAGTCCCCCGTCGCAGGACGGAAGACTCAGAAGCAGAAGAGGATGCAGAAACTGCTTTCCAGCGCATTAAGCGACAGGCAGCAGAGCGGTCCTAAAAGCAAAAAGAGGGGGAGGCAAGACCTCCCCCTCTATCATTTATATACAGATGGTTCTTCTTCTCACATAACTCACGAAGGCGGTTGGGCTTATGTGATATACTCAGAAGAAGGTTTTCTCACCCAAGATTATGGGTATGAACCCATCGCCACAAATAATAGTATGGAGTTGAAAGCAGCCATTGAGGGTATTTGGCATCTCGCTCCTCAAAAATGTCAAATCAATTTATATTCAGATTCTGCTTACATGATTAACACTCTGCGTCATGGATGGTGGAAAGATTGGGAAAAAAACGGTTGGGTTAAAAAGAATGGAATCCCAACTCCTAACTCCGCTTACTGGAGAGAGTTGACATACCTGCTTAAATTTAATCCAGTAGAGTGCATTAAAGTTAAGGCGCATAGTGGTGATAAGTTCAATGAATATTGTGATAAACTCGCTAAAGAGGCTCGTGTTACTAAAGGCAAAGGCCAAATACATTATGAAATTTAGGAGAAGTTAAGTTGGCAGTTCCACTTCATCAACACAGTCATTATTCCATTTTTGATGGCTATGCTACCATTGATGAAATTCTAGATCGCGTAAAAGAGATTGGTTCAGATGCGGTTGCTCTGACAGATCACGGGACCGTTGCTGGTCACGTTGAGTTTTACAGAAAAGCAACCGAACAAGGTATTAAGCCTATTCTCGGGATTGAGTCTTATCAAGCAAGAGATGATCGAAAGACTCACCACAAGTCAGACCTCAAAGGCAATCGGCCTGAGAATGATAGAAGCCATCTGATCATTATTGCCTATAATCAGAAAGGTCTAAACAATCTGTGGACGCTTTCTACAAGAGCATATCTAGAAGGCTTTTACCATAAGCCTCGCGTTGATTGGGAAATTCTTGAAGAGCATAACGAGGGTCTTATTCTCACTTCAGCCTGCCTCGCTGGCAAGGTTGCTTCAGCAATCATGAAAGAGCAAGATCCAGAGAGTGTTCTTGATCAGTACCTAAATATCTTTGGCGATAGATTTTATCTTGAACTTCACACCTATGATAGCGACACTCAGCGTAATGTAAATGCTGAGTTGGTTAGGCTCGGGCAGAAGAAGGGTGTTCCATTCGTTTATGCAACGGACGCGCACTACGCATGTGGAGAGCAGTATCATAATCACGAAGCATTTGTAAATATGTCAATGCGTAAGAAGGCCTCTGAGGCCGAAAGAAATCACCCACCTTCGCTATGGATTTTGGATGAGCAAGGAATCCGAGATGCGCTTAGTTACCTGCCTAAGAGTGCGGTTGACGAGGCTATTAGCAATACTCACACCATCGCAGAGATGAGTGAAGTGGAACTTCCCACAAAGAGGAAGCGTATCCCAACTTGGGGTACCGAGGGTAATGACCGATTTGTTTCTTTTGTTGAAAAGGGATACTTTGACAAGGTTGCTCATTTAGACGATGATGGCCGCTATATGGAGCGCGTTGAAAAAGAGATGGCAACTATATTTGAAGCAGATCTTGTTGACTTCTTTTTGATTGAGCATCTTGTAAACGAACATGCAGATAATAATGACATTGTTCGCGGCCCGGGTCGTGGTTCGGTCGGAGGAAGTCTGGTGGCGTATCTGCTAGGCATTACCGACATTGATCCCGTTGAATATGGACTTATTTTTGAGAGGTTCTATAACAAGGGTCGTGAGAGGGGTGGTCTTCCCGATATTGATACAGACTTTGCTATTGAAGACCGTGATAAGATCAAGCAATTCATGCGCGACACTTTTGGCGACGATTGTGTAACTCACATTGGAACTGTTATGAAGTTGCACGGCAAATCTGCTATTGAGCGTGTCGGTAAGTATCTAGAAATTCCAATGCGTGATATTGAAGACATAAAGACCATTATTGATACCACAACAGACGCTGGCCTAATGGCGGATTGGGACGATATTATTGAAGTTGGTGAACTTCAGGGCTGGATGGCAAAGTACCCCGATTTGTTTGAGTTAGCAGGAGACCTCCATGGCCGGATCTTTGCTAGTAGTATTCATGCTAGTGGATTTGTCGTTGGTGACGAGCCTTTGGCTGCGATTTGCCCCCTGCGAGTAGACAAGAGTGCGGGAAGAAAAGAAGGCGAAATCGCCACTCAGTTTGATATGCATGAAGTAGAAAGCCTTGGCTTTATGAAGTTGGATTTCCTTGCCTTGAAGAATCTTTCTATCCTAAAGGAAGCAAATCTCCTTATTGAAAGAGATTACGGCGTTGATTGGGATTTTAAGAAGTTGCATCATGATAAAGATATTGACGACAAAGAATTCTGGGATCTTCTAGATCGCGGTTTAACTGTTGGTGTATTTCAGGTAGAAGATGGCGGAATTGCTAAGAAGATCGCATCTCGTATGAAGTGTAGAAACGTAGAAGACCTTGCCGTTCTTGTCGCTCTTAACCGTCCGGGTCCACTCAGGGCGGGATATGTTGATATGTATCTAGACCGCCGTGAGGGAGCAGAGTACCAAGTTCTTCACCCCTTCATTGAGGATATTGTTAAAGATACATATGGCGTTTTTGTTTACCAAGAGCAAGTTATTTCTTTGTTTACCAAAATGGGTTTCTCACTGGAAGAGGCTGATGATGTTCGCCGCATTATGGGTAAGAAGAAGGTGAGAGAGATGGAAGACTTCTATCCCCGCTACATGGAACGGGCAACTGATCATATGGATGAAAAGAGCGCAAACGAACTGTGGCAAGAATTGTTGGGGTTCTCTAAGTATGCGTTTAATAAGGCTCACTCGGTAGCCTATGGCATCATTACCCTATGGACTTTGTGGACTAAGTATTTCTACCCAGCAGAATACCTCCTTGCATGTATTCGTAAGGAAGACAAGAGAGAAGACGTTCCTAGGTTTATTGCTGAGGCTCAGAGAATGGGTATCAAGGTAAATCCACCAGATATTAACAAGTCTCTTTACGAGACCGACATTATTGATGGAGAAATCTACCTTGGCCTAAAAGATATCAAGGGAGTTTCAAAGGGTGCTGAATGGGTTATTGAAAACAGACCCTTTGACAGTTTTGATCACATGATCGAAGTTCTTGAAGAACAAAATAAAGAGTTCTTGAAGAAAAAGAAAGAGGGGGATGTTGATGGCCCCTCTCCAAAGCAAAGGTTAGGAGCAAACAAGGCTAAGGCTCTTTATAACGCTGGTGCATTTGACGCCTTTGAAGATCGCGCCATATCAAAGAGAGAAAGACGCGAATTTGAAAAAGAATTGCTAGGAATTATTCTTACCAACGACGCTCCTAAAATTCTAGATAAGTATAGAGAAGTTATCGAAGAGGAATGTGCAGACTATTCCGAACTACGTTCTTCAAATGGTAAGTATATGATTGCTGGAGAAATTAAATCAGTCAGAAAGACGAAGACAAAGAAAGGTCAGGATATGGCATGGTTGACAATGGAGTATGGTGATCAGACAGTAGAGTTTGCTGCTTTTGAACAACAACTTATGGCGTTCTCTGGTATAATGGAAGAATGCACTCCAGTCTTGGCGATGTTAAAAACAACCAATCGTGGAGTCAATCTTGTTAGCATGGAGGAACTTACATGACAGTAGCAGTAGACGATATTATGAAGAAGGCCGCGAAAGAGTTTGGTTCTGATAATGTTAGAATTGCGAGCGAAACGGTGAAAGTAGAAGCATCTTCATCAGGTATCCCTTCCCTTGATTATGCTTTAGGTATTGGTGGATATCCCAAAGGTGGCATCACTATGGTTTTCGGGCCAGAGAGTGTCGGCAAATCGGTGATGGCTTATTTGGCCGTTGCTGAAGCACAGAAGAATGGAGAATATGCCGCTTATGTAGACCTTGAGGGTTCTTTTGACCCAGAGTTTGCTAAGAGTTTTGGCGTTGACGTTGATCGTCTGATTGTCACCACTCCAGAGTCGGCAGAAGACACATCTAAACATGCTGTACACTTTGCTCAAGAAGATGCGTTGGGGATAGTCGTTGTAGATTCAATTGGAGCGATGGCTTCTGAGCGAGAACTAGACGAAGATGGCAAGAAGCAAGCATACGGACAATCTGGAATTATTACTCAGATGGTTAAGCAACTTCTTCCTCGCATTGCAAAAACAAAGCAAGCATTCCTGTTGCTTAATCAAGTGCGTGATACTGCGAATCGCCAAGGCCTTCCTATTGTCCATGCTCCGGGTGGTCATGCGCTTCATCATGCTTGTGCTGTTATTATTCAGGTCAAGAAAGGCAACGCTGCTGGAATCAAGAAGGCTACGGTCCCCGGAGAAACCGATCCTGTTGAAATCGGTTTTCGTCCAGTAGCAACTATAAATAAATCAAAGGTCAGTCCTCCTAAGCGTAATGCTGAATGGGACTTGTATCACACGAAGACGGAGAACAATGATGTTGGTATTGATATCGTTGAATCTACCGTTGGTGTTGCTTTGCGTATGGGTCTGGTAAAGCAAAGAGGTTCATGGTACGATCTTTGGGATGAAAGTTATCAAGGACGGACAGCCCTTGTTGATTTCCTGAAATCAGATCCTGATAATATTGACAAACTCAGAAAAGAAATGTTTAGAGATGTTTCAGTCGAACTCACTGTCTAAAGATCCTAAAATTATAAACATGATTAGGCTGGCTTGGGAATATAGAGATATGCCCAACGAAGAATACTTAAAGATGTTTAAGTATTGGTTTGAAGAATATGATGAACAAATAAATCGTTGGGAAGACGACGGTGGTTCGATTTTATGATATATTTACTATAAGAGGTTTAAATGCAAAGTAGAGCAAAAACAACAACTGCACTAGCCCAAAGGCATGAAGGATATATAGCCAGAATGTATGGGGGCAGAAGGTCAGCATCTTCAGGAGCCTCTTGGTCAGACCGAGGTGATGTTAGGTTTGAAGTTGGAGACAACTTTGACTTTACCGCAGAGTGTAAGGCAACAGAAAAGAAGTCTTACTCAATTAAGTTAGAAACATGGCAAAAGATTGTTGAAGAAGCGCAAGAACAGAATCGCAGACCAACAATGTTTATTCGTTTCCAGTTAGAGACTGGAGAATCAATTGATCTTGTTGTTAGATCAATTCACGACGACTTGGAATTGCTTGAAGAATGCTAAATAAAACTTTATTAAAGAAACTATCTACGGGAAACTTGCTGGTCCCATATATTGACCAATATCAAAACAAAGGTGAGTTCCCCGACAAATGGACTGTTGAAATTGAAAATTTTAGACGGTCTCCAGATCAATTTTTTCACCCATCAGGAGATTGTTTAATATCTCCAATGGAATTATATAAGCGTCTGACCGGACAAGAGAACAAGAGAGTATCTGCCGGTCTTAGGCGCGTTTTTGATTGTGGTCATTTTTGGCACGCTTACTATCAAAGCATTATTGTAGAGATGGGATATGCTAAACCAGAAAATGTAGAAAGATCATATAAGTATGAACATCCTGATGGTTGGACAGGTAAGGGAACTCTTGACCTTATTGTAAACTTCCCGAAGGTTGGAGATTATATTGTTGATCTTAAGACCATGAATGATAATGAGTTTGATACGGGGCCTTTCCCTCAAACTCTTGCTAAATGGACGGCCCAAGTTAATTGCTACATGGATTGGACTGGAATTAGAAAAGCGTTTATTCTTTGCATTAGAAAGGGAGGCTCCCCCGGAAAGGGTGGTCTTCCTGCTCACGATCTTAGAGAAATTGCAATTGAATATGATGAAAATCTTATACAAGATATCTATAAAAAGTGGTCTTATGTTTGGGATTGCGTTCAAAACGAAACCCCACCGGAGGTTAAATGAGGTTACTAGCAATTGATCCCGGCTTCAAAAGATTTGGATATGCAATCTTTGATGAAAATGCCGAGTTAATTACTCACGAAGTAAGATCGCCAAGAGAGCGCGGAAAAGATGAGAAGTATCAGGCATATCTAAATACTGGTCTGTATGATATGTATCACTGGTTTGACCAATTAGTTGAAGATTTTAAGGTTACTCACATTATTGCTGAGATTATCCCTCCTATTTCTAACAAAGGGAACTTTGGGATATCTCCCCAATTACCGCTTGTTATCTCAGTTATTGCTGTGTGTAAGATCATGGCATATGAAGATGAAATAGAGTGGAAAGACATATCAGCACGATCTGTTAAGACTATGATTGTGGGAGATTCGTCTGCCAGCAAAGCCGTTATTCGTAGGGCTGTTCTTGCAGAATACCCTGAAATTCAGCAAGAACGGAAGTTAAGTGATATACCTTTTGACGAAACCGACGCTATTGCAATAGGTATGAGTTATTTCCCAGAACTTCATTATGTCAAGGAAGAGGAGTAATGCCCAAGAAGAAAAAGAAAGAGGCCGAAACTCTTCAAAAGCACAAAGTTATGCGTGAGTTATATAGAAACTATATGCAGTTTCAAGAATATGTTCGTGCTACAGGAAAACACGCAATAACACATCGCGGCCTTACTATTTCTTTTCACGATCTTGGAGTGGGCCTTGAAGACTTAAGCCCACGGAAGAAAGAGGCATTTTATCTAAATGTCATCTTAGATAAAAAACAAAAAGATGTTGCTGAAATTATGGGGATTACAACAGTTTCTGTCGGTCAGTACGTTGAGAGCGCATCTCGTCAGTTAGCAGATGTTTATTTTGGAGATGAGAATGAGCAAAGAGATAAATAACAAATATGAAGATCTAACAATGGAAGAGGAGTTTTATGAGTTTGATATTAATGATCCAGACTTAACTCCCGCTCAGTTAGATTACATTACGGATATGATTTTAAAAGCCGATGTTCGTGCCGGTAATAGAATTCATCACAAGAACCCTATTCTATTTAAAGAACATATGAGAACTCGGTATAAAAGAGAAATTTATACTAAAGTTGGAATTCCCGACCCCTCTATTCAACAGGGGTATTACAATAGGACTCACCCAGATGGGCGTAAAGTGAATAGTGAATATCAGCGCAAGATTAACGGCGCAAGTTTCTACAGGTAAGGAAATAGATGCCTAAGTTGCCAGAACAGCCAGAAAAAGATAATGGAAAGAAGAAGGAGAAGTCAAATAGACTCCCCGCTGCTGGTGATAATGATCTATTTGAGGTTGTTTCTTCTAGTCGTTGCAAAGTATGCCAATCTAAATGGCGTCCTAATGTAGATATGATGCTCATTCGTGGGTTTAGTGTTCGCAAGATTGCTGAGTCTTTGCAAAACGCGGGAGAGGACATTAGTTATCGTTCTGTCCAAAGGCATAAGGAATCTCACCTTAATCTGGAGAAGTCAGCGTATCGTGCAATTATTGATAAGCACGCAGAAGAGTACGAGAAGGCTAACGCTGAGAATGAAATTAGAATCATATCTGGTAAGGCGTACCTAGATGTATTTATCCAAAAAGGATGGGATCAACTGATCTATGAAGATCTTAATCTTGATCCAAAAGATATTATTAAAGCAATTGAATTGCGTGAAGAACTAATGAGCGGTGGCTACTCAGTTCTGGAAGAAAAAATGATGCTTCAGGTAAAATCTATGGTTCAAGCCATTAGAGAAATTGTTCCGCCTGATTTGCACGCAGAGATTGCGGCGCGTGCTAAGGAGATTGCACAGGGAGAAGCGTTAAGCCTAGAGTCTGGGTTAAAAGCAACAGCCGGGGAGCCAGAGTCCCCCGCAGACCTTGGTGACTACGCAGAGATTGTAACAATAGACGAATAGAAAGGCGGTTATGATGGAGAACAGTCAGATCAATCTATATGATGAAGAAATTATAAAAATAAAAGAGGTTGTTGGCCGCATTGAGTACAAGTATAAAGACGCAAAAGGTGACTTTGATACGATGTGGAATATGATTGCAGAGTTAGAAGGTCGTTTATATGATAATGGGTTTGAAGCCGATGCCGACTGGCAAATCAACGGAGAGACAGAATTGCCGGAACTGGTTGTTACCATCATTGATCGTGTAGATGCTATCTCTGGCTTCGACCATGAGAAGAAGCAGTATGAAGTTAAGAAGGCTAGAGAATTGAATGAGGATATTGAGGAAATTGAATAATGGGGACTGATCTTCTAGATTTTTTTACAAATAATCTTAGAGATAAAAATATTTCAATTGTGGAATTTGCAGAGTCAAGCGATTTCTGTAATAAACCCCTATACCCGCGTCAAAGACTCCTGCTCAAACTTATCTTCCTTGAAGAGTTGACAGGCTATGAAGAGGATGTTCTAGATGAGTGGATTCACAACAAATCCGGTGAGGTTATGCTTTCGCCAAAGATTCGTGAAAGAATCCAGTTGTTGAGAGACAAAGGCTATCAGCACTTTAAAGAAGTAATGTTGATCGGAGGTCGTCGTTCTTCAAAAGGCCACATAACTGGCATTGCTGTTGCTAAAAAAATTTATGATCTTATCAACATGGGGAACCCACAAGACAAGTATGGTATTGACCGTGACAAAGCAATCTGGGTGACAGCAATTGCTGCTTCAGAAGATCAAGCAAAGCGCTATCAATTTGCAGATATTAATGGTGCCGTAACGTCATGTGAAGCATTTAAACCATATTGGTCAAAGTTTCTTGAAAAAGAAATCAGTCTAATGACTCCAGCAGATATTGAGAAGGCAAACAAACTTAAAGTCGGAAGTGCATTCAAGTCTGAAAGAGACTTAGCCTCTATTCGCATTAAGCCTTCTGCTGCTAATGCTGCCACCGTTCGTGGAGAGGCAACGATGGTTCTAATCATGGACGAGATGGCTCACATGATGGAGGGGGTAAACAGTAAATCTAGCGCAGATGAGATCCTAGAAGCCGCTCGCCCCGCTCTTGACCAGTTTAAAGAGGATGCTCTTATCTTTGAAAACTCATCTCCATATACCAAGGTAGGAAAGTTTTATAACAATTACCTTGTTGCAATGGATATTATACCAGATCAAGAGCAACTTTCAAGCGAGATTCTTGACTATCGAATGATGGGCTTTCAATTCCCCTCTTGGGAATTGTATAAAGATTGGGAAAAAGACCCAGAACGAAGGTTTAAAAACGCTATCGTGCTTTCTCCAAGATTAGACGAAGCAATGGCCTTGGAAGAAGAACGTAATCCAGAGAAGTTTTCTGTAGAGCGTCGTTCTAAGTTTGCTGAAGTTGTTGACGGCTTCTTGGACCCAAACAAGGTTGACGATATGTTTAAGCCTTGGAATGGTCGCATTCTTAAAACAACAAGGGACCGTGCCGGTTATGGCCCCGGAGTGGTATTTAAGGGACATTGCGACCCCTCAACAACGACTGCTAACTTTGGTCTAGCCATGGGCCATGTAGAATATCACGAAGATAGTCAAGGTAGAGAAATTCCTCATGTAATTTTTGATCGTATTCACGCATGGATTCCTTCTGACTTCCCGGATCATACTATTAACTACCTTGATGTTCAGGACGAAATTTTAGAAAAGATTCTTCTTTTTAGGCCAAAAGAGTTTACTTTCGACCAGTTTCAATCAAAAGGTCTTATCCAATGGCTGAGAAAGGAAAGTCGAAGAAAAGGCGCTGGAGAAACAATGATCAGAGAGGTTACTGCAACTGAAAAACTTAACTTTGCCCGAGCAGATAGGTTTAAAACTGCATTAAATCTAGGATTAGTTCATGCTCCTGCTGATTTCCCGTTACTTGAATTAGCCAAAAATGAACTCAAGTTTCTTCAGCAAAAGGGCAATCGCGTGGTAAAACAGCAGGTTGGCCCGGTTACGACAAAGGATATTGCAGACTGTATTATGGAAGTCGTGGACTCTCTTGTGGGGGATTTTGTCCAATTAGAGCCATATTCTGACGGTTTGACAATGGGTGCGCCCGGAGGATATGGTCGGCGCCCCAAGGGAGAAACTCCAGAATCTTTTTCGCATTTTTATGACAAACGCCCAGAACCGATGCGTGTTCGTAGTGCAAAAAGAGTTCCAAAGCAATATACTTATAATAAAACCCGCCGCCCGACCCTATAATTGGTAGTAAATGCATTTACTAAAGGATAATCTTATGGCAAAAACCGACCTCTCTGCTGCTCTTACTCTGGTTAAGCAGAGACCAGATGTAAAATACAGCAATATCGGCAATATTGTTAGAGAACTTACTCAAATGGGTTTTGACCCAAAAACAGCAAAAATGGCAGTAATGATGGTATTTCAGGATGGTTCTGAAGTATCTTATCTAAAGTCTTCTGGAGTTAATGCTCTCCAAGCGGCTAAGGTTATGTTTAGTGCAAACATTGATCTTGGTCAGATTCTTGATGCTTTGTTGGAGATGGGATATACAAGAGAAGATGCCTCGAATGCTATTGATATGCTTAATACAGATGAAGGTTCTCAGTCAATAACACAACATACCGATATTCCAGAGGGTGATGACGACGCCTTTGCGGATTATGCCGATCCCGGATATAAATACGATGATGTACCCCCTCAAGCACTACAAGAACTAGTAGATCACGCAGAATCTGATCGTGATCAAATAGATTCTTCTTTTATTAGAACTATGCTAGAAAAATATAATGTTTCCCCTCAATCAATTCAACAATTAATTAACGAATTATTTGGTAGCAAAACTTCAGCCTTAAGAAGAGTCGTTATTGAAGATGATTTTTACGATAAACCTAAAAAAAATAAAGAGAATTCAAAAGCGGAAAAAGTTTTGGAAGAACCGGAAACTATTCCTGAAACTGGAGAAAAAGTAAAAGATTTTGAAGATGAGTTAAATAAAACGTGGTTTAACCCAGATACTGAGTGGCAGGAATATGGTGGAAGAGAAGGTGTATATAAAGAACACATTGTACTACCTTTTCATTCTCCTGCTAATGCTTTTGCTAGAAATCTACCTCCCAACTTTGCTCCCGTAAGAGCCACGGCTAATGCGTTAGGCCTTGGAGATATAAAAAGAGCAATAGATGAATTTCAATATGTTAGAAATATGCATAATCCCGCTTGGCAAGATTGGCTAGAAGAGTTGAAAGAAAAAATAAGAGATAGATTAATAGAAACTTTGGGAGAAGAAAGGGGCGAACAAGAATATGATCGCCTTTACGAATATGCATTAGGTAAAAAGAAAAGAAAACTAACCGTGGCCCCAATATATAAAAATCATCCCGCATATAGAAAAGATAGAAAACCCTATCTTTGGGATAATCCTGATTTTTCTCTAGTTCCTAAACAATTTGCTCTTACATCTTCAATTGAAAAAAATTCAGTAGAACTTTCATGGAGAGAACTCGGACTTACCTTGCAAGATAAGGGAATTTCACAAGATCAAATTATTAAAGAATTAAAGCGTGCCGGTGCTTCTGATGAAGAAGCCCACGCAGCATCCTTGCCAAGAGAGCAGGGTGCCCCAGATCAAGGTGAAGAAGGATATCCCGCTGCTGACCTCTCTGGCGTTGGCCCAGAGAGTGATGCCCCAGAAGATTTAGATATGGGTCCAAGTGGAGATTTCCCATATAGTGCCGGAATGGGCGACGAAGAAGGCCCCGGTGGAATCAATGATTCTCTAGAAGGTGCCCCCGGCCCAAATGATTTTGATGCCACAGGTGGTGGCTTCATTGGTGGTCCAGACGATACTGAGGATGGACAATACTTTACAGAAGGACAAGATTCTGGTCAGGCTCCAGAGATGGGTTCTGATCAAGATGTTGGATATTGGGGAAGCAGAGGTCAAGATTTTGTTTCCAACGATCCACAGATGACTAAAACTGACTTAGTACAGATTCTGCAAAATGAAGGCGCTAGCGAGGAGGAGGCAAATCAAGTGGCTGAGAATCTAGAACTAGAGGACGATCCTGCGATCAGTCCCGGCACTATTGTCAGAGCCAGTGGTAACACAGGAGAGGTAACAGGAATTTGGGACACTCTCTATGGCAAAATGGCAAGTGTGCAATTAGAAAATGGTGGGGAATATGAATTCCCAATTGAAGATCTTGAAAAAGTACAACAAGATAAATTGGCATCTACTAGGGATGAACTTCTAGATAAGATTGCTGCTCACCTTAGCGGTGATTGGTATGACGCTCTTGATGCTCTGCCTGAAGATTATCGTAACACATATTCAGAAAGAATCAAGGCTGCGACACAACTACAAAGAGAAGTACACAACCGAATTTCAACAACAAAAGATGTTGGTGAGATGGGGCTTCTTGGAGAGGCTAAGGTCGCTCTTGCTAACGAAATTACTTTTTGTCAGACACGCCTCGCTAGCGCAGATTTCGTTGGAGAAGATGAGTATGTAAACAGCCTACCTAAGTATGAGTTTGGCAAAGAAGCGGCTGGTGGATATGACTTTGGCCCCGGTGGTGGAGAATCAATCTTCCTTATCGCGGCTGAAATGGAAGAAGAACTAGAAGCAACTAATTGGAATGAATTCGCTCGCATTGCCTCCGTTGAATTTGTTTCAGAGGTTTCTCCTAATCTTATTGGTGATGCACAAGAAGTTGCAAGATTAGCAACAACTTACATTTCACCCAAGGTATCAATGCTTTCTTCAGAGAAGGCACTTGAAGTCGCAAATGATTTCCTTGCGAATGTAGAAAAAGTGCGCCGCTCTTTTGTTGCTCAAATGAGAACTTCTGTGTATGAAAATCTCCCCGACTGGCCGGGTTTAGGCGGTCTTTCTCTAGAAGAGAGGGTTGATGCTGATAATTATTTAAATCAACTAATTCAACAAGGATTAGAAGCAGTTAAAAATAATGAAGACTTGTACGGAACTAAATTAAATAACTATTCCGAAATTGATATTAAAAATCAAATAGAACACGATTTTTGGGAATATGTTCTAGACAATCTTAATATAAATTCTAGATTCAACACACATGGAGATACAACAGATATTCTTGATTATGCAAGTTCTACTATTGAAGAATCTCCTCTTGGGCAGCAGTTACAAATGAATCAAGGGGCTGGCCGTGTTGGAGATATGCTTGGGGAATCTCTTTTACAAGGACTCCGAGGATTACGAGGAAGTAATGCATCAAATAAAAAATCTTTCACAGAAGATATGTGGGAAGACAAGTGGCGTACTGCTAAAACTAAAGAAGATAATTCAGATGAAGGATGGTTACTATAATGAGCGATATGTTTGAGAGCCTAGACGTCAATATGAGGGAAGAGGCCGAAAGAGTTAATCCAACAAAGGCAATCATGGCCTCACAATTGGAATGTGAAAAACGTTTTGAAAGTTTTGTTACTAGAAACCCAGAAAGAGTTGACTTTCTTTCTGATGACATTCGCTTAGTTGCGGATAAATATGCCGCAGAATATGACATTCCTTCTGAAACTATTTATGAAGCAACAGTAACTCATTTAAAAGAGGCTGCTGTAAAAAAGGCAGAAAATATGGGTGGTTATCCAGAAACTATTAATGTTGACGGTATTCCTGTTGATGTAACTATTTGGGATAATGAAACTGTTACTATTGAATTAGATGGAAGTAGCGAACCAATTGGGGAACTTAATCAAGACCCTCGCGGAAGAGGTTTTTATGCACAACCAGAAATGGGACAAGGCCAACGTTTTAACAATCAAGAAGCAGCCTTAGAATTTCTAATTAAAAATTCCTATCAATTTTCAGATATCTTAGAAAGCCAAGAATTTGGTTTGGATTCGGACATAAGAGAATCTTCTAATAAAAAAGCAGAGTGGGATAAGCCTTGGACTAAAGAGTACAGAACCAAGCAGGAAGAAGATAAAGACCGTAATATTAAATCAGAGGAATCGGAAGAATACGAAAAGTCTGAATCTTATTACAAAAATCGCTTGCCTCTGCAAACAGAAGAAGAAAAAGAACACGAAGATGAAGAAGAAGAGAGGAAAGAATCTTCAGTAAGAGAATCTAAAGACTGCAATTGTTGGGAAGGCTATAAGCGCGTTCCCGGAACCAAGCCTTGCTCTCCCGGTTCTTGTGAAAAGTGTGATACAGACAGAGAAAAGAAGAAGGCTGCATTTATTCTAGAAAACGCAGAAGATCTTGTTCCAGAGTGGATTCAGAAGAACGCTGGATGGAGAGAGATGCTTCGTGGGTTTATGAACCGCAATCAGTTGTTTGACCCAATGGGCGCAGCAGATTGGTCTAGTAAGAAAAACCCACTTCCCGCAAGAGCAAGAAGAATGCAAAAAGATCTAGAAGCGCAAGAGCAACCAACTGTTGAACTTTTAGCGCCTTCTGGCGTAAGTGAATATGAAGATATGATTGAAGATCAGTCAAGAGCAGAAGAGAAGATGAAAGAAAACGCTCGCAAGAGACAAGAAATGTTTGAGACTGAGCCTGAGTATAAAACAAGAGGTAAGCACCGTTATGAATATCTACGCGGGGCAAGTGTTCAGGCTCTTGAAGACTTTTACGTTGCTCAAGGTATGCCAGAGAAGACCGCTTCTATTCTTGTTGAGGCGGTTGGGGAACTTGCTCAACTTCAACAGAACGAACCGGGACTTCCAGTATCGGCTACTGATCCAGATAATGTAAATATTGATAAGGAAATCGGTGGTTCTGAAGAAGATAAATACCGTAATATTGATGTTGAAGAAACCTCAAAGGCTATTGGAATAGATTCACAAGAATTTACCGACTTCGGAGACCCCGTTCGTGAATTTGTTCAGCCCGGTGGAGAAGCGCCATATTCTGATAATGACGAACGTACTGAAAACAATAAAGATAAATATAAGGGCAAAGCCGACCGTTCTAAGATGGATGGTAAGGGTGTTAAGCAAGAAGATAATGCTCCAAAAAAATCTAGTACATTCGATGAACCCGCAATGAAAGTTAATGGGAAGATAGGCGATTTTTATCATGCGTCAACTGGAGATGGAATGAAGGCAATGGTCCTTGAAATACGTTCTGGATATCTACCCCGAAAGATAAAAGATTTCCATGGAGAGACTGCTCATACCGACGCCGAAAGGTTTGCTTCTGATCTTGCATTAGAACAGCAAAGAAACAAAAAAGATCCAGTCTTTGGCAGTGACTCAAAAAAATCTAGTGCCTCTGTCAAGGAGGCTATCTCTCCAAAAAATTTAGGATATGAAGAAGATGGTATTCAATCTTATGAATCTTCAAGAAAAGAAACTTCTAAAAATAAAAAATCTCGTAAAACACAAAAAGAAAATTATGACGACAGAATTGAAATTAAAAAAAATACAGCAGGTACTAAGGCACAAGTAATCTTAGATGGAGAAATTCAAGAAACTTTTAGAGGAGATGATTCTCTTCAACAAGCAAAAGATTATGCCCATCGCCTTTATTTAAAAAATTTTGCTAAAGAAATAAAAGATATGGTTGACTATCCGAATTCATATCGCGTTCACGGATCAAGCAATTCGGTAAATTTGGTTCCACCAGAAGGTGTTCGTAGTGCTGCTAGACGAGGAATTAAATATCACTCAGAAGGCAAGGCTGGAGATGGGTTTGAATCTGCAACTCTAACCCGCGCTCACAAAATTGCCGAAGGTCAAGAATTGACTCCTGAGCATGTAAAGCGTATGCACTCTTTCTTTGAGCGCCACGCTGGAGGCCGTTCGCAAAAAGCAAAACAAGGAGAGATTACTCCTTGGGATGTTGCATGGCTTGCTTGGGGTGGAGATGCTGGTCGCACTTGGGCAGCCTCTAAGGTTAAGCAAATGGAAAATGCTAAGAAGAAATCTACTCCATTAAACTTTGATATGATAGATGGTGAAGTAGAAAAACTTATGTCTGAGGGTATGACTCCCGAGCAGGCAGTACAATCTTTGGGTGTGTATAATGAAACTAATGAGCCTGAAGGTTGGGGTGGGTCTAAAGCATCTTCAACTAAAAAAAGCAATGGCCTATCACCCGGATTGTGGAACGATGAAGATGATGTTATGGAGACTTTAGTACATGACGAAGATGGAGTCCACAAAATTGAAATTCATAATCATGGGAATTTCTCTTCAGTTAAAATGCTTGTAGGTGATGGTAAAAAAGATATCGGAGAAATTATGGAAGGCCCTGATGGTTGGATGGCTGATAATGGATCTAATTATAAGAATTTTACCAACGAACACGATGCGATAAAATATTTAATTAATAACTATTCAGAGCCAGAAGAAGTTGGACCTCCACCGTTTTCTGGGGGAGAGTTCCTTTAAATACTTCATATCATGTGATATGTTATACTAATAACAGTTTGGATATAATATAAATGCCAGAATTTCCTAATCTTTCATCAGATCAGAAGGTTAAAGCAATTCAGGAAATGGGTGGTACGCTTCCCAAGCACGAACTTCGTAAGAAAATTGCCGCTTGGGAATCTTACAATCTAGCCACTAGCGATCCTAATGGCCCTGATAGCCTAGAGAATACAATTAAAGATATGAGAGCCAACCGTGCCCTCGCGTCTGAATTCTCTAGAAACCGTAGAGTCTCTTCTATTAATAAGACAGCAGCCGGTGGTGGCGACTATATTGCCGCTATCCCTCGTTTCTACGACCCTGTTGAATATTGGGAACTTTCTGGCATTCCGTGGAATATCCAGAATGATACACACCGTCAGAAGTTGTATCAATGGCTGCGTTTGTATTACATGACGCACTATCTCGTCCCTATTTTGATTGATATTTTCACTCGTTTTCCTCTGGTGGGAATGGAACTTTCATCAAAAGATCCAAAACTCACCCAATGGTATGAGGACTTATTCTTCGATAGGTTGGACTACCAAGAGTTTCTTGTGCGCCTTGGTCGTGAATACTGGACTGTTGGGCAGGCATTCCCACTAGGTTCATTTAACGAAACTCTGGGCATTTGGGAAAGAGAAGAACTTATCAACCCAGAAGATGTGGTACTAAAGCAGTACCCACTTCTCGGAACTCAACAGTTTGAAATTAAGCCCCCAGAGTTTCTTAAAGAACTTGCTGCAAAGAAGAGTCCGGTTACGGATTACAATACTCTTCAGCAAGACTGGCCTGAACTTATCCCGTACCTGATTAAGAACGAAAACATTCCTGTGTCTAATGTTCTTATGAAGCAGGTTGCGTTCAAGATTAATGACTGGGACATTCACGGGACTCCACTTCTGCTTAGAGGTCTTCGTACCCTAATGCACGAAGAGAAGTTGCTTGCATCACAAGATGCTATCGCAGAGCGTTTGTACTCTCCACTCATTCTTGCTAAGTTGGGTGTGCAAGACATTGGCGACGGTGTACCATGGATGCCCGGTCCTGACGAGTGTGAGGCATTCCGCGACGACATTGATATTGCTCTCGCGTCTGACTTCCGCGTACTCGTTCACCATTTTGGTGTAGATATTCAGAACGTATTTGGACGCGAACAAATGCCCAACCTTGGGGACGACTTTGATAGAATTGAACGTCGCTTAATGCAACTGTTTGGAGTTAATCCAAGCCTTCTATCCGCTGGCTCCAATGCACAACCATATGCATCATCAGCGTTGCAGGCTGAATTCCTTAATCAAATTCTGCGTACTTACCAGAACTTCCTTAAGAGACACTTTATGGAGCGTGCCCGCGTAGTCGCAGAAGCAAATGAACACTATGACTACGAGCAGCGTGGCGATACTCGCGTGCCGATCATGGAAGAACATATTGAATATGATGAAGAAGGTAACATCATGGTCGTTGAGCGCCACAAGTTACTTATTCCAGAGATTAACATGAAGGTGCTTGACCTTCGTGATGAGGCTACTCAGCGTCAGTTCCTCGCTCAACTCAAGGCTTCGGGAGTTCCAATTTCAGATCAGACCTTTATGGTTGGACTTCCATACACATTCAAGGAAGAACTTGAAAGATTTGAAGAAGAGGCAATCCAAAAGACTGTTGCACAACAAGAGGCAAAGGTTAAGATTTACCGTCTACTTAAGGCTCAAAACTTACCTATTCCTCCCGCCCTCCTGCAAGAGATAATGGCATCTGGCCTAGACCCCAATGCGGGTCTTGATCCAAGTCAGTTCCCTGCTATGGACGATGGTATGGTTCCGGGTGGCGGAATGGTGCCCCCAGCAGAGGGAGATGAGGGCGCACCGGAGCAAGTACCCGGTGGTATTCTTATCCCACCAGAACCGGGCGGGACTACTCCAGCGGCACAGCCAGTAAGCCCCACTCCGGGCGGTATGCCAGAGGTATCTAATGAAAGAACTCCTATTCAACCTCCGGGCGGAAGATCTAGCATGAGTAAAGTCCTTGATGAAGAGGACGGAAGACTTGTGGAAAGAATAAATCGCCCAAAGAATGCTAAAAAGATTTCATTAATCAGAGATGATATACTTCCTGATGAGGAAGAAGATGATAACATCTCTAGTGAAGATGAAAAAGAATAGTTAATTCTCTAATCAAGGAGTTACTTAATGGGTACTAATACCCCAGATGGCAAATCGTCAGCCTCACCGCTAGACGAGTATAAAGACATAATTATTGATTGTTATGTAGATGGAATGACTGCTGGGGCAATTTCCCGCTTTCTTTCAGATCGCTACGATCTTGCTACTTCAGAGCGTTCTGTGCGCCGTGCGATTGATCGCTGGGATAATGAAATCTTTTCTTTTGACGGAGATAAGTCTCCCATTAAGCGAGCGAAGCGTCGTCTTGAAGAGGAAGAGACCGAAGAGGATCGTATGCACGATGAACTGCTTGCGGCCAATAAAGAGATTGTTCGCCTAAACGCAGATAAGCGTCATACTCTTAAGTTAATCAAGGAATATGAAAAGATTGTTGATGATAAGGATCGTATTTCAGATCGTATTGTTCAGGCAATTGAATCAAATCCGTATGAGCCGGTTTTCCGTGTGGGTCCAAATCCTGCAATTGGAGATGATCCGCACACCATGTTCGCTCTTATTTCAGACGCACACTATGGCGAGACTGTAGATATGTTTGATATTAGATATAATATGGATATCTGTGATCGTCGTATGGAGTTTCTTGCTCAGAAGATCACTCGTTTTTATGAAATTAAGAGTAATGATTATCCCGTTAATAAGTTGGTCCTCGCCTTCCTTGGCGATATGATTAGTGGAAACATTCATGAAGAACTTGCTGAGAGCAATGAAACTCCTGTTTCAGACCAGTTTGTTCGTATGGCGCATCTTATGGTAGATATGATCGGCTCAATGTCTGAGGTCTTCCCGGAGGTTGAAGTTGTCATTATGCCCGGTAATCATCCTCGTATTCATCACAAGCCACGCCACAAGAATAAATATGATAACCTTGAATACATGATGGGCATGATGGTGAAGGCTATCGTTGAGCCAATTAAAAGTGTCAAAGTTATTGTTCCAAAGGATTTGATTTATATTCACGACATTGCAGGCCACCGCGTCGGCATGACTCACGGAGATGGATATAAGTCTTCAAGTTTTGCAGGAATCCCATTTTATGGTCTTGCAAAGAAAAGAGCGGCTTTTCAGGAAGGTTTAAAGAGTCTTGGAATGCCCTCGGTTGATATGCTTGTAATGGGTCACTTCCACCAGTTACTTTGGTGGCCCGGTCGCGGGTGTGATCTTGTAGTGAATGGTTCTATCAAGGGACCAGATGAGTATGCATTTGATACAATGCACGCAGGAGATGAGGCGCAGCAGGCTCTTATTACCATGAATCGCAAGCACGGTATCACATCTTTTGAACGTATTAATCTCGGATCAATTCAATAGGAGTTAAATTGTCTAGTCAGGGCAACAACAAAAATAACAACAATAAGCGACGTAAGCACAATAACAATTGGACGGCTTACAAGCATTATCCACGCTCGGTCTGTATTACGGTTTATGATATGCAGGGTTCGCCAATTTCTGATGATATTGTAAAGCGCGTAGTTTCTCAGGTTGAGGAGTCTGTTAAGAAGAGTAATCTTAATACTCTTGCTATTGCTGTAAACAAGGGGTAGTTATGACAGTTATTAAAGTTAGTGTTGGTCTCACTTCTAAGGTAACAAATCCTAGAAATCAGTATGAGAATGTTGTTTTTTCTCGTTCATTTGCTCATGAAGAGCCTCTTGCGCCTCGTCCAGATACTGAAGAGGAGCAGGCGGCTTATGATGAGTATGTGAGAACTCGTCGTGCTGAAATTGAAGATGAACTTCGGCGTCATGCAGAAGATTCAATTCAGCAAGAGATTGACGACTTTTACGAGAATATGACTGGAGAGCAGTCTACTTAAATATGATTATCGGATTACATGGAAGTAAGCGAGCGGGGAAAGATACGGCTTACAAGTTTATACAGTCCATGTATCCCCATGCTCAAAGGTTGGCATTTGCTGACAAAATCAAAGAGAGCCTAGCGGCTCTCTTTGGTGTTTCAATAAGAGAAATCAATACACTCAAAGAAGAGCGTGGGGTTTTCAAGATAGAAAGCCAGAGTTTTGAGCATTCTTATACTTGGAGGAGTTTTGCTCAAAGGTATGGCACCGAAGCGCATAGAGATATTTTTGGAGAAGACTTTTGGGTAGATATGATTTTACCTAAAGAGGCTTCTGCTATTCCCCAAGGTGAATTGTGGATTATTACTGATGTAAGATTTCACAACGAAGCCGAAAGAATAAAAAGTCTTGGTGGTCATATTATCTGTGTAAACAGGCCAGATCTACAATATAATGATTTGCATATTTCAGAAGAACGTTTGCCTGACGAGTTTTTTTCATATATAATAGATAATAATAGTTCTTTAGATCAATTTAAAGAAAGGGTGCTTGAGGTAGTTAATCAGTTGTTTATTTCCTCATAAAATGTCATGACAATGAATAAAGATGAGTTCGATGATCTTTTCGACCCCGAACTGGTGGAAGAGTTTCGCGCTCAATTTAACAAATTGCACATCAAGAATCAACAAGAAAGAATTAACCAAGATCCTTACCAAAAGTGGTTTTTTGAGTTGTCTCAATCTTTTGCTGAACAGGGTGTGAAGTATTTTAGAGAACCCGACTCGGAAGTTATATATGTGCAATTAACCCGGAATTTTGAAGTAGAGCAAAGAGTAGAAGCGATTATAACCCGGGAAATAGAAGAATACATGAACATGGGAATTCCCCCATCTGCCGTCGCTGCGGCAATTCGCGCTGGGCTTATTAGCCCCGTGTTTAGATTTTGGAGAGAGGCTGATGAAGACAATTAGAATCCGCATTAATAAGGATAACGAAGTGCCGTTTGAAACAAAGGTCAATGCAACTGATAGAATATCTGTTGTAATAGACGATATGGGAATATCGGTTCGTTCAGATGGAGAGCCGCTTGAACTAAGCAACGAGGTATCTCCAGTAGAAATGCAAAAGATTGATAACTTTGTCAATCAATTAAGTTTGTTTGATAGTAAACCATGGAAAATGGAGAAAGATAAATAATGTCAGAAGAGCAAAACACAGAAGAGCCAACGGCTTCAAACAACAAGGGAATCTCTGTAGGAATTAGTGAGCATCCCCTTTATGGTCTTGGAGTAAAGTTGCTCGTTACCGACATTAATGGTAACAAAAGTGAACTTTTTCTAAATGTTGATGAGGCTATCAACTTTGCAGGAAGATTTAATAGCATTGCGAATCTAGCATTTGTTCTCGGACAGTTGGCTGGTATGATGCAGGGTGCAGCAGGCGCAGGAGCCGGTGGCGGTTCTCTGATTACACCATAAGGAGAGTTAGTTAGATGAGCGATAAAAAAGATAAGCCAATCAAAGTTAAGGTAATGGACCCCGTAAGAGATGGTATCCCAGAGGGTACCACCACAGGCCCACTTAAGTATCTTGGAACAGATATGCATTCGCGTAAGATTCTTGAAGGTAAGTTCTCTTCTAATGTTGCTCCAAGAAATTTTGGTAAGGCTCCTCTGCCAAAACAAGAATGGGGATGCGATGATCCAAATTGTTCAGGCCCGCATCGTCATTATCTAACAAGATGTTCTGAATGTGGAATGAGAAGGCCCTTTTAGTTATGAAATCTTTTTTAAGTCTATTTAGATCAGATAGAAGGACACCTATTAAAGAATACGTTGAAAAAGATACTTTTACAGGAGTCTGGGGCGACGTTTCCCGTCTTGTGTTTGAGGGTAAATATTCCCGCGTTTTCTTCGGAAAACCCCGAGTAGTTGCAATTCAATCAACTCGCCCACTTTGGGATTCATTTAAATACCCATCGCCTTTCAGAGAATTATCAGAAATCTTTAATCATCAGATTGAAGAAGATGCTTCTTTGGAAGAGCAAGTGCCGATTTTTGCTGGAAGAGTCTGTTATCAGTCTTTTGGAGATAAGTCAGGCAGAAAAACCGCTTCTGAATATCTTGAACATATTATGGACGTTGGTCATTATTCAATTCTTGAACATACTCATGTTTCAATTTATGTTGATAGAGTTCCTCGTTATTGGAGCCATGAACAAGTCAGGCACCGTCATTTTAACTACTCGCAACTTTCTCAAAGATTTTTTGTTCCAGATAAGGTTGAGTTAGTTATTCCTCCCGCTTTGTGGAGAGAGAAAAATATTGAGAAGGAGTTTTTGGAATATGGCGAAGAGGTTGGAGAAAAGTATTTTGATAACCTTAGTGATCTTTACAATAGTATTGGGGAGGAATCTTTTGCGCTTAAGAAGCAGAGCCGAGAGGCGGCGAGAGCAATCCTACCAGAATGCACAGAGACAAAAATGGTTATCACAGGGAATCTTAGGTCTTGGTATGAATATCTACAAAAACGCGACACCCCAGAAGCAGATGCAATGTTCCAAGAAGTTGCAAAACTTGTCCGTATACAACTTCAAAGAGTCGCGCCAAACGTATTCAACACGCAGGAAGGATAAACAAGTGGACCCCTTGGGAGAAGGACGCAATCCATCTGAAGAAATTAAAGGATGGAAGTCCAAGAAGGTATGGCAAGACGCAGAGACTCACACTCCGGGTAAATGCCACATCTCTGGAGATAAGTTGCATGTTATTGCAAAAACCAAAAAGCGTGGACTCTCAATCTGGGCTTCCGCAGAGGCAGATGGGGATTTATTTCGCCTTGCCTCTCGTTCTGCACAAGACAAGGCTCTTTCTAATGAAAAGAACGAAAACCTGAGAAGTGAGTGAAAAAGAAGAAAAAGACCCGTGGCGCTTTTATCAAGCAGAACATCTATGGAAAAAGATGGCAGAGGCGCTTGAAGAGAAAGAAATAGCGGAACAAAAGTTATATCTATCAAATAAGTTAATTGATCTATTTCTGGAAAGGGACGAACTTATGCAGTTGTTTCATGAAGCCCGTTCTGATAAGATTAAGAAAGCAATGATGGATAATCTTGCAGCAGTAAATAGTCAGATAGATAGTTTGTTAATTTCTTTGCAGGAAGGCGAAGATGAGTGAAGATAGTTTGATAGATATTTTGCAAGATATTTTGCCTGATGGTTGGGAAATAGAAGGCTCTGACCCATATGACTTCTTTCTTATCTGCCCTCACGGTGAGCGTATAGAAATGGACGGGTTTTGCCCTGTAGGTTGCCCATCTCCGTTCCGTAAAATGGGTATGATTTAAGTTAGTTAGTTAGATAAATTCTCTATTAGAAAGTTAGTTAGTTAATTATGCATAATAAAAACAATGATATGCCTGACAAACTAAGAATGATTGTCAATGCAAATTGGGAAATCGCCAAAGAAATGACCATGGAAGATATGGCGATTGTGGTCATTGAGGGTATTCACAACCTCCTTAGCGCCCTTGGTTCAGAGGTGGACGTAAGAATGTCAAAGATTCCCCCAGATGAGTTGGCAGAGATTGTGGAAACGCCAAATGGGCGCACCGTTGTATCATCTCTTTCTGACTTTGCCAGCGCCATGGCGACTATTATTATTTCTATTGAGCAGATGCAGTCGCTTTTCCCCGAGGAATATCAGTCACGGGTAAGTGAGTTTAAAAAGCGCGTGGATGAAAAGGTCGGTGAGCAAGAAGAAGCGTTGGTTGAGGAGTTTATCCGCTCTATCCCCGACGCCCCGCCTCTTGACGATGAACTTTCGTAGGTCAGCGTTTATACGCCCCCATTATGTCGGGATTTATATGCTGTCAGCGTTTATACTCCCCCGCAATAATATTACATATACACTTGCATCTCTATAGTACCTGTGATAAGTTACTTGGTACAACGTCAATACGACCTAAAGGAGATGCATATGACTACTGCAACTGTTGAGACTAAGAAGGGCCGGGGTCGCCCGCGTACTCGCGCTATTCATCGTGTCCAGCCGGGACTCTATGAGTCCAAGGACGGGCGCTTTCGTATCCACGGTACGGGTAAGCGTGGGCGTAAGCAGGATTGGAAGGTTGAGGACATTACTGAGACTGAGGCATTTACCGACCATCAGTTCGGTTCTTTCTCTCTCAACCAGATTATCTCGGTTCTTTCGACTTGGTACCCCGAGTCTTTCTAAGGAGCCATTATGCGATTTGATGAGATTATTCCTGCAAACATGATGGGTGATATGGTGCCCTTCGACTTTGTAGATGATAAGCCTGCGGAGGCGCGGCATTGTACCCGATGCGATGCCCGCCTCTCTCGGTATAACCCCAAGGCTCAATGTTCGCCGTGTCTGACCAAGGAGCGCGATATTATCGCAGACAGTCTAAACGCGATTTTCGATGAGGCCTTGACAACGAATAGTTAGGTAGGTAACTTATATGGGTAAGAAGCGAGCAAGCAGCAAACTGAGCAAGCGTAATATTCAGCCAAAGGAGGGAGATGATATGCAGACTAAAGAAGCGCCGGTTCGTGGCGATACAATCAGTTTTTGGAGCAGCGAGGGTGGATTTAGATACGCTCTTGTTCTTGCAGCGCAGGATAAGGAAGCAACTATTCTTACATCCGACAACGACAGGATTACTCTACCCTTCGGTGAACTAAACGAGGTTCACGACAATCGTATGGAGTTGCTTCGTTCTCTCCCCAAGGACGAGGCTGTGCAGCACCGTGAGGATTATTTGGAGGGGTGGATTTCTAAGTGTCAGGAGCGTGCAGACCAAGCCGCGATTGCACGCGGGGCACCTGTTGATGAGTATGGCCGTGTGCTTCGTTACAAGCCCGGTCGTAGGCAGAGCGATGAGAAGGCCGAGCGTATCTCCGAGGTGCGTGACGAGTTTATTCGCTTTGTTGAGGAGGCAGACCAGCCTGTAACCAAGAAGGCTATTGGAGACCTTATCCCCGCGTCTATTTATTCAGATGTAATCAATGCCGCTGTTGAGTCTGGTAAGGTAGTAAAGAACGGGACTAAGCGTGGGACCAACTACACAGTTCCGGGCCGAACTTATGAAGTGGTTATTGAGGACAAGACGCCGACTGTTGATACAGAAGTGATGAATGTCATTGTGCAGTTTATTGAGGACAATGGGCCGACTTCTAAGGCCGAACTCATCTTGCATTTCGGCCTCTCAACTACCGAGTGGACGAGTGTTCGTTACGTCCTACAGAATGATGAGCGTGTAAACATTGAGGGAGAGCGCCGAGGTACTCGTTATGTCCGAGCCTAGCCCAAAGAATGCAGAACTGTTCTATAGGGCGTGGAAGGTAATCTCTCGTCGTTCCAATGAGGCTCACCGGGAATACCTTGTGGCAAAGGATGTTGCAAGCATCATCCGAAAGCCCAAGGTTCCTGACTTCCCCGGTAGTAAAGATGTTCTCCGGGTAGAGGTACAAATGGAGTCTTACCATGCTATTCAGACAAAGGTAAGGTTCTATAGGGAAAGGTGGTCTCGTCTGGACAACGCAAGCAAAGCAGCATATCTTGTATGGAAAGAGATAGTCAAGAGTGACTGAGTTAGTTAGAATCCTATCCCTGTTTGTTGGTCTTGTGTGTTTCTTTTTCGGGGCCTATTACTTTTTCTCGGGAGATTGGAACGCGGGTTTGTGGGCTATTGTTTCAGGGATATTGCTTATGTTTGTCCGAGAGTTTATAGTTATAGATGAATATGACGACGATGATTTGACTTGATGTGAGTTAGGTGGTAGAGTTACACGGTAAGTAAGATAGACACCAATCAAAGGAGACAACATGAAGAAAGTTCGTCGTTCGGTTACTAACAGGCGCCGCAAGGTTCGCGCTACCAAGATGGGGGTAAGCAAGCCTCACAAGACCAACGTGCCTAAGCCTAACTTTTGGCACGCCCGGTAAGATAAGGTAAGGAGAGGAGAGTTAGATGATGGATAATATAAGTAAAGATACCGCAACTGACACAATCAAGTGTATGTGTGGTCACATCGTAAATGAGGATAATGTGGTGTTTATCAACCCAGCAACCAAGGCAATAACTTGGGCCGGGGGGCTTCCATTTTGCCCCAAGTGTGTACCCGTTCCAAGGGAGAATCTGTAATGTCATGGTATGACCCGCCTGAGTACGCTTTCCAGAAGCAGGCCGAGGAAATCTCGGATAAGGGCCTGTGGGGTTTGTACGAGACAGACCCGGAGACAGGCAAGATAGTCAAGGACTATGAAATCCCATACTTCATCGGCACCGAGCAAGAGGTCATGGAGGAATACCGCATGATTACCGAGGTGCATGGGGAGAAGGAGGATGGAGACTTCTGGACTCCTATGGAACTCACTTTTGATACCTGTTGTGAGATGGCTGAGGCTGACTATGACGACTACCTAGCAGACCGTGGAGACTACCTTTATCACTTGGAGAAGGAGTCTTTTCCCTGCGACTACGACGACTAAACAGGGACTTGTGCTGTCCAAGGCAGTCTGATAGTCTGTTCGTGTAAGTTGATTGACCAAAGGAGGCGGAATGCTGGCAGGATGGAACTATATCGGAGCAGTTCCTCATTCTGAGGATGATTGGGGAGTCCGTTCTTTTGATAACGAGATGGATGCTCGTGATTATATCTGGAAGCAAGCGCGTTTGTTTGCGCTTGATTTGTTTCTCAAGGAGTATGACGACAGCCCTGCATCGGCGGCTGACAATCTGGAAGCAAGGAATCTTGCGATTTACGACCTATACTGTGGAACAGACAACCTTGTGGAGATTGAGGAATACTTTTTTTGGGTCCGAGAGGAGGACAAGTAAATGACTACTGTTACCTTTGTGGGAGACTACTTTGTTCTTTCTACTGCAATCATCACGCCCCCTTCGGGAGAGCGAGATGACATTATTGATGAGGCCGCTTCTATGATTGAGGGGTACTACGGATGGGATGTTCGTGGTGCGGCTAACAACATTGAGGTGGAGGTTTAGATGAGCAAGACGAGTTACATTCAGATTCGCACAACTGATGGACAGACTCTTTATAGTGGTTGGGGCAACGACAAGAATGGCGCGCATAGATTGAGGGACTTCGCCAATCACGTTACTTCGTTGCAGACTATCAAAGCACGAAAGACGTTTATCCGTTCTGCTCCTGAGTATGAGGTAATGCTCAACATTGAGCAGATAGTGTCTTTGTCGCTCATTAGTGAGGAGTGGGAGGAAGTTTTGGATGAGGGGCAGGTTCCTTTCTATCTGTACGAGGACGAGATTCGCGCTCTTATCAACGCTACTCTTAGCGTAAGCGGCTACGGGACTGATTACGAGCCACCGGCTCTCACTACCGCTCGCCTCTCCCTAGAGGAGTCTTTGGACGAGCCTGAGCGTTTACACTAGCAGTTGCTTTTCTGCAACACCCCATGCTATGCTTCTCAGGAAGCAATCAACTAAAGGAGATACCATGAGTTTTGAGGATTGGCCCGCTGACATTGAGACCCTCGTTGATGAGAAGGCCGCCGATGCGGTTTACAACAACGAGTCGTTTATCCGAGATGTTGCTGAGAATGTCGTTGATGAGGCAGATATTGACGGTCGTGTTCAGGAATACCTTGACAACAACCTTGATATCTCAGACCAGATTGAGGAGGCGCTGCGTTGGCGCACCTTTGAGTCCGACGACATTGAGGACTTCGACACTCGCGTTGAGTGGATTATTGAGGGCAAGATTAGCGAGTCTATGGATGATGAGACTGTTAGCATCTCGTTTATTCAGCGTCTAGAGGCTGTGGAGGCTGAGAACAAGGCCCTTCGTGACAGGCTGGACAAGGTTGCTAAGGTGCTGACCGGCGAGGCTACCACCGCTTCTTTTTCCGAGCCTGTCCCCGCCTTTGTGGAGGTGGAGATTGTCGGTGGTGTTGTTGAGGTGCCGAATGAGGACTTCATGGGCGCTGCCATCTAAACACCTTGCCCCCTTCCCTTGACATTGGGGGAGGGGGCCTGTAGTATCTAGGTGTGTGGCAAGCAGATAGACGAGGCAACGGTATGAGTTTGTTTGTTGCGGTTTACAAAGATGAAGTAGTTATCCATTCAGGTAACGAACGTAACGGGTTTATACTTCGTATGGACCCAAAGGATGCTATGTCTCTAGTGACTTCGCTTCTGGATGCTTCCAAGGCTGCGGCTTCTAACATCATGGGGCAGAGCATATGGGGCGCACCGGACAATCGGTTTCTTGATGAGCGTCATGCTGATGAGGTAGAGGCTCAGATATCCTACGTTTATTCAGGCTCTTGACTTTCTGAGCCGAGGTGGTATTCTCGTAGAGTAATCAAAGAGAGGAGTAAGAATGTTTGTCTTTCTCGCTGGTAATCTTTCAGATGGATATACCGCTTTCGGTCCTTATGCGTCTTTTGGTGAGGCTTGTGCTATAAATGAGTGGCGTGAGGGGTGGGTCATGGAGTTGCAGACTGATGGTGCTTCCACGATAGAACTGTAGTTTTTAGCCGTTCTGATGAGTCCTTAGAGGACGAAATGCCTACGGGCATCAACGGCTTTCACGACCGACTAGGCGAGGGCTACCACCTTTGACCTAGTGGGGTGGAGGAATCTCCGTAAGAAACCGATTGGTAGGTCGGGAAATCTCATCAACCATTGTGGGACGATGAGCGCGAGAGCCATAAATGATAAGCAGTCTAAACATACATAGATGAGCGTGGTGTTATTCGGCACCATCTAAGAACTAGCCGTCGCTCGGGGCCATCTGTGTATAAACTAACTAAGGGTTCGGTTGTCGGTGACGGCAGAGGCATTGTTTTTAGGAGCATCAAGCCCCTGTGTGGAACCGTCTATAATGTGGCCCCTAATGGTCTAGATGGCAACGACGCCGGGACATTCACAAGGACGCTTGTGATGTTTATGCGGAGGTTTATCGCGGGTTCGACTCCCGCTAGGGGTGCTTTTATCAACAAGTTTATAGGAGAGGAGAGATTGTGGCTTACGTTGCTGGCGGATATGATGGTAGGTCTGATGAGTTGTTCTGGGATTTCGTAGAGGAATACATCATCTCTATGGATAGTGTAAACTACCATGACATTGAGGATTACGTTTGCGAGTTGTGGAGTCACCCGGCGACTATCTGGAATGACTATCGGCGGCATCGTATGAGTGATGAGTACCGTAACCCAATCTGGTTTGGTCCCGGTCATTTTCGTTACGGCCTAAACATCCTCACCCCCGAGGAGCATTACCATCAGATGTTTAGCGCCTAGTCGTATAAACACTTTCTTGTGCTGAGTTGGTCTGTTTGATATCATCTATTCAGATGAACTACGAAAGGAGAAACACAATGTCTGACCCATATGTGAGGGAGATGCTGGAAGCCGAGGCTGAGATGTACGACAACTCTAAGGTTGTTGGCGTTGTCACCACGCAACTTCCTATCACCGAGGCTATGGTTGATTGCATTCTTGTGAGTGCTTTCGATGGCTCTTATGGTGTCTGCTACTATTGGGCGGAACTGAATAACCTTGTTGCTAAGAAGGCTGAGACCCCGGATGGTTTCGAACGCTGGCAGCAGGTTACTGTCACCGACATTGTTGAGCGTGATGAGGGTAGTGGCGAGGTCAATGTTTACACCATCAACGCCACCAACATCACCGAGGCCATCCAGAAGTTTCTGGATGAGAACAGTCATATGGCAAATAACACCATCACCGGCTACATTCGTCGTGCCGTGCAGGAGAACGACCCCGGCATGATTGACGGCGATGCGGCTGACTGCATTGTGCAGGTTGCCGCTTTCGGTAGTGTGGTGTACGGATAAAGGAGAAAGACAATGGCTTTTACTTACTCTGAGTTTGAGGCTACTCACGTTTACGTTCATTCCGAGGACGACCCTCAACAGGTTTTGGAACTCGTTTAGTTCGATGGAGGTGGCAGTAGTGCATCTGTTTACGACGCTGCTGGTCAGTATCTAGGCTCGTACGGTTATTGGATTGACGAGATTGACCTCAACGAACTTGTGAATGAGTTTATCAAATAAACAGGCACTTGTTCTAGTCAGTCTTATGATGTATGCTGCCTAGGCATCAATCAAGGGAGATAAGATGAGAAACCTTACCAACAAGCAACGCCGAGCCATGAGGCAGGAACTTGGCATCTCTGGTCACACAGGGATTGCTGTTCCTCGCTCTCAGGTTCATGGCAACAAGAGCCGTCGCACCGAGCGCCGTCAGGCCAAGCAGTCGGCCCGTGTAAATGGGTGGGACTAATGTGTGATGCCGAGCAGCGTATCAAGACCGAGAGGTTCGTAGAGCAGGACTTCCGCGAGACCTTACAGGAGACCGTGGAATGCGATGCTGGTATAAACTTTTCGCCTTATGTGGACCCGTTTGACCAGAGCATTCATGGGGTTGCCATCTACGGAAATGGAAATGACCCTGAGTATGTCGGTCGTGTGTTCGCTAAGACGGCTTGGGAGTATTGGGACGGTCAGCGCCCTTACTACGACCTGTTCTTTCCTCTCCCGACGCAACTGTTGGACGTTCTGATGGACGAGTACCTTCCGTTCTGGTTTGACCGTACAAACGCCCTTAGCGATTCTTTCGTTGAGGTGGTGTATGATGTTGCAAGCACCATCATTGAGCGGAAGTATCGCGGGATTATGGTGGACTTTTACAACGAGACATACAAGGAGGCAAGATGATTGGCAAGGCAGCAGAGGAGCAGACCAAGCCTTACACCTATAAGGTTGAGCGCGACCACGGCACCACCGACTTCGTTCGTATCTACGAGGTTGGGGTTTTCCCCATCGTCGGTGGTCGTCTAAACATCATCGTGGAGTCCAACGTCGTTGGTGGCCCCAAGACGAACGTGGGAACGATTGTGATTCCCCTTCCCGACACCGCCGAGGAGCGCGAGGCTCTGATTGACACGCTCTCTACGTTTATCCGGGAGGCCTAGTCATGGGTCGTCGGATTATCTGGATGAGCGCAGCAGACGGCAGTTGGGGTGGCTGCGACGAGGACGACCTTATCGTTGTGGGTGAGGACGAGGTGACAGATGAGCAGAGGCAGGCTCTCTCCGAGGTCTATGACGAGGGAGAGGTGTATGACATTCTCCAAGCCGTCGTTGCACAGAGGGACCGTGTAAACGAGCAGTAGTATTGGACAATCAGTTCTGGTACACTTGACGAGCAAGCAATAAAGGAGGCTAACAATGACGAGTAATACCCGAGTGAAGGTGGGCGTTGTCCCGGTGGACTCTGGACAGGTGTTCGTGGTGGACCCCTGCTATGTCCTTGACGGTGAGTGGGACGATGACTCCCCTTATGGTCGCGCCTGTGCGGCTAGTCTGAACGACGAGCGTGCTGGTCAGTTCGCTACTAATGGTCGTTTCTCGGATGCTGTCTGCACTAGCACCGGCTGGGGCGATGGCGTTTATCCTGTGTACGTTGAGTATGACAGGGATGGTCGTGTGGCTCGCCTCATCGTTGAGTTCGACTACGAGATGGACAACGAGGACGACGACGAGTGGGAGGATTAGAGAATGTCTAGTTGGTGCCAGAACATTCTTACCATTAGCGGTCCCGTTGAGGATGTGGATTACATTCTCTGGACTTTGGGGCAGAATATTCAGGAGATTCTGGACTCACCGTTCCACGATGTTTATGACAACGCTGACGATAAGAAGCATGTTGAGCGTTTAGAGTCAATGATTGATTCTATTCGTTCTCAGGCTGGCTATCCCGAGGAGGTGGCATGATGCCCGTTTATACTCTTACTTGGACTGAGACTCAGATGTTGCAGACTCAGGTTGAGGTGAATAGTGCTGATGAGGCCAAGGAGTTGTTTACTAAGGGTCGCGTAGGCACCGAGGACGCCTCCATCATTGACTTCATCTATGGCAACGACCTTGATGTGAAGGAGGTATAAACATGCCCCTTTACATTATCAGAACTGATGCGTATATTGAGATTGAGGCAGACAGTAAGGATGCGGCACTTGACCTCGCTTGCGAGGCTCCCAGTAGTGAGTGGGAGTTGGGCGAGGAATGGTCTATCTGGAAGGGAGATGAATAAACATGCTAGAGCCTGACTACTACTTCCGAGGTCTCGCATGTTATCTTGCTTGCGATGTTGGAAGCAACGACGACTGTGGCTACCGAGATGATGCGGGGCACACACTTGACGAGCCTTTCGATATCTACGAGGAGATAACCGGGACTTATACCCAATGGAAGGGGAAGTGATGTGGAAGTTTATGCTGTACGCTTCGCTCTCTGTCATTCTGAGCGTGCTTATCTATAAGGTGGTGACTGTGGGTTTCCCCATTCGCTGTGATGCGACTTGTATCTCAGATATGAAGCAGGAGGCCAAGTATCGAATGAGTCACCCCGACCACTACGGACATTAGGAGGAAATGATGAAGGATTGGACTGACAACATTGAGTCGTTTATTCCCATTACTGCAACTAACGATGATGGGACTGTCAAGGTTGAGTGGGATTACATCGGTGAGGGTTGGTATGGGGACTTCGACCCCACGGACCCTACTGACGAGCCTCTGCTGAGGTTTACGGTCCTCACGCGAGAGAATGGCGATTGGGAGTATGCCGAGGATGCTTCATACTGCACCATGAACCAGATTGATACAGATGAGAAGGACTTGATTGCGATGGGTCTGCTCATCATTGAGCGATTCTCTGAGTGTGTGGAGGAGGAGCGTTCGTGGAAGCGAGAGATGCAAGTTGCCTCGCATTGGTTTCCTAACGAGTGGGAAGTGGTATAAACAGGCACTTGCGCTTTGAGAGTCAAGTCTGTATGCTTGACGAGCAAGCACGAAAGGAGATAGAACCATGATGCACGACGATACTGTAGAGATTCAGGATAAGGCGACTACTCTGTACCACCGCCTTGACGACCTGACTGTAAACGGCGACCTGACCGTTGAGCAGTTCGTTATTCTGGACGAGGCTCTTAGCCTGTGGGCTGAGTATCGCATTGGTATGGCCGAGGCTGCACAGCGACAGTATTCTGCTGACGTTGATGCTGAGTCCTATGTCACAGACTCCGAGGAATGGAAGGACATTCTTGCTCAGGCTGAGGCCGAGGAGGAGTCCCGAGAGAGTTTCTATGCTTGGGTGACTGAGCAGGAAGTTGAGCGAGTTCACCGAGAGTCTATGAGCGAGGAGCGCATCTAAATGTTCGTTATTGTTGAGATGATTAGCGAGTCGGGTGAGCCTGACGAGTTTGTTTATGAGGCTTCGCTGACCGAGCAGAATGAGGACACGCTTGACTACGTTTGGTCAGACCTAAGTGACGAGGGTATCATCGTTGAGATGATGGACCGCGCTACTGAGCAGGTTCGTTGTTTGTTTCCTGACCACAAGATTCTATCCACTCGCTTTGAGTGGTAGGTCGAATAAACAGATAGTTGTATTAGATGGATAGACCCGGTACACTTACAGGGCAAGTGATAAAGGAGGCAGAAATGGATTACGTCAGTTCGATTATGGAGTATGAGCAGGGTGAGTTGGATGAGGATGGCATCATTGACCTCTTTCAGTACCTTGTGGACACCGGGATGGCTTGGTCGCTCCAAGGTTCTTATGGTCGCATGGCTGCCGCTCTCATTGAGGCTGGCTATGTCACGTTGCGTGTAAACGAGGAGGATTCCGATGAGCATTAGTTCTCTCCCCGAGGACATTCAGATTACGAACGAGGTCATTCGGGACGCTATCTCCGAATACAACTTCCACGATGTTGATTGGGATAACCTTCGTAATGATGTTGCTACTCAACAGGAGCGTCCATGGCTTCTGGTGGAGACTAAGCCGGGAGAACGTGAGGTGTGGTTTACGATGCATCGCTCGCTAGATTCGGTGAAATGGACTGTCGCTGAGTCCATGTGGGAAGGTCTGTGGCGACCTGATGCCGTTTACAACACCAAGAGCGGCACGCTCCACGAAATCAGCATTGAGGTTCTGGTAGAGGAGTAGGCCGTACAAACGGTTAGTTGGTTATTCATTCTTTCTGTGATACGATGCTAGGGCATCTACGAAAGAGGAGATACCATGGAGTTCACCAAGCGACAGGCAAGCGGCATCAAGGACTTCTTTGAGGGCATCGGAGTCCCCGAGAACGAGCAGGACGCTCACCGGCTCCACCTTGTTCATGCTGTGGACCGTGGCCCCGGCAACTACACGACCTGCGAGGTGTGCGGGCATGGTGGGATTCGTTACGAGTTCCACCTGTCCGACTCCGAGAATGGGGGCGACCTCATCGCAGGCTCAAACTGCATCCAGACTTTCCTCGGTGCAAACAAGCACCTTATTGGTCAGGTCAAGGATGAGGCCAAGCGTCTAATCAAGCAGGCGCAGCAGCAGAAGCGTGTTGAGAGCCGCAGGCTTGCCAAGGAGCAGAACGCGAACGACCTCTCTATCGCTCGCACCATGATTCATGACCTCGCGGTACAAACGGGGTCCGACGAGAGTAAGGTTCTGACGATGCTGGACGATTGTATAGAGAACGGCTATCCGTTCACCGAGGCTCGCCGGAAGTGGGCAAGGGACCGAGTGCGATACCTTCGCACCCGCGCATAAAGAGAAAGGGAGATACCATGAGTTCTGAGATTGCTGACCCCGACGTTTACACCGTCAAGAACGATAAGGGAGTGTACGTCCATATCTCTTTCCCCGTCGTTTACTTTGACGAGAATGGGGACGAGTACGAGACTGACGCTTCATACACGGTGTTTGTAGAGCCTGATGGAGAGAGCCTCTTTGTGGGCATGGAGGACCACCAGCAGTTTGATGGTGAGAGTGGTGTTTACGGAAACCACCTTCTATTCGCTAGACTTGCTGAGGCCATCTAAACGAGGCCTTGTATCTCGCGCAGCATCCCTTTATGCTGCCTAGGCACCAATCAAACAAGGAGATTCTGATGAGTACCGAGATTGACACCGAGCAGGTTGTGGACCGCATCACGAACGCCTTTGGCGACCCCCGGCGTGGTCCCGCTGACGCTGGCTTCTACAATGGCGACCGCGACCTGTATCGCTTCATCGCCGTGGTCAAGGGTGGGGACTTCGATGTATTGTACGACGGTTACGAGGAGTGGGACGAGGCCGCTGGGTACGCCGAAACGACCGCCTACGACTCTGTGGTGGACCCCGATGGTCAGGGTGTGTGGATGGTCGTCGCTATCGTGGACACCAAGACGGACGAGGTGTATTACCCCGAGGTGCAGGTTCGCACCCCGGAGAAGCCCAACGGTCGTCTGACCGAGTGGGGCGTCTAAACCAACTGCCTACAAAGGAGGCTGTGATGGACGAGGTTCTGTGGTGGAGTGTCATTACCGAGTCGTACCGAGGCCAGATGAACGTCATTGGTCCGTTCCTGCTGGAACAGGACGCCGTTGAGTGGGCGACTCGCTGGATGGCTGAGGGCCATGGTCGGGCTGGCATCGCGGGTCTGCTGGAAGCAGAGGTGGCCGCTGAGTACGCTGGCTTTGAGTGGATTATCTCAGACTAAATAAACGAGGACTTGTGTGCCCCGGTACTTTCCTGATACGGTACCGGGGCACTAGTCAAACAAAGGAGATGAGATGAGTAACAAGACGTTTGATGACTGTGTGGAGTGCGGAAAGTCCACGGCTCCCGGTTCCGGGTTATGGGCTAACCGCCTCCCCGGTCTGATACTAGATGCCGGTACAAACGAGTACCATGAGGTCTATTGGTGCGTTGAGTGTGTCGGTGACGAGGATGAGTGGAGCGACTGATGAGGGCAAGATGGTTACTTCGATGGACTTTATCATCGTTTAGATGGTTAGCAGATAGATAGTTATTCATCTGCTAAAGTTCCGAGTTAGTTAGTTATCCAACAGGAGACAATCGTGTACGAGCAGGAGCAGCAGAGCGAGGATAGGTTCATTGAGCCTAAGCGGGCACGCCGCATCCGTGAGCGCACTCGCATTCAGGTCAGGCGCACGCGCAAGGACCGCGTTTACAGCGTGCCCGCAACGTACACGCGCAAGCGTAAGCACAAGGAGGAGTGGCTGTGATAGATGGACAGATTACGCTCCCGATTGATGTTGAGGTTTCTCTCAACATCCGAGAGTGGAACGAGCAGGAGGGCACCGTGGACTTCGATACGGTGCAGGAGAACATTACCACGTTTATTCAGGACGCTCTGGATGCGTGGCTTATCCAAAGGAAGTTGGGTTATGTTGAGCGATGAGCAGCGGTACATGGAGTGGCTCCGGGCTGGTGAGTTCACGAACATCACGCCGCGTGTAAACGCTGCCTTCTCCATCATGGAGCAGGAGGGGATGCGGGTATGGCCTAGGCTTGCCACCCTCCCCGAGCAGCATCCTAGCGACCCCGAGGTGTGGTCATGGGTGGAGGGATAAACGGGGCCTATGCCCCGCCCTCCATCCGTGATATGCTCCCCACCATGAGCAACGACGAGGAGACACCAATGAGCATCGCAACCATCACCATCACCCCGCCAGCCCGATGGAAGGCGCGGAACCCGGTGTTCGTAGAGGCCGTTCCTACCGCCCCTGCGGGTTGTTACGCCGCTCTCTACCTGCTGGATGGGTCCACGCCCGAGTATGGCGTTGCCCTCGTGAACTTCGATGGGCAGTCCTACGCAGGGAATGTCTATGGGGACGAGGCCACGGCTCGCCGCTACATGGAGAGCCAGCGAGAGGCCCTCTAATCTCTAGGAAACAAGGGATAAACGAGAGGGCCTTGTATCTCCCCGGCGCTTCTGTCATAATGCCGGGGCAGGGATAAACGAGCCGCCCACACCGGGCACTTGCACTCCCCGCTCTCAACTGATACGCTGCCCTAGCAGCAACCGACCAAGGAGACAGCATCATGGGTTACTCACCGCTTCACGCTCAGGTTCACGACACGCCTGAGTCCTACATTCTCGCCGCGACGACCGGCCTGCTGGACATTCTCGCCGAGGCTGGCTACACCATGCCCGAGGGCTACACCGTCGCCGCTCACCTGTCCTTCTCGCACAAGCGGGCGTGGCTGGGCGAGCGTACCGGCAAGGGTTCGGTCGTCGGCATGGCTTACCCGGAGACCAACTCCCCGGAGGGCAACGTGCGCCACATCACCGTGTCGCCCGCGCTGGCCCACACCATCGGCCCCAAGACGGGCCGCAAGAACAACCTCGGATTCGACGAGCGTGAGCCGGGTGTGCTGGACGTTCTCGCGCACGAGATTGTCCACGCGATTGACGGCAACAAGAACGGCCACAAGGGTCCGTTCGTGGAGATGATTCGCGCCATCGGCCTCGCCGGTAAGCCCACCGCCACCTACGCCGGGGACCGCTTCGTGGAACTGACTGCCCGCCTGCGCGAGTCGCTGGGCGAGTACCCGCACAAGGGCATGAACGTGAACCACAAGCCTCAGACCACCCGGCTGGTCAAGGTCGCCTGTCAGACCGAGCAGGAGGACGGCACCCGTGGCTGCGACCCCAGCGGTGAGGGCAAGGACGTTTACAACGTGAACATGACGGCCAAGTGGCTGGAAGCCGTTGGCACGCCGTACTGCCCCTGCTGCCACCAGCGTATGCAGGTCGTCGCCCGCAAGACCCGCAGGCCCAAGACCACCGCCCCGCACGGCGCGTAGGTCTCCCCGAGGGGGAGGGGACCGTCCATCCCCTCCCCCTCACCTCCCCTGTCCGTATAAACGAGGCAGGGCATCCGTTTGACAGGCGTGCTACACTCGGCTCAACCTCAAACAAGGAGAATCCTTTGAGCATCCGTATTGACACTTACGACACCGACGAGTACGCGACGTACAACGTGGAGGGTGTCGGGACCGGGCCATACACCTACGGCATTGGTGACGACACTCTCATCCGTGAGCGGAACGACTCATTCACGACTCACCGGCAGACCGACACCCTCTTTGGAGACAGGTACGGGGAGGTCGTGGTCATGGTGCTGGGCACCAAGGCCGACCTCGGTCTGGGGCGCTCTGGCTCCGAGCATGACCCGGACGGGCGGAACATCACCATGGAGAAGGGCTATGTTCACGCCAAGTTCACCGCCGCGCAGGCACGCGAGATTGCCGAGGCGCTTCTCGCCGCTGCCCGCGAGGCTGACGAGCGGAAGGCGGTGTAAACGATGGCTCGCATCGAATCCAACCACGGCCCCGTGGTGTTCACCGAGAACCTCGGTGACGGGGACGCTCGCATCACGCTCCATGCCTACCCCACGCTGGACGGCCCACAGGTGACTGTGGCCCTCACCGGGGATGAGGTGGAGGCCCTGCACGCCGCTCTTTCGGAGGTGCTGGACGACTACTAGGCCGAGGGCGACAGGTGGTGTAAACGGGGAGGGGGCCGAGAGGCCCCCTTTCTGCATGGTGGGGTGGGGCCGTGGACCGGGATAGGGGCTGGGAGCGATTCTAAGGGGCCTAGAACGGCCTCGGATGCTTCGGGAAGGGTCTAGCATGGGGTGGCATCTCCGAGGCCCGTATATCGCCTCTCAGAGCGTCGAATCTGAGGACCGTAGCCCTTGACTTCTGGTTCTCAATCGTGTAAGGGCCACCACCCGGTATAAACGAGGTGGGCCGATGCTTGCTGGTGCAATAACATTGTGCGGATACCTACATGAGCGAGGCTTGTGCAAATCTGGACAAGGTGCTTGCAACTGCAACGAGATTGTGCGAAATCAGCACAAGAATCCCAATGAGGTCTCCGGGTTTTATTCCCGACAAAGCCTCAGACTTTTCAGGGATTCTCGTAACAAAGTGCTACAAAGTCGTTGCGAGTGCAATCAAGCACTTGCGACTGCAAGCAACTGAGATTGTGCCGAATCCGCACAAGCACCCCGTCACCGCTTGTGCCAATCTCGCACAAAGTCTCAGCACAATCGCTCTAAGGAGATTCTAGGGGGGTCTCTTACAGCATAAGAATGGCTTGGCTATGGGCTTTTCTGAATCCTAGGTGTGGTAGCCCTCGGGACACCCTCCGAGGCCCGGACAAGCCCTCTCAGAGAAAGCCCTGCTCGGAGCAGGCACTTTACAACTGTGAACAGGACTTTGTGACAATCGCCCGAGGAGGGCACTTGCATCCGGGGACAAGGTGTGATAGCCGCCCGCAGGTGCGGGTGCGCGGTCCCCGTACAAACGAGGCCTTGTGCATCCGGGGGCAGTCGTGCTACGATGCCTGCACACGGGGAACGGACCCCGCCGAACGAGGAGGAGCATCACATGGCTACCATGAGTCCCGAGCAGCAGCAGGCCATCGCACACGGCGAGGGGCCGCTTGTAATCAACGCGGGTGCGGGGTCGGGCAAGACCCGCGTGCTGGTTCACCGAGTCGCCCGCCTCATCACCGATGGTGTCGCCCCGCAGAGCATCGTCGTGGCTACCTTCACCACCGCTGCCGCTGCCGAGATGAAGCAGCGGCTCATCGGGCTGGTGGGCGAGGACGCTGTAAACGGGCTGGCCCACATCGGCACCCTGCACTCGCTGGGCTACAAGTTCTACCGGGCCGAGAAGGGTCGCCGGATTGACGCCCGCCCCAAGGGTGGCTCCATGCTCACGCCGGGACAGGTGACGGGCATGGTGAAGGGCATCATCGAGCCTGCCTCCACCTACTGCCCTTTCGGGCGCGACCTCGCTGGCGAGTTCGGGGACAAGGAGATGCCGCGCAAGGCTGGCAAGATTGCCAAGGCCGTGTCTCGCGCCATGGACTGCAACCTCACCCCGTCGCAGTTCTACGCCACGCTGGACGAGTTCGACACGGACGGTGCCATCGTGGGCCGCGTGTACGAGGTGATGGAGACCCTGCTGGCCGAGGGCTGGTACCGGGGCCGCAAGGGCTGGGAGCGCCGCAGGGCGGGCAAGATTAGCGTCACCTTCTCATGCATGGGAATCAAGGGGCTGGCCGCTGCCCGTAAGCCCGAGGTGCGCGAGGCCGTTATCGGGAACGTGGAGTGGGTGCTGGTGGACGAGGCGCAGGACTGCAACCCGGTCCAGTTCGGCCTGATGAACCTGCTCTCCGAGCAGACCGCCAACATCACCTACGTCGGGGACGACGACCAGAGCATCTACTCATTCCGGGGTGCGATGCCTGCCGAGTTCATCGCTCAGGCCACGGGCGAGAAGGTGACGGTGGTGAACCTCGGCACCAACTACCGCTCTCGCCGCCCCATCGTGGACGCTGCGGCCCGCCTCATCGCTCACAACGAGGAGCGGCTGGGCAAGGCTGTCACGGCCAACAAGGACGAGGACGAGGCCTTCCCGGTGGCCCACCTCATCGCCGGATAAACGGGGAGGGGCCGGGGGCTTGTGCCCCCGGCCCTATCTCTGATACCATCTCCCCACACAACGAGAAGGAGCATCACCATGGAGAACACCGAGACCATCGCCATCAGCCCGGAGACCGCGCTCTCGCCCGTAAACTACGCGCACTACGGCGACGAGGGCGAGGAGGCCGACGCCATCGCATCGCAGGTGAAGGCTCTCCGGGACGCCGGGGTGCCCGGTGCCAGCATCGCCGTGCTGGTCCGTACCAACCGTCAGACCCGCCCGCTGGAGGGCGCGTTTATCCGCGCTGGCTTCACCTTCCGCATCATCGGTGCCCCGTCGTTTTGGGCGCGGTACCAGACTCAGGCCATCACCTCATACCTGAAGGTGCTGGTGGGTTCGGCCACCGCCGACGACCTCACCACGGCCCTCGCCACCCCCTCGCGCTTTCTCGGCAAGGCTGTCGCTGGGCAGGCTGCCGCTGCCTCCCCGAGCGACCCGTTCCACGGCCTGCCTTCGGCCCGTATCAGCCGCAAGCAGAAGGCCAACATGGACGAGTTCATCGCCCTCATTCGCAGGTGGCGCGAGCAGGTCGGCACGACCCCGGTGGTGGACATTGTGCGCGGCATCACCGAGGACTCCGGGGTGGCCGCGTGGCTGCGTGACCAAGCCGAGGAGGACAACGATACGCCCGAGACCAACGGCGACGGCAACATCGCCATCGTGGAGGACGTAGCCCTTTCCGGGGCCGACTTCGGCACGGACCTCGCGGCCTTCATCGCGTGGGTGATGGAGCAGGAGAACATCACGGCCAAGGCCTCTGACCTCCGGGACGAGAACGAGAAGGACGCCGTGACCGTCCTGAGCATCCACCGCTCCAAGGGCCTGGAATGGCCCGTGGTGTTCGTCGCTGGCATGAGCGATGGCATCATGCCCCACCGGCTCTCCAAGACCCCGCAGGAGGTGGAGGAGGAGCGCCGGATGGCCTACGTCGCCATGACCCGCGCCGAGGACGCCCTGTTCGTCAGCAGCACCTCCATCTACGGGAAGGACGCTACCGGGGTCTCGCCCTTCATCGTGGAGGCTGGCCTGCTCTCCGAGGAGGAGGTGGAGGAGGTGACGGTGTTCTAGCCCGCTGTCGTGGTCGGGCTGGACAGGGAGGGGGCCGCGAGGCCCCCTCTTTCGTTGGCGCTTGACACCATCCGGGGCAGGGTGTATAAACAGGGGGGCAAGACGAAACCGACCAAGGAGCAGAATCACCATGAGTATCACCGACGAGTTCATCGCCAAGCACGCACCGGCTCACGCCATGGAGTGCGTTTACACCGACCTCGGTGACGCGCTGTTGGGCGAGAGCGCCTACTTCGTCAGCGTGCAGATGAAGGGCGAGCCGTGGGCAGCGGTTTACGCGACTCGCGCTGAGGCCGAGGACGCGCTGGCCCGCCAGCGAGCCGCCTAGCACACCGGGTACAAACGGGCAGGGAGACAGGGGCCACCTTCGGGTGGCCCTTCGTCGTTCCGGGGAGCATCCACCCGGACAGGGAGCAGGACCGGGGACCGGGATACAGGGGACCGGGGCTGAGAGGCCACAGGAGGGCACAGGACGGCCTCCGAGGGGCAGGGGTATGTCCTAGCATGGGCACCCCGAGGCGCGGCCCGTAGAAAGCCTCTCAGCGATTCATCCAACGGCCATGACCGATAGAGATGCACCTTCCTCCTCGGATACAGGGAGCGGCATCCACCACACCATGCACAGGAAGCCACAGGAGGGCCTACACGGGCCTTCGACCCCCTTGCCTATGTCCTAGCATGGGTCGGCCCATCCGAGGCCCGTACAGAGCCTCTCATGGATTCATCCAACGCTCATGGCCCATAGAAGGACAGGCGGTACAAACGCACACGGCGAGGCCTTGACACATATGATAGTATGGGGGAGAACGCAGCAGAGGGGGCGGCTATGCCTCGGCATGGGAACCCCATTCGGCGGCCCTATAACTTATGTCACATACATACAACTACAGAAGGATGTAACGTAACAATGGCGTCACACACATCACCAGACTATAGCCACATGGATGGGAGTCGTATAGCCCTTGGTTATGGGATAGATAACACATCCGATGCAAGTGGGGAGGATGGGGGAGAAGTGGTGAATAGTGGGCCTATCGTGTCTCCCCATGTAAACAGCGTGCCCGTACAGGTTTCTAGGTGGGGTAAAGGTTCATGGGATTCCTCATGGGAGAAGGCCAAGAAGGACAAGGAGAGGCAGAACCCCGTGAGGAGAAAGGCCAATACCCTAGGGCTTTATTCCGCAGGGTTGATAGGGGCCGCTATCCTGCTGGCTATGATGGGGGGCCTCATCATCTCAGCCTTCCTCGGGGCCTTGGGATGGATTGGCATTGTGACCATGCTGGTTATGTATCTGGTATCCCCCGCATGGGATAAGTAAGGGAAGCATGGCCCCATGTAACTTACATACTTGTGACATACAAGTGTGACTACAAAGCCCTCCTGTATAAACACAGGGTAGCACCCCCTCCCCCCATATCACTTACGATATAAGGGTACCCATATCTGCAAAGGGAGTCCCCCTCCTCTCAAATCTGTAAGCAATTTTCCCAAGTTGGATTATGCATGAAGGATGCGTGCGATAGATGCTTGGGCTGGGAGCGCTTGCCGCTCATGAGGGTACCCCCCCTATCCCTAAAACGCAAAGTATGAATTGGCAAAGGAGTCCCAGCCCTTTGAAATCTGCGAGCATTTCTGGTAGAGTAGTTGTATGTATTTCTTTGGTCAATATATCGTATGGCTGGGAGTGCCACTCATACTGATACTTCTCATGATCTGGGAAGTTAAGAAAAGGCAGGATGATGACTGATGCAGGCAATCCATGATGCATTGGGATTCTTATTGGTATGCATTCTGGGGATAGGGTTCTTCCTTATCCTTGTAGGAATGTTTATGGATTATAAATAGAAAGGATTTAAATGGCCACATATTCTGCTCAGGCAGAGATTGTGCTTACTCTCAATGTAGAGGCCGAGGGTCAGGGAGACCCAGAGGCTATTGAGGCAGCAAAGCAGGATCTTGTTACGAAGATTGCAGAGGGGTCTATTGATCTGAATAATGTTGCATATGTTCAGGATATCAAGATCTTTAATCTACGTCGTACAGGCTGATGAGCCAAAATAAAGAAATAGCGGGAAAAAGTATTTTTTTGCGAACTGCGCCGAGGGAGGTTGATCTTGCCCTTGTCGTTCGCTCCTATATGTTTCTTGATGCCCTAGATCGCATTGAGGGCGTAGGCCCACGCGATGTTGCCATCGGGTACTGGGAGGCATATCATACTTGTTATAATAAAGGCTGGAATCTAAGTCAGGAGAACTAAATGAAGAAGGAACAGGGCGATATCCTTGTCCTAAGTGAGAAGGATAAGACTGTAAGCATCAATATGAGCCGAGATGATCTATTGGATCTTTATTCCGCGCTCAGGGGATTGGATTTTAATAGTCAGACTTTTGCCTCAGAAGAAGTCAGAAGTCTCATCAAAAGATTCTTTACTGAGAATCAAGATGTAAAGACTGAACCAAATTCATCATATCGGTTCTTTTCTCGGAGAGAGAAAGACTACGATTGTGCTTACTCTCAATGTTAATCATTAAGGGGGCCAGCAGGCCCCCTTTTTGTTTTGGTTTTACTTTTATATCTAACTTGATTAATGAGTAGTACCTATATAAAGTTATAATTAGGCCTTTAAGTCATATAGATATCTATTAATATAGGATTAATAAAGTGACTAAAAATAATAAAGTTTATCTGGAAGAAGTTATGGGGCAAATCTTTGTTTGGTTTTTTATTGTTGGCGCAATTGTTCTGGTTATTTTGCTTCCAGTTATTCTTTTCATCGGCGGGACCGCAGCCAATATATGCATTGCTGTGTGGATGGCCATCTGGAGCCTCAGTTTTGTTGTATTTTTGGCGTGGCCATATATTCGATGGACGACAACAAAACTCTATGATGTTATAAAGGATTCATAATCTCCGAAGCATAATAGTTGAAAAGGAGATATCATGAGTCCAGATACAACAGTAGGGACTGCGGCTATTGGTGGTGCGGTCGGAGTCATTGTGGTTTGGGTTTTAAGTCTGTGTGGAATTGTTGTTCCCGATACAGTTGCTGGAGCGATTGCCACATTAACTGCTGTCGTTTTTGGGTGGCTTACCCCACATCCCAGAATGAAAGATTCTAAAGAATAAGAATCTTTTGAAGTTTGGTTGAGATATGCTAAGTTAGGAGTATGAAAAGTTCCATGAGAGAACTAAGAATAGAAAAACTTGATGTTAGCGTTACACATTCAGTGCATCTTGCACTCAGGGTAAGTCAAAGTAATTTGATTTACATAACGGCAACAAACCGTAATGGAGACAACGCCATCTCTGTCCGTTTTGGATATGAGCCTAGCATTCCCTATGCAATAGGTATTACGTCGTTTGATGCCCCAAATTCAGATATGGACGCCGAAGAAGTTAAAAATCGCGTCCTTGATTGGCTGATAAGCAAAGATGGGTCATCAGTCATCGAAAATGCTATTAACTAACTGGAGTCAGGATTCGGCATGAACAACAGTGAGAAGTCTGAATTTCACGATCTGTACGCATACGGATGGACTAATTCAAATAAAAACGTTTCCTTTGAAAAGGAATACGAAAAAGCAATGGAAACCTATGAGTTTTCATATCAACCAGAAACGAGTACACGGTATGAAGGAGAACAATTTCTTTATCTACGGCGACGAAGAGATTGACGATGATGGATTATCCGTCTATGTAGTTGCAAGAGAGCATACTATTGTGTATGCTTCTCTTGATGTTGAGGATGCCCTTGACATTTACGATCAAATGTCTTTCATCTTTGAAAAAACCAAGGGAGAGACATTGCAGGTAATTGAAATTCCTCTCAATGTAACTTTTCTTGAAGAAGACGAGGCAGAGTTTGTTCGTAATTATGATGGACCCGAGTTGGACCCAAATACATTCTTAAACTAACGAAAGGCATAAAATGCACTTTGGACTTGTAAGCACCGCACATACCGACCACCTTCGCGCTGGAGCAACTGAGATTGTTTCTCGCTTCGGTCTGGATGATAATTTCCCAAATTCCAATCCTGTTGCTCTTGTTCAGGATGCGGCAACGAGGGATGAAGACATTAAGGTTGCTTGGCATAAGGTTCTGTCAAGCGCTCCTGTAGTAAGTTAGATTAAAAGGGAGCGGAAATCCGCCCCCTTTTTATATGGAGATATACAATGATTGATTGGGAAGATATGTGGGCAAATTTCACAGACAAATTAGTAGGAGTAACTGAAGAAAATAAATCTTTGCAAAGACAATTAGATATTGCAATTGATTTTATTAAAGAACTTAAAACCTTTAAATCAGATCTTACTCTTAGAGAAATTGAAAAGGTAAGACTGGGTGATAAGATAAATAGAGCAAATATAAGAGCGGGGAGTAATAAGTGATTGAAAATGATCTAGATGAAATTAGCGAGCGTCTGAGAAATGTAACTCCTACGGATTGGAACGTAGATATCTCTACAGATAGTAGATATATTTATATCAATAGTGAAAAAGAACGTCCAATGCGTAATTCTCATGTAATTTTCTTTGAAAATGCCGCTACTGATATTGCAAAACTAGCAATTGAGGTTAAACAACTCAGGCAGATCAACCTTGCCCTGAAGAGACAAATTGTTATTCAAGATGTTGACAAAGATCTAAGGTTTATGTAGGATACATATATGCAAACTTTCCTTCCATATTCAGACTTTTATGAAACAGCATCAGTTCTTGACTGGCGTAGGCTAGGCAAGCAGCGTGTCGAAGCGAAGCAAGTTCTTCTCACTATTGATCGTGGCGATGAGGCTAAAGGTTGGCGCAATCATCCTGCTGTTAATATGTGGCGTGGTTACGAAACTGCTCTTGCTTACTATGGTGCGGTTATCTGCATTGAGTGGATTGAGCGCGGCTATAACGACACACAACTACCGTGGTTCCGCGAGCGCGTAAGCAACAATATTGTAGAACTCCCTCCGTGGCTCGGTAATGACGACTTCCACAATTCTCATAAGTCAAATTTGCTCCGCAAGGACTTTTATTACTATAGTCAGTTCTGGCCCGATACGCCTAACGATCTGGAATATGTTTGGCCTGTTCAAGATCTAGTTTTGGCCTAATAAATATAAGCCCTCAGACCATAATATATGTATAGGTCTGGGGGCTTTTGTTTATGCAATGGAATATGGATCACTCTCGCCACAATATTGAAGATGTGGCTGTTGGATATGACGCTTTGCCAAAGTATGATCCCAAAGCGGTTCACGCTTGGAAACAATTGGCAGACGAGTCAAAAAAACATGCTGATTATATTAGGCAACACCTAAACATAACGGAAACAGATAATCCAGAACCTTATAATACTTCTGCGGATATGATTCGTGATATCCGAGACAACAGAAATTTTGTTGTTTCTACAGCAAACGCAGATCATCCAGTTTGGACTCCCCAAGATAATATTAACTTCAGGATTGTTCATGATGTTTTTGGTCACGCAGCAACTGATGGCGACTTTGGCTGGCATGGAGAGAATGATGCCTGCTCAACTCATTTTGCTCTATCAAGTCCTCACGCGCAAAAGGCTCTAGCAACAGAGTGCCTTGGGCAAACAGGATATGCTATTCATCGTGGAAGATTTACCGATCAAAGAGTTGGGTTTATTCCGGGATTGCATGAAGGGTTGGCAGCCGCAAACAAAGATACGCCAATCCCTACTCAGGCACAATTGATGCAGAGGGCACTTTATGGGCCATTTAAGCAATCTAAGCGAAAGATTTCTAATATAGATATTCCAGAATCTTTTGCTGTAATTTCTTCTATGGTAGATCATTTTAAGGGCACGGGACTGATTCCAGTTGCTTCCGCAAACGCAACAAGAACAATAAATGCTCCTCATGATGTTTCTTATAATGAACCAATAAATCCAATGTCAACAAATTCTCCATCACATATCATTGCTTTTTGGGATCCTGAAAGGGGAGATATCCCATTTAGTCTTGAATATAAGGGTGGAAACGGAGAAACCCATTCTGGAGAGGTAAAAGAAGGTGGCACCTATATCAATGCAATTAAAATGCATCATCCTGCAATGGTAGATATTGGTTATAGTAAAGGACCAAAACGTTACTTTAGAGGAGACTCTTTTTATTTGCATGAGTTTGGAAAAGATAAACATGACCTTTCAAATGAAGATTTTGAAAGGATGTATGAAATACAGAATCTTTATCCTAATGCCGGAAGAAGAATCCTTACATGGATTCAAAAAAATCTTCCTGCTCCATATTCTGCTGAATTTGCAAATAAAAAAATAGAAGAAGTTGCAAAAAGAAAAGGTCTTTTAACAAATTCAAAATGGAAAATATCAGAAAGTCAAGATGCTAATAGGATGTATCGCCAACACACAGATGGCACTCCCGTTGCTGAAACAATTTTTGAATCTATTCAAAATGAAGATACATCTCAAGAGCATGAAGATGAAGAGATTATTGTTAACGGCAAGAAATGGAAAAAAGTTCGTCGTAAGAACAACCCTCAACCAGATACATATAAAGATCCTATTGGGGGCTGGGGTTTCTACTCTAAACTAATAAATCAAATGGAAAAACAGTCTTGGGTTATTGTTTCAACAGAAAGAGCAAAACCTATAGATGTAAGAAATATAGAACAATATAAAATTCCACAAAATTACAGAATTATTAACGATATTGTTCCTGAATTTTCTAGATATGGTGTTATTCCAATAGCAAGAATGGGGAGCGATTCAGATACTCGCTCCCTAACTGAAGTTAAAGATTTTGGACATAATAGTTTCTCTGACCATACAACTTACCATACTATTCATTTTTATGATCCAGAAACTAATCAAATTGTGTATGGAATGCAATATGTTCTTAATGGACCAAATTCTTTTGAGTACCATTCAAACGATGACAGGATTGCGGGGCATTCAGAAGAATCTTTAGAAGCAGATTATGGAGAACATAGATATCCAACATATTTAAATAGTATTCATTATAATGAACCAAGAGATAATACATATGATGGTTATTTTGACGCTGGTGCAGAGATATATTTAAGTCACTTAGATGAGAAGGGTCACGCAATATCACCCAGTCGTTATAAGCAAGAAACTGTAAATAATTTTAATAAAAGATATCCTAGACTTTCATTAGCAGTGTTGAGATGGATAAAAGATGAATTGCCTAAGCCAATTAACGCTCATATTATTAATCAAAAGTTAAAAGAAAAGGCTCAAAAACAAGATTTTGTTTCGCTTTCTAAATGGAAGATTGCTGTTCCTCCAGCAGAAAAAGCAGAAGAATATGCAAAAGGTTATGAAAAATCAGAAGAGCCAACTCAAGAATATCTAGAAGAAAGATATAAATGGAACCCAGAGGTAAGAGGACACCGCTGGAAACTAAATTACAAAAATCTTGAAAAGGTTCTTAATCATCCAGATTTCCCAGTCAAGGGAAGATATAATGTTTTTACAGTTGACCCCAAGAGTGCCCCAACTGATGACATAAGTATGAGACATTGGAGGAGAACTCCTTTGGGCACCCACGAAGCGGCTACCTCAAATAACGCAGGAAGTATTCACATCAATCCCCTAATCTCTGCTGAGTCTGCTAACGAAGCCCTGTGGCACGAACTTCAACATGCCTATCAGGATCAAGAGGGCCGATTTACACAAGAGTTAAGAGATTCTTACTTTGATCCTACAGATATCTCTGGGCTTTCTGACGAAGAAGTAGAAAGAAAATTTAAAGAAAACTATCTTGAACATCCTATGGAAATAGATGCAAACAAATTTGCCGATTTCATGAGAAAATATCCTCTTATTGAAAAATCTGATCCAGTCTATAAACCTCGTTGGATTAACTTTTCTATGGCAAATAAAGATGTTGATGAAGATGTTAAATCTATTATTGATAAATATTATGAAGATCATGGTTCAAAAAGAAGATTGCCATTGCCATCTGTAGAATCTAAGTGGAAAATTTCTTCTATTAAATTATATCACACAAGTCCTCAACAAAATCTAACTAGTTTGAACCCCGGAATGACTGGTGGATACACCATAGACCCTAGTTTAAAACAGTCTAAATGGGAAATAGCAAACAATAAAAACGAAGATTATGAAGAGTATTGGAATGATAAAGTTGCAATTGTTAATGTCAGGGATCCAATAACGGGAGAGTGGATTGCTAAAACAGATGATGGTACAGCAAATGGAGAAGGTGGGTGGGACGATAAGGGCAATCTGTATGAGCATTATCAATTAATGCAACAAGTGCTTGATGAAAATCCAGAAATAAAAAAGACACATGATGAATTGCAGGGCGACGATGGAATTTTTGGTAATGGATATCTAGGCCACGTTATGAGAGGGATATATCATCCTCCAACTGGAGTAATAGAACACCTTACTCACCCAGATTGGAATAACTTTGGATCAACCGGATGGCACTATGATATTAAACAAAATTTTCAACCAATTATGAACGACTGGAAAGAGGGAATTGAAAAAAGTGGAATACCATCAACCGGGTTCAAAATAGTATTAGATAGTGATCCCGTTCCGTGGAATAAAAAATCTAAGTGGATAAAAAAAGAAGCCCCGGCAAGAAGTAAAGCGCAGTACCGCTATATGCAAGGCATTTGCAATGGATCAATAGAACCACCGGAAGGGATGATTCGCGCCCAAGCCTGTGAATACGTTAAAGGGCAAAGTAGTAAGGGTCTGCCTGAGAAAAAATCTAATTATTTAGATGGATATCATTCTGCTGTTATCTATGATAGCCCGTTAGGTTATCCGGTTATGAAATATGGAAAAAATGAAAGAGTTATCCATGGAGATGTTTTTGCTCCATACACCCACCGTGGTCTTTATAATCCAACAACAGGTCATCTAATCCATATGACAAACCCATCAGAATATGAAAAAGTAAAAAAAGAATGGGCAAAAAGATTAAAAAATGGAAAGATTGTTATTCCTGAATATATTACAGGAAAAAATAATTTTGATTCCTCGTTGGAAGAACATCAACAAACTTGGTTAAATGCTGCTAAAAATTCTAAATCTGAAATTCCAATTAAACGTTTTTCATTAATGTATCACCCTAAAGATGCTGAAGATAAAGATGTTGTTATGTTTAATGAAAAAATAGATCCAGAACTTGTAAATCTTATTGATGAAAAAGAAAAACCGCAACAATTACAATTATTTGATAACTCTTCTCCAAAGCAAAAAGATTGGGACAATTGGGATGGAGAAGACGATATCGAAATAAAATTTGCTAATTCTAAGTTTTTAACGGAAAAACGTTCTTTTTCAGAAAAAATAGATTTTCAAGAAAAAATAGAAAAATCTTTAATAAAAAGTGGGTTTTCTGAAAAAGCAGCCGTTGTAATGGCCCTAGATTATATGTCTAAACTATCTTACTGGGTAGATGGATATCACGCAGCCGTCGCTCTTAGAGACCCAGAAACAGATGTGTGGCATATGGATGTGGGCTTCAATGACAAACTAACTCATGGCGGCGTTACTGCTGAATATATAAACGATCTTGGCACAAAATCCATGAGAGAATCTGTTGCAGATAAAGATAGTCGCACTCACTATTATAATCATCATACAGCAAGAGGCCTTTATAATCCAGTAACAAAAGATTTTATCCATATGTCTCATCCAGACTTTTGGGATGAAACTGATTACAACTTTAAGAGTTTGGATCAGGATGAGCGAGACAGGATGGAAGCATTTTGGAAACAGTTAGCAGAACAAACCGGAATAGAACTAGATTCTATTCGTGTTCTCAATAATCAAACAGGTCATTTAGAAGATCTAAATATTGCCGATTTAGAAATGCCAGAAGAAGTCCAGAGGGCAAGAAGAATTTATGAAAGAAAACGTCCTTTAAATTCTTGGGAAAGAGAGCATGGGGGTTATGATACTAAAACTGGAAGTGTAAAAACTTCTCACTGGATAAGGGGATACAATGCTGCAATCATCAACCAGCATGGTCAGATGGAAATTGCACAATCTGATCCTGATCGTATTTATTATGATGACGAAGATGATGATGAGCCAACAAAAGAATGGAATGACACTCACTGGGATATTGGAGGATTTCCAAATTGGCGCGGCTTATATAACCCAGAGACTAAAGATCTTATTCATATGACTTCTCCAGAGGAATATCATAAAATTACTGGAGGAGAGGGTGAATGGTATAATTTTGCAGAAAACAATAGGCCAGAATATCCTTTTGAAGAAGAGGCAGTTAATCCAGAAGGACACAAAGATGTATGGATGAATGCTGCAAAAGAAGCGGGAATTCCGGTTAGTTCTGTAAGATTTATGTATGCTGATAGAAATCAGCCGAGAAAAAACTATTCTCAACAGAATGATGAAACAGATTTTAATATAAAAACCGCGCATTGGATAAATGGATTTCATGCAGCAATTATTAACCAGCATGGGGAAATGGAAGTCGCTTCTCCAACTATGAAGAAAACTGTAGATAGTGAAGGGAATTTTTTTATAGAAGAAGACGACTCTCCTTGGTATAAAACTCATTGGGATATCGGTGGGCGTCCTGAATATCGCGGCCTCTATAATCACAAAACTGGAGAGTTGATTCACATGACTTCTCCAAAAGAGCATGAAAAACTTCGCGGCACAGGTTGGGAATACTTAGATAAAGAAGAGGCAGTCAATCCTTTAGAACATGAAACCTTCTGGAGAGATGCTGCTAAACAGTCAAATATCCCAGTTAATGACTTTAAATTACTGTACGGCAAACAAGCGGAAGGTGGGGAAGACGAACCACCGCCCAAGCACTGGAGTAATCCGTTAAATGACAAAGAAGACTTTGATTTAACTGACCCAGAAGAGTTTATGCCAAAAGAGTCTAAGTGGAAGAAAAAATCACATTGGATTTCAGGATTTCACTCCGCAATCATAAATCAAAATGGTGAAATGGAAGTTGTTCCCAAAGGTGGCGAAAAAGCGGAATATCACGATGAAGACGTTAATTGGAAAGTTAATCACTGGCAAACTGGGGGCTACCCAGTCTATCGTGGCCTTTACAATCACGATACTGGCGAATTGATTCATATGACCTCTCCAACGGAATATGCTAATTCTATTGAAGGAAAATTTAATGAAAGACCCGAATATCTCTTTACACATGAGGCGGTGAATCCAGAACTTCATCAAAACGCTTGGAAAAAAGCCGCAGAAAAGTCTCAAATTCCAATTAATGATTTTTCTTTACTTTATTCAAAACCAAACTATAACCCAGAAGATGACAAAAATTTAGGGTGGCTGAACCGAAATAAAAAAGAAGATTTTAATTTGGTTAAACCAACAACTGGAAATCCAGAGCAGAGAGCAAAAACAGAAAGATTATTAAAAGATCAAGCAATTGAAAAATTCTGGAACGATGCCCTATTAGAATTAGCGGATTGGTTACTCCCAGAAGATCTTGACCAACCTTTGTCTAATTATGTAAAAAACATACAAAATGGACAAGAAAAAGAATTTAACCTTACCGACACAGACAAAGAAGATATTTTACATCAATTTGATTACATTTCAGAAAAATATCCCGATTGGGGAAATCTTACAGATTTGCATATCATTCCAAACGATCCTTTGCTTAAAGAAGGAATTATTGAAGATATGAAGAGAGTTGCTGATTTATGGAAAACATTCGGTCAACCAAAAACATCGGGAGAAACAAAAAAGAAAAGATTAGAACGCGCTTCTCAACTTCCAGAAGATACTTCTGAAATTGTTCACACTTTTGAGAATGGATGGACGATTAAAGAATTAAAAACTATTGGAGATATGCACCGAGAAGGTGAGTTAATGGACAACTGTTTAAGTTGTAATAGTGATTTTGGACCATATAGAGGCTGGAATGATTCCCCGGAAATTGAAGAAGATCCCGAGTTTTGGAAAGAAGAATTTAAATCTTCAATAGGTAATGAAGGTCATTTCTTTTCATTAAGAGATGAAAATAATTTACCTCACGCAACGTATAATGCCGATTGGCAAGATGATGAATATCGGTATGATCCAGAAAATCCAGAAAATCCACCTTTAGGAAGACACAATTCTGATATAAAAGATGAATACGTCCCATATTGGAAAGTTTTTTTTGATCAATACGGCATTAACCATCCTTGGGATCAATGGGCTTCATTTAAAGAATCTAAATGGAAAGTATCTAAAAAAGATGCATGGGAAGCCGTCCTTGATGGAGAGTTGGGCCACGATATTATTACAACAGGAACGTGGGAAGAAGTTAAAAAGCAAACCGTCAAATGGCTAAAGCAACTTAAAAATGGATATATAAATAAAAAGAATCCCCACGACAATAAAAAGATTGATTCAGAAGCAAAAGAACAAGATGGGCACGCTTTAGAAGATCTTAAATTATATAAAGAGAAAAAGCGTTGGTCCTTTCACTTTGATCATGGCAAACACCCATACGATTTAATTATTCAACCTGTTGGATATAAAGAATCTAAGTGGAAAAAAATTGCAATAGGCCTTTGGGATTTAGAAAACACAGAACCCTCCCGATACTTTGAAACAAAGGCTGTTGAAGAAATTCCTGTAGATGTTGCAATGCAAATGTTGGACTTTGAAAGAGGCAAAGAAGATTATGAAAGAGAAAATATTAATAATCTTACAAAACATATCTCCGAACATGGATTTCTAGAACCAATTATTGTTGAATTTAATAAAGATACTAATACGGCCTATATTGCAGAAGGAAATCATAGAGTTCAAGTTGCAAAAAAATTAGGAATGGAATGGATTCCCGCTAGAGGTATTCGCGGCTACGGCAAAACACACTTTAAAGAACTGCCTGCATATTGGCAAGGAAATCAAACAGATGCTTTAGGAAATCTTTATATTCCACCACATTTTCCTCCTCATATGATAGGAATTCCTGTTAAAGAAAAAGTAAAGGGTTTCGAAGACAATGCGTTTTACAATGGGTGGGAAACAAAAGAATCTAAATGGAAGAAGCGTTCTCATTGGGTGGAAGGTTTTCATGCCGCAGGGATAACCCCAGAGGGCGATATGGTTGTCGGCCCGAAATGGACAACTTACCACGGAGAAATGGAAACTCCAAAAAGTTTATATAAAATATTTGAGCCATCTCAAGGTTGGCGCGGTCTTTATAATCCAGAAACTAATGAATTGTTGCACCTTTCAACTCCAAGCGAGTATGAAAGATTTGGCTACACAGAAACTGCTGGTGGAGTAGAAGATTTCCAGCACCCACACGAACATTACCGAGATTATTGGCAAGAAGCCGCTGATCGGTCTGGGTATCCCCTCAATGGCATTTATCTCTTTTCTGATGCAGAGGGAAATGCAAATCCAGCATTACCAAGCAATAAAGAAGATTTTGAGTTAAGTAAAATTGGAAAATGGAAGATTGCAAGAAAAACAAAAACTCGTCTTTTGCAAGATGCTAAAGATTTAGATGAAAATTATACAGATACTTCGGATATTGTTCACACATTTGACGATGGGTGGACTATTCGCAAATTAAATACAATAGGTGATGCTCATAGAGAGGGAACTTTGATGAGCAATTGTATGACTCCAGAAGGAGAGTGGCCACCACCATATTGCGATGTTGCTGCTAGTATAGACCCAAACTTTTCAATTGAAAGACACCACGATTTCCCGTGGGAAGATTATTTTGATAAAGAAATAAGAAGAGATGATAAGGCAATTTATTCTTTGAGAGACCCCGAAAACTTACCTCACGCAACCTATGATTCTGGAGGCGCAACAGGCTTTGATAGTCCAATATTAGGAAGACATAATGATTTACCTAAACCCGAATATAGAAAATATTGGGACAAATGGTTTGCGGCTAAAGGTAAGCAACCGTTTCGATGGAATGAATGGGAAAGACAATCTAAATGGAAGATTGCAAACAAGAATAAAAGAAAAGTTCATCCCAAATTTCAAACATCTCTAAAAGATCATCAGAAGTCTGTTCGTAAATATGGACCGCTAAAAACACACAAAGTACGCAACTTTAAGAAAAGATCTGTATTAAATGAACAACAAGCAAAAGAATTGTTTGCTGAAGACCCATATATGTATCATGACGTTTCGGCAGCAAGAAGTAAGGATGGGTGGATAGAACATATCCCCGTCATAGATTCTATATTTAAGAATGGAATTTTACCAAAGGAACAAACGGGGATTGCAGAGTACGATGACTGGCTTACATCAAGGCCAGATCATGTTTATATAGGAAAAAAAGATTTTTATTCAAAATCAAGAAAACCTGCGTTAAGAGTTGATATGTCTAAAGTAGATCCCTCTACGCTAGCCCCGGATGAAGATTTATTTCCAGTTTATGGGTATAACAATAATTATTCTCACTTAATAGATTTTAAAAATATTAAAAGTCCACCTTTTGAACAAGAACAACATCAAGGCAGTACGCTTGGAGATTGGATGCACGAACATTCTCATTTAGATACTCCTAAAAATGTCAAGGCAAGTAAAAATTTAATAGGCTCGGTTGCTGTAAATGGTGGAGTTCCCGCTGATGCAATACATTACAATCCTGAATGGTTAGAAGAAGTAATGAACGATATAGACATAACTATACAAAATGCAGAAACGGGTATTGAAGATGAAAATCTTAGGGTTGAAGAGTATTTACTAAGTTCTATTATTGCAAATGCAGAAAAAGTTCCGCCAGAAATGCTAGATGAATTCATGAGTTTATATAATAGAATTCACAGCATTTGGGGAACATAAAAATTTGATAAAATAAAACAAAGTTAGGAGTTTAAATTGCAAAAAATTGCAGTAGTTATGTTGAATTATAATATGCCAGAAATTATTGAGCATAATATCCGGGTGTTGAACACCTCAGAAGTCCCCATGGATATCGTCGTTGTTGAAAATGGCTCAGACGAAGAGTGGATGTTTGTTCCCGATGATGAAGATATCCACATGGTTTATTTAGATTATAATCTTAGGGCCACTCACGGATATCGAATGGGCTTGGCATATGTTAAATCATTAGAAGCCCTTAATGATGAAAAGTATTTTGCCTACTTTATAATGACCACAACTGGGCAACTTATGAATGATGGAACAGATCCTCTTCTTCCTTTATACAACTACTTGCAAGAAGATGAAAATGCCGTTATAATACAAGCAGCCCACGATGAAGAATCAATTGGCTTTTGGCAACATCTTCGCAGCCGAGGCGCTGATGCTCCAAGACGTACATGGATGATGGAACACTCATGCGCCCTGTTTAGAGCAGACTGGTTTGACTCAGTTGATTGGCTAGATCCTCGCCTCCACATACATGGAACTGATCTATATTATTCATGGCAAGCCCGCAGAGATGGTCGTGGTATTTACATTCACGAAGGTTTAGAAATGCATCGGCACAATAACAATATGTTTGAATTGGGCCGCGCTCCTGAAGCAGATCCCGCAGAAAGAACTCGTCTGGCAAGACATTCAATGCAAAAGGCTCTTTCTGAAGAACTGGGAGAAAATTGGGAGGAGCGCCTAATGAGAGAATATGTAGAAGAAGATTGGCTATAAAATGTCTGCGAGTGAGGAGTTCTTTTGTTATTTTCCCCCAGTTGACATTGACAAAAGATATACTTACTCAACAATCTATGCAAGGTATCCCACTCAGGAGGATCATTTAGTTGCCGTTGGGGTCATTGCAGTATCTGATCATAATGATGATCATTATATCTTACAATTCTTTAAAGATGAAGATATCAAAGAATTTTTCCAGAACGAGATAGTAGATAAATTCAGCATGGTGTCTGAAGAATGGCTAGCCGAAGTAAGTTGTAAGGAATTCCAGAACAGTCACTACTTCTTTGGGACACCCTTTGTCTTGGCAAGCGATTCAGCAGAAAGAATTTGCAAGAAAATACATGACAAGTATGAACAAAATGGTTATGTTATAAAAGATAATCATGAAAAATGGGTTTAGCGGTATTTAATAAAAGAACAACACTCTGAGGAGATTTGAATGGGCACCGCTGGAGTTGCTGAATTTACGCCACAATTAAATCTGTATGCGTGGCAAGACGGATCAGATCTTTATAATCACACTCAGTTATACACCAACTGGGATATTATTGATTCTGAACTTTTAAAGAAAAGTTGGGGGGCTTCTGGAGATGAAGCAGAACAAGTTCGCTTTTTAGGAACAGTAAATGCTTCAGATTCTGTTTTGACTGTAAGGTTTGGAACCGCAGATACTCAAGATAGGTTTAGAGTTGTTGCGGGAGGAACCGCAAGTTGGGGAAGCGGAAGCGCTGCTCCAGATACAAATCTTTACCGAGCCGGAACTTCGATGCTTGCCACAGATAGTGCTTTTAGAGTTGCAAGCGGCAGCGTTCAATTTTTAAGCGGAACGGTTAATTTAATTGCAACAAACTCTGCGACAAATAAACTTGATACAAATGGTCTTTTTTCTATTAACAGAAACGCAGGAGGCACGGCGTTAACAGTTACAAGTTCTGCCGGTACTGTCCCAACTTTCCTTGTAACTTCTGAGGGATATCTTGGCTGGGGCAGCGGAACCGCTATTGAAGATGCTTCTATATTTAGATCTGGAAGCGCAGAGTTGACAATTGATGCAAATGTTGTTATTTCAGGATCTGTATCTCTAGGTTCTCCATCATCAACTGGATGGAATGTGTCTAACGTAACTCCGGGTGTAAAAACTTACGATGCTGAGTCGGTTTCGCTTTATGAAGTCGCAGATGTTCTTGGCAATTTGATCAATGATCTTAAAAATAATGGAATCTTAGGAGCATAATATGGCAGATTTTGGTGATATTCTATCAGACGAACCGAGAGAATCTTTCTACCTGCCGTCTGGAATTATAATGCCCTATGGTGGAACCGCAACAACTCCCCCAACAGGATGGCTTTTCTGTAATGGAGAAAGTTATGGAACTGCAACTTATCCAAATCTTTTTGCCGCAATTGGAACAACTTATGGTGGTTCGGGATCTGCATTCGGTGTCCCCGACCTGAGAAGAAGAATGATCCTTGGATTTGGCACAACAGCATCTGGAACTGCCGTTGGTGTAACCGGGGGAAGTTTTGATCACACTCACTCTGGTCCCTCTCACACTCACAATATGGGGAATCACACCCATTCAATGCAAAATCACACCCACGGAATGGAACACACTCACGGAGTTACTGTAAGTGGAACGGTTATAAACACTTCCGGTGGCGGGGTTTACACAAATCCTGAAGCAGCAAGACAGGCGGTAGAAGATGTGGGTGCCCAAAATGCCCCTAAAAATTTTTACTTAGTTAAATCTCTCAGTACGCACGCTGCATTTAATCATTATCATCCTATTTATATTCCAAATCTAAACGGATCAACAGGTGGGGCTTCTGTAGGTAGTACGGGAACCCCCTCTTCTGCCAACACGGGCGCTCCTTCAACTAACGATACTGGAGCCGCTGGAACGGGGCAAACTGGTTCTAACAATCCTCCGTACATGACGTTACAATATATAATCAAAACATAAGGTTAGTAAATGGAACACCTAAGTCTGGAAAAAATAGCAGTTTTGATTGGACAGTTACAATTATCTATTCTAAATTTAGAAAGTTATATTCAAAAGTTAGAAGAAGAAAATCAAGAATTAAAAAAGGAAAAGCCGAAGAAACCCTAGGGTTTTAAATCTTTCCTATTAAATAATAAATGGTTACAGATAGAACAAGGAGTTTTTATGTATAAAACCGCAATTGCTCGCATTGAGGGAGAAGCCTCATATGATGAAGCGCTAAACACTTTCCGCCAAGCCTACCCAGAATATGAGGTGCGCGGTCTAAAAGAATCAAACACTGGTTGGATTGCTTTTATTCAAAGAGAAGCATACCAAAATCAGAATGTTCAAGATGAAATCCCTGCTAAAGAAATGGCAATGGATGAAATGGGAATGGACGAAACGGCACCGGATGAAATTTTTTCTCCCGGAGCAGATGACGAGCCTGACACTGCGTATGAAGCAGAAGAGGGTAAGCAAGAAAGACTTATGGGACAACTTCAAGACGCTCTAGACAAGGTTGAAGACCTTGTTGCTCAAATCAAAGAATCTGAAGGAAATGAAGACGAGGTTCGCCCCGATTTTGGCCCAGAGGACGAAGAGGGCGATGAGGGTGAAGAAATGGATCTTGAAAGAGAAAAAGAAGATGGCTTAACTCTAGCCTCTGCTACTGCTGAAGTTGAAGAACTTATTTCATTTGACGCCTCTTTTGAAGGTTACAAGATTGCAAGCGTATCAGAAACCAAAGACAGTTTCGTTGCAAAACTAAAAAAGTAATATGATTCAAAGAAACGACTGGGTTCCTGCGTCTGAATTCGCAATAAGAGAAATGAATAGTTTGAGAGGCAAAATGTGTTCTGTAATAGAAGGAATGCATCTTCCCGAAAAGCAAGAGCGTGCTGCAATTGCTTTAATTAAACAACTTTCTTATCAAACTCAGGATACTTTTTCTCAGTTATTTGAACATTCAAACGGAACAGCACTTTATCGTTATCAAAACGAAAAGATTGAAGTTCAATCAGGAACGGCGATTTGAGGTAATTAATGCTAACTAAATATACCAATTGTGAAGTAATTGAAGTAAAAAGTGCCGATGAGAAAATTGAAGGTGGTGCAAAACTATCTTCTTTTGATCACATTCCAAAAAACACTTACCGCACTGGAGATGGGTATATTTATGTAAAAGTTCGTGCTATTTCTTCTCGGGTCAATAAGAATTTTGATGGTTGGCCTGTCAACGAACTTGCTGGAATGGATGAGACAGATTTCAGAGAAGTTGTTTCAAAACTAGCCAAGACTTCAGAGACTGGCGGAATAAGTAAGTTAACCTTTACTGGCGATAGTGCTGAAATTAAGTCTAAAGGCGATTACGGGTTCAGAACCTTTGTGGGAAGGCCTGTTTTTATTGATCACAATAATTCAGATCCGCAAAGAGCAAGAGGTGTTGTTGTTGATGCAATGCTTCATATTGAAAATCCTCAAAGACTGGCCTCGGATTCATATTGGTCAAGTGCCCCAAATAATCACAAACCAGAAACATGGATTGAATTATTACTTGAAATTGATGGAAAATCTTTTCCCAAACTAGCCAAAGCCCTGTTTGATGGAAAAGTAAACGCAGTTTCTATGGGATGTAATGTTGAACATACTCTTTGTTCTATCTGTAATCACAAGGCGGCTACGGTAGAAGATTATTGTAGCCACATAAAGAAAAAAGGAACAACGTTTAAAACTGGAAGCATTGACAAGTTAGCCTATGAAGATTGCTATAATGTCAACTTTTTTGAGATTTCGGCTGTATTTGATCCCGCAGATGTGACCGCTTTATTCACAGAACCTGTGGTTAAGCACGCTGCGGTGGAAACGACAGATTTTTCTGTTGGAGAAAAAGTTAAAGAAGCCGAATCTGGCAAAGAAGGCGTTGTTAAATATGTTGAAGAACTTAATTCTGACGAATATGGGGATTCTTTTAAAACTTACAAGGTACAATGGGACGATGGTGGTCAAACCGAAGTGGAGGCGACCTCATTGCTTCCCACTAGTAATATTACCGGACAAGATAAAGAGTGGTTAAATCAAGTTGGTATCCAAGCAAAGATCGCTAAGGTTGGATATGTAGAAAATGATTTGATTAAAAGGGCTTTCCATGCTGGAGAATCTTATCACTATAGCCCCGTAGAAGTGCCTGAATTTGATTCTGTTAAGATGGCAGAATATTTAGGAGTAGAGCCTTATAATGCAAATATGCATAAATATATGAAAGCCTACGAAGATGGTATAGAAACTGCCGTTAATGGAACTGATAACTTAAAAGCAGCGAATACCGAAACACAAAGTTTAGAGGATAATTTTGATAAATCTCCATGTGAAAGAAGTTCGAGTATGAATACAGAAAAATATGGGGAGTCTATTACTGCACCTAGCAAGATTGATACATTGAAAGGTGATAAACCTTGTCCAAACGGGCTTGCCGGGGAATGTGGTTTAGATGATGAGTCTGGTAGATGTGAAAAGTGTGGATATCAGGAACCTCCCGCACCATTAGCAGATCCAGATTTATCAAAGGCTAAGGCGTTTGATCGTAAGAAAGAACAAAACAAAGAAGAGTTCAGGTCTGATACCAAAAGCCTTATTGATAGATTGAAAAAAACACTATCAAAGAATGAAATACGGAGTGTTAATAGTACGATGAATACTAAACAAGCAAATATAACACTTGCGGCAGATGTTGAAGAAGTCCCCGGCGATGAATATCTAGCCGAACTTGGTTGGACTGTTCCTGAAAAGGAATCAAGCGCTTCTTCAAGTGCAACTCCGCTGGTAGACGACGGTAAGCCTGCGTCAGATCGTCCAAAGGGCGAAAAGGTAATTTCTGACCAGACTAAGCCAGTAGAAAGTGCTACCAAGGTTGCTCTTGGTGAATTACCCGGACTTACTCAACCGAACGGTGGAGAAAGCACCCCACAATTTAAGGGTGACAAAAACAACGAGTCTTCTGACATTGCTGAACACCAGCCCGGAACACAGGCTGAACAGTACCAGAGTGTAAAGAAGGAAGTTGAACAACCACAGTACGCCGACGAGGGTAATACAAAAGATATTAAGAATCACAACCCAGAGACCATGCCTGAGCAATATGCTCCAGTCAAGAAAGAGGTTGAAAAGCCTCAGTTCTCAGACGAGGGTGGTACTAAGGGTATTTCAGAACATCACGCACAATTGCCGGGTAAGGGCCGCGAATCTGCGGTGCTTTCTGCAATTAAACTCGCAGACCTAGAAGTTGAATTAGGTCTTAACGAGGCGGAAATGAAGTATGCAAGAGTCGCTGAGTTAGAAAACGAAGAACCCTCAATTGTTGAGGCCAAGTACGAGACTTTAGTAAAGATTAAAGAGGCTGGACTTGGAAAGAAAGAGGCTCCTGCTAAGAAGTTGGCTGGTTTCCCATCCTTCAAGGGTGTTAAGGAATCTTCAGCATCTTCAAACGCTGGTGTCGTTCCAGACGACGCGATCTTTAACTAATTTTTAAGTAGTAACCAGTTCTCAATTTGTGAGAATTTTAATTCAAAAGGTTTTTAGGAGGAAGATTTAAATGCTTCGAATTCAAAATATTTCAGCAGCAAATCAGCAACGTACCCTCCGTGCTTTGTATGCTCAGACTCAAGCGTATCCTTACGCCGCCGTCCTATCTGCAAACACTTACGGTACTGCTGGTACTAGCACCGGAACCTTTGCAAAAGGTTCAGGAACTGCTCCCGGAACTGCTGGAAACGGACCTATCTTCCCCGGTATGGTCGCCGCTCTCGCCCCCGCTGGCGAAGTAGTGTGTGTAAGTGTCGGTGGAACGTCCCTTTCCCCATTCGGGTTATTTGGTAACTTCATCGGTGGTGATTTTGATGAAGTTGGTGACTTTACTGAAGTCGGTGTATGGCGTGGGCCAGCAGCCGTCTTTGAAGTTCTTTCACCCGCTTTCAACTCAAACATTACCTCAGCAGACGAGGACACTGATGCAAATCGTAAACTATATGCTGACGCTAACGGTCTGCTCAACGACTCAGCCGTAGATTCTGGCGTAGCCGTTGCAAGACTTATTGACTATGTAAGTGCTAGCAAGATCGTAATCGAACTGTTGAGTGTCTAAGGAGAGTATGATAATGGATGAAGCAAGACAGGCAATTAACAGCAATGACTACGTTCAAAAACTTGCTGGTATGCCAAAACTAACAAATGAACAAAAGAAGGCTAAACTACAGACCATTCTTTCAGACAAGTCCAACGCTATGAAGCGTCTGGGTGTTGCCATGATTGGTCCAATTCAGATTCGTCTTCGTTACGAAGGTATCGTCCGTAACGTGCTTGTAGAAGACACCTTGGAAAAGGGTCCACTCTTGCCTTACGACGTTCTTGATGACTTTGGACAGGCTTACGTTCTTAACCAGACTGACTCAGAAATCAAGATCACTCCCTTCGAAGGTAAGCAGGTCTACCCACGACTCTTCAGGGTCGCCGCGTTCCCCCGCGTTCGCAAGGAAGATCTATACTACTTGCGTGTAAACGCTATTGAGTACGCCCAAGATGAGTGTCGTCAAGCCATTCAGCGTCAAGAGGACTCACGCCTCCTGACTCTACTTGACACCGCCGTAACTGACTGGGCTGCCAAGGAACCAAACCGCTATGCTGGTGCAGGCGGAACTGGTTCAACCACCAAGTCAATTGGTGCAGGTAATCCTCTTGAAGTTGTTGACTTCTACGACCTAGTTGCTAACCTAGAGCAGCGTCAAATCGAAACCAAGCGTATTCTTATGAATCCCGCTGACGTTCGTGACCTCTACTCATGGGACATTAACGTAACTGGTTGGCAGTTCAAGGACACCGTATTCGGTGGTGGAATGATTACTGAATTTGGTGAGTTCACCATTCAGAAGTCAATCATGATTTCACCCGGTCATGTATACCTAGTCCCAGACCCCAATTTCTTGGGTGTCATGCCCGTCATGTACTCACTTGACGTAGAAGAGAACAACCAAGTTGAGCAGTTCTACCGTGGTTGGGTAATGGATGAGTTGATCGGAATGCTTATCCTCAACCCCAGAGGTCTTGCCAAGATTGTCAAGGCTTAATCTCAGTAAATTGCTTGATAATATTTTAGAAGTCTGATACAGTAGGGGGGATGGTAGTTTATCATCCCCCCTATTTTACTTTAAAGTAAGGCTAAGGAGAAAGAAAATATGGCAAAGGTAAGATACATTAGAAATCTCACACCAAATGCAGTAAGAATTGCAGATGTTAATCTTGGTCCCCGTGGAGACCGAGATGTTGCTGAGATTTCAGAGGAGCAGTTTCAAAGCGCAAAGTTTGCTCCTTCAGTTGGGCTATTAGTTGAGGAAATCACAAAGCCACAGTATCAAGAAAGAATTACTGCTAAGTGGCATGAGCCAGTTAAGCAGGCAAAGCAACGGGAAATTTTTCATGTTGACAGCAAGGGCGAGGAAAAGAAACTCCCCGTTGAGATGGAAATTGAGCAGGATGCTATTCGCGTTCCGATTGACACTGCTGGATTTGCTGGGTCAGAGAGAGTTACGGGAAGCCGCCCCGACGCCGGAGATGGCAAGACTCTCTCAGAACTTCGAATTGAAGGAAATTCTGAAGAAGTAAGCGCCGAACTGGGAATTTAATATGAGTTCACACATTAATAGAACTAGATCTGGTACAGTTACATTAGGAACTGCCGGAACAGCAACAAGTCTTGCTGTTGATGCTGAGAAGGATAGACAACACCTTTATATCCAAACGGGCACAGCCGGTCTATATTATGGTTTTTCATCAGCACAAGTCGCTGGTGGAAGCGCATTGTATGTTGCGGGAGGAACGACTACTGTGGAAATCTGGGGATACACCGGACCTATGTATGTTAAGACTGCGACAAACTCAGCACCATACACTGTTGCAGAACTAGTTATTTAATTTAGTTTAAGTCAGGAGAAACATGAGAATTAATTGGTTTAGTAATGCCCCTTGGGGGCCGTCAGGCTATTCAAATCAGACTGCCCTGTTTGTTCCTAGGATCAGGGAACTCGGGCACGAAATGTCTATAACTGCTTTTTGGGGACTCCAAGGTGGCCGACTTGATTGGCAGGGAGTCCCCGTCTTTTCTGGAGCATTTGATCCTCACGGGCAAGATATTATGGGCTTTTATGCAAAAGCGTGGAAAGCAGACATTCTTCTTACTCTGTATGACACATGGGTTATGAACCTTGATGGTCCACATATGGAAGGTATCCCATTTGTCCCGTGGTATCCTGTAGACCACGAACCCATGCCAGAGGGCGTTTATGATCGTCTAAAGCGTGCAATGGTTGCTATTGCGTACTCTGAGTCTGGGGTTCGTGAAGCAAAGGATCGCGGTTTAGAGGTAGAATATGTACCTCATGGGGTAGATACAAACCTCTTTAAACCAAAAATGCGAGAGATTGCTCGCAAACAAATCGGCCTTCCGCAAGATTGTTTTATTGCATCTATTGTAGCAATGAATAAGGGTATTCCACCCCGCAAGGCGTGGCCACAACAGTTGCAGGCTTTTGCAGAGTTTTACAAGAAGCATCCTGATTCAAAGTTATACTTGCATACTCTCATGACTCCTGAAGTTGGTGGGTATAATCTTTGGGATCTTGTTCAAATGCTAGGATTGCAAGATGCCGTAGTGGTTCCTGAGCAATTCCAATATATTGCAGGTTATCCACCAGAATTCCTTGTTGATGTTTATAATGCAAGCGATGTTCTAATGTCGGCTACGATGGGTGAAGGATTTGGAATTCCAATCATAGAGGCTCAGGCTTGCGGTACTCCCGTAATCGCTGGTGGTTGGACCGCTATGGAGGAATTAGTCTTGGCAGGATGGAGCCTAGATAGGCGCACAGAGGCCATTCCTTATATCACTCAACTAGCAGCAACGCAATATATTCCCTCAGTTGATGCTATTCTTGATAAGTTGGAGCAGGCATATGATATGGCCAACGAAGATCGCATGAAGTTACGCGAAACAGCACGCGAGGGAGCGCTCCAATATGATGCTGATTTGATTACAAATAAATATTGGGTTCCTACCTTAAAGGTAATTGAGGATAAATTAGAAGTATTTAAGAAAGAGCAGGAAAAGACCTCAACGCCCATTTCTAAAAGTCCTGCGAACCCAAACAGAGCGCAGAGGCGTCGTCAGGAAAGAAAGGCGAAGAAAAATGGCTAATAATGCTGTAATTCTTCAATCTTGTATTAACTGGAAGGCAGAGATGGTGAAGGCCCTAGATTGGCTAGAGCCTATTCACCAAGCCTATGCCGATAGGTGGGGCATGGATTATTGGGCAAATCGTGATGTTGTTATTGAGACTGATGATCCAAACTATAATCCGGCGTGGGATAGAATTAAACTTATGATGGATCTTTTAGGTGAAGAAAAATATGAATATATCTTCTGGGTTGATCATGATTGTGTTATTGTAGACTTTTCTACAGACCTCAGAAGCGGCCTAGAAGAAAATAAAGACCTCGGCCTTGTTCTTCATCCGGGAGTTCCCGGGCACCCACAATTGGGGGCGCATTTTAATATGGGTGTTATTCTTTTGAGATGTACGGATAGAACAAAAGAATTTATTCACGAAGTTTGGAATCGCAGGTTCTCTGGGCCTCCGTGGTATGAACAAGATGTTGTTAATGGTCTCCTTAGAGAATTTAAATGGATGAGTATGTTTCAAATTGCTGACGATAGGTGGAATTCAACGTGGCAAGTAAATGATTCGCCAGAACCAGTAATTATGGCGTTTCATGGTCACGGCCAACACCACGATGTTGATTATCGCCTTAATTTAATGAAACAAGCAGCAGAAAAGTTCAATGTGCCTGCTCAAATTGAGACTGTAAAAGGCGAATTGTCTTAGCATTAAATAATAGACGATTTACCTTCCCCTATAAGCAAGGATAGAATGGGCCTATAAGGTCTGCGTCCCCTTTGTACATTCAGAAAAGGAGTGACCCAGAATGGCACAAGAAGTAAATGTAAAAGGTATTGCCCGTGTACCATTTGGTGCCGGTTCAGCCTCAACCACAACCGTATCAGGTAGCGCCGTTGCTACTCTTGACTTAGATAATGGTCAGACTCGTAGAGCGCTACAGAATGAAAGAGCAAGATTTGTTGTTCTTCCAGATCTTTATCCAGTGCTTCAAGTCTCTGGTACTGTAGCAACTTCAGGAACCGCCTCGGGATTAGTATGGCGTGCCCCACGCGCAGGTAAATTAACCGGCGTAGTTGCTCAAGTTGGAGTTGCCCCCACAGGCGCAACCCTTATTGTTGATGTTAAAAAGGTAGCCGGAACCTCTGCACCAACAGCAGCCGGTGCCTCCGTATATGGAACCGTAACTGCTCGTCGCCCCACAATCGGCACAAGTCAGTTTGCTTCTACTCTTAATGGTACAGCAGGAGTCCCCGTAAATCAAGACTTCGCCGCTGGAGATTATCTAAGAATAGAAGTTGCTCAAGTTGGTTCTTCAGTCGCTGGCGAGAATCTAACTGTACAACTCTTCGGATACTAGGAGGCTATCATGGCTACCTATGTAAGACTTAGAGGTTTATCAAGAAGGCCTTTTAGAGTTGATGAAACTCAAAAATTGAAGTATGATAATATTGCTACTGTTAATCTAGACAATCAGAAAACCTTGCGTTGTTTAAGAACATACGGTGAAGGTCGTTATATTACTGCATCTGATAATTACTTTAATTTAGCCGTCCAAGGCAACCTGTCAACTTCAGGTACTGCTTCAGGATTGGTAGTACGCTCTCCCCGCGATCTTGTAATCAAGGGCGTAGACGCTGCTGTTGGTGCAAACGGCGGAACTGTACAATTTGATGTTAAATACTGTACTGCCGCTCAAGGACCAAATGCCGCAGGTACTTCTATCTTTGGAACTGTAACTGCTGACCGTCCCACTATCGGAACTGGTTCTTTTGCAGACTCAAGCAATGGTGTAACAAACACCACTTGGGCTAAGGGTGGATATCTTAGAGTAGAAGTTGCAGCAGTTTCTGGTACTGTAAGTAATGCTTCAATTATTATTAGATCAGACCAGATTTAATAAAAATTAAATAAAGTAAATAAAAGGGGTCCAGTCCTAACGGCTGGGCCTTTTTTATGTCTTTTTTCTTTAACTTAATTTATGGAAAGGAAAAGATATGGCATTAACCATACCAACTGCCTCAACGGGCGCTAGTTTGCAGTCAACTTATCCAACTATTCCTAGTGGGGAGTTAACTCCAGAACAACAATTTTCTTTAGATTTAGCATGGTTAAAAGTAGAAGATGGATTTGATTCTGTTCCCGGAGGTCCATATCTTTATGATATTTCTCGCAAGAATTTTAGTCAAGAAAAATCATCTTTGCTTTTCCCTTTTGCTCTAGAAAGAATTAACTATACCTTTCCAAACCCCTCAAGCCCCACCTTTACATTGACGGACTTCCCATGGAAAGATCATCACACCTTGATGGGTCAAGCAATGACATTAGAGATTATTCATCACCTTATTCGTTCTTATGTAGAAGTTGCTCTTCCAACAGGATCGGGAAATATTACCCTTCTTGACAGAACTACATATCAAAACAGATGGAAAGAAATCTATACCACAGAAGAAGAACAGTTTAAAAATGCTCTTCGTGTATTCAAGCGTTCTTACCTGCAACTTGGGAAGGCTCGCGGTCTTGTGGACAGCAAGCAGGGTCGCCTTATCCCAATCCCAATGCGCGTCCGTTACCCACGCTTTATGGGTTACAGATAAGGTTATTAGCATGGCTATTGAAAACATGATGTTCAAATATGGATATGATGACAATTCTACTCCAGCCGAAGTTAAAAATGTTCGTCAATCTGTATTTGATTATATGTTTAGATATGGAAATCCTGTTGTAATTAAGCGTATTTACAACACAGATGATGTTGCTGTTGGCCGTACTGAATGGGACGAGACATTTGATGATGTTTATGAACAAAGTTCAACAGTCGGTAGCAACCTTGGATTTAGTGCCGGTTGGAGTGATGGTTATTTTACTTATCTCACTCTTGGGGATGGTAATATGATGATTGATGACGACAGCCCAAATAGAACTGGTTATTTTAAGATATTTGTCACATCAGGAGTCGCCCCTTGGATGCCTTTCATTCAAGATGGTGATTTAATAATTACAGTAAGAATTGATATGCCAAACCCAACAGGCCCTATTACAATTACAGGTACTGGAGATAGGTATAGAGTCCAAAAAGTCTTTCCAGTACCTTTAAGAGCAGAATTAAATCGTGGATATATGAATTCAGAAACAAATTATATAGAAAATACAGATATTGTTGTTTCTCAAAATTTCGAAGCGGTTAGAATCCCCAGATCTGATCCAACTTATGAAATTGAAATCAATAGTGGTACAACATTAGCCGATTATAGCGGTGAAGATGGTTGGGGTTATGTCTAATACAAGCATGTTAAGAGCGCCTATTAACTACAAGATGGAAGTAAAACGCTCAGTAGTTACAGCGTTCCAAGCCGTTTTTAATAATCAAGAAACATATTTCCCCGGCTATAAATCTTCAGAATTGTTAACAAAATCACATATTACTATTGAATATCCTCAAAGACCGGAGCAATATCCATCATTAATTGTTGGGTTTCAAGAAAGAAGTCTTAAAAGTGCTGGAATTGGTCACATAGATTATTATGATGATGATAATATTGCACAAAAATGGTATTTTGAGGGAGTTATTACCTTGGAAATCTTTGCCCTAACGTCTATGGATAGAGATTTTATTTCAGACAGCGTAGTTAATATGCTGTCGTTTGGTCGCGTTATGAATGTTCCGTTCAGAAGACTTATTGAAAGCGAAGCAAGGGTGGATGTTCAATTATCAATTGGAAGCCTAGAACCTGTTGCTGAACAGACTATGAGTGGAGCGTCTTGGGGTCTTACAGACCAAAGAATTTACACAGTTGGGTATAATTTTGGATGTATTGGAACCTTCGATTCTGGCTCTATTTACCAGCAATTTGTTGAGGGTATTCAGATTGATACAACCTATGTTGGAGGCCCATTCCAAGACATTTCTTTGAAACTGGGTAAAGAGATTGAATAATTTCCTATAAAGTATTCGTTTTCTTAAATCTTAATAGGTAGACATTTAATTAAGCAGCAAGCGAAAAGGATGGTTTTCTAATGGCAATGGCATATGTACCACCCGGAGTTCTTCCGGTAAGAGAACTTCAGCCTTCACCATTAACTCCGGGCAATGTTCCATCTCAAGTTGTTCCGGTTTTAATTGGAGAATCTAGAGGTTATCAAACTTATAGTGAAAATGTTGTTTTAGACGGAACTGCAACCGTAACGCTGGGCAAAAAGGGTATTGTTATCGGAACAGCAACAACCCCAAATTTGTCTTTTACTGTTACAAAGCCAGTTTCTTACGAAGTAATTGGACCGGGTAATTTTATCATCAATCAGACAGCGGGAACCGCCACTGGTGATGAAACAACAACGATTCGCGCAGTACCGTACCCCGGCACTCCAACCGCAACCCCAGCAACAGCCGTAGGAACCGTAGTTCCTGCCGGTCAATATCAATACGCTGTTTCTTATGTTCTTGATATTAACAGCGGGGGAGGGACAACCTCTTATGAAAGCGGAATCGGTGGCGTTACAGGAACGGTGACTCTAGATGACCCTGTGGATACTGTTACAATTTCAAGCATTGGAACCGCTAATGCCTCTGTTACAGTTATTGGAAGAAATGTATATCGTTCAGAAAACTTAGGAACAAATCTAAACCCAAGTTGGGGTCCGTTCTATAAACTTCCCGGAACTGCGGCTAATATCCCAACAATCAATAATGGAACCGCGACAACTTATACAGACAATACTATTGATCCTACTGGGTATCCAACCCCAGTCCCCGGAATTGATAGTGGAGACACGGTTACTGTTCAATACGACTATGCTGATGTAGACTATTGGAAACCAACTATTTTTTCAGATTTTAACGATGTAGTGGATAAATATGGAGATGCTTTTGACGCAACCGGAAATATTGATTCTGAGTTGTCGTTTGCTGCTAAATTGTCTATCTTAAATGGAGCATCTTCTCTAGTTGCCGTTGCAGTTCCTCCAAGCGCTACAACTTCGGATTATGAAAATGCGCTTTTAAAACTAGAAGATGATGAAGACGGTCAACTAATTGTTCCTCTTACTGGAGAAACAAATGTATTTAGTCTTGTTCAGGCGCACATTGTCAAAATGAAGTTAAGAAATATCTTTAAGACTTCAATTCTCGGCATGGACGGCTCTTCTACTGCGGTTTCAAAAGAAAGTCTAAGATCCCAAGCGTTAACTTTGGGAGGAGATTCAGATACAGCAGGAGATATCTGTCTCTTATCCCCAGCAGTATTTTCTTATTACAACAGTTTTCTTAGCGTCAATACTAATATTGGCGGTCAATTTGTTGCAGCAGCCCTCGCGGGAATGCACGCAGGAAGAGATGTTGCGACCTCTCTGACTAGAAAACAAGTAGCAGGACTTTCTGTTGTTAAAGATGAAAGAACGACTCTAGACAAGAATACTGATGCCGCCTCTGGCCTTCTAGTAGTTGAACAGATTTCAAGCACAGGATCTATTAGAGTACGTCACGAAATCACAACTACTCCAAGCGACATTAATAAAAGAGAATTTCCAGTTGCTCTTCAAAGAAATAATATGATTAAAAGAGTAACAACAGCACTTGATGATTCCGTAATTGGACAAATCTTTGCAGATGCTGCGGCTCCCGGTAAAGTTGCTTCAATTGTTGATCAGGTTCTTAGAAGTCTAGTCAACTTGGGACAACTAACCGCTTACAATGGATTAGCAGCAAGGATTTCTGCAAGTGATCCTACTGTAGTCGAAGTTCGTTGGCAATACAAGCCAGTTTACACAGTACACTATGTCCAGATTACATTTGGAATTAGTCTTACTGGCGCAACCAACACCGCTTCTGGTGGCGGAATTAACCTAATCTTATAAGGAGTAAGAATATAAAATGGCTATTAACAGAGTAAGACAGACAGGTTCCGCATTTACGGCTTGGGCCTTTATCGGATCGGCTAGTAAGCAAAGTACATTTATTCTATGTCAAGAAGTTGCTCACAGGTCTCCCCAACCAATTGCGCCTGCTGTCGAAGTTCATCCTTTGAATTATCTGAGGCCAACTGAAGTTATTGTTCCTAGAGCAATTTCTCACGGAGAAATTACTTTGACAATTATGGAAAGTTTTGATAAAACAATCTACGATCAGTTAGGCCTTGCGTTTGGAAATACAAAGATTAACGATCTAGCAGACTTATTTAACTGGATGATGACAAATCCATCAGCAACAGGAGATGATGGAAGTCAAATTAAACTTGTTAGAGTGATTCGTGATCCAAATCCAAATGCTGGATTTAGAACAAAAGAATTCTTAGGTGCAAGAATTGTGGACGTAAGAGAAGATGAAACAACAAGAGTTGATTCAACAATCAACCCTCTTCAAGTCTCAGTATGGTATACAAAACTTATTAACACAAGCACCGCCCCAGTTACCCCAGCAGATGATCCAGATCTATTTGATAGTATTGGATCTGTCAAAGATGCCCCTTGGGGTCTATAATTAGGAGAATGAATTGGAATCAAGTCAGGATTTTTTATCAAAAGAAAGTTTGGATAGGTTTGTTCAGATTGTACATATCGGTCATTTAAATAAAGTTTTTGAATGGTCAGGTCATCAATTTGAAATTAAAACTCTTAGAATTGACGAAGAACTTGCAGTCGGTCAACTTGTAAAAGAATATAAAGATACAATTACAGAAGAAAAGGCAGTTGCCGTAGCCATTGCAGCCGCATCAATTGTATCTATCAACGAAAAGCCTTTTATGCCAAGATTTGACGACGATGCGGTTCTTCAGTCAATTAGAGACAGGTTTAATTATATTAGAAAAAACTGGCACTGGCCAGTAATCGAAATTATTAACGCGCAGTATCTTGATTTATTAAATGAAGTCTATCTGACGATAGAGGAAAGCCAAAATTTATCAATGACGGATCTGAGGAATTCAAATTCTTCCTCAGATCCCTTGATAGAGCAGGACTTATCAGAAATTCAAAACACTTAAACCAACTGACATATCAAATGAACTCGGCTCTTCTTATTTGGGAAATTGAAGATGAATATGAAAACAAGAATGAGCAATTCAAGCAGTCAATGGTTCAAGCGTTTCCAACTTTATATCAAGAAATATATGATCTAAATAAAGAAGATTCTTTGGACGGGTATGAGCAGATTGTACCAACTTCTCCAGAAGAATTCCAGTCAATTACTGATTTCTTAAGTGGTCTTCATATAATGTCAACCGATGAGTTGGAGAATTAATCATGGCTTCTCAAGATGTAAAGGTAACTAATTGGAGAGATATGGAAGGTGTCTTAATGGACACTTTTACGGGCGCATTTAGAAAAGTTAATGAAGAAAAAACTGGCTTAGGCGCATCTCAACAAAACTTTACATCTGTTCTTGAGCAACATAAGGCTGCGCTGATAGAGAATACGGAAAAAATCCAAAGTCTTACTCAGGCAATTCAAAACTTAAGTGGTGGACTTGGCGGCGGGGGTGGAAGACCCTCTTCTAATATGAATGCTCAAACCCCACAACCGGGGCAAATTGGAGGAAAATCTTCTGGCATATTTAACAAAGCATTAACCGGATTGGGGGTATCAAAAGAGGGTAGATCTGATTCTATATTTTCAGGAAGCGAAGATAATCCATTTTATGACTTCTTAGCAAGATCAATGATTTTGCGGGGAGGTATCACTTCAACACTAGCGCTTGCGTCCAATTTCCTACCCCAAAACATTGGAAAAAATTTCTATGCTGGTGCCCAAAGGATAGTTGAGCCATATGTAACTCAACCTACTGAATTGGGAATGTTAGCGGGTTATCAAGGCCCGGGATATGAATCATTTTCTCAAAGCGGATCTTCCTTTGGGTCATTAGTTTCAGGAAGGATGGCATTTCCTTCGATGATATTAAGTGGAGGCACAAATCCAAATATGCTTGGAGGGGGACTTTTTGGAAGCAGCATGAGTCCTGCTCAGTCAGAAGGATTTAAAACTAGATACCGTGCTTTTACAAGATCGTTAAATCCTTTCGATATGCTTTCTTACGAAAGGGCTTTAGAAATTAATCAAGGCGTTAGTCAAGCAGGCTTCAGAAATCTTGGAGAAAGAGTTTCTGTCGAAGAAGCCGTAACTGATATTGTTAATACTACTGCAATTGATATAAGCGGTGCGATTGATATGTTAAGTCTTTCAGTAAAGCAATTAAAGGCAGACGTAAAAGATAGTGCAGATTTAATTAAAGAATTTGGTCCTGCTGCTAGAATGGCTGGTAAAAGTGTTCAAGATTATTCAAGAGAGACAAGTCAAGCGGCTTTTGCAACTTTTCAAGGAGGAGCCGTAGGGACTTCTGGCATGAGGGCTGGGCAAATAGCCTCTAGTTTTACTGGCATAGACGCATCTATGATTCAGGGAGTTTTGAATTCTTCAGATATGTCAGGATTGTTTGCGGCTGGAATTATGGGCGGCGGTCCCGGCGCTCAGTTTAGAAATTCCGACGATATGCTTGCGCTTGCTCTAGATATGCCTTATGCTATGGGAGGCGGGGAAAAGGCAGACGAAGTAGAGACTGAAAGAATCAAGATGCTTGTTAAAACCGTTGATGATATCGCCCAAAGAACGGGTGGAAACAAGGATAGAGCATTAATGCTAGTTGCAGGAATGATGAACAAACCTCTTCCTGCTATTAGAGAGATGTACAACCAAGCACCTAAAGTTTTGGCACAAGCAAAAGTAAGAAAAGAAATTGATGCAGTTGGAAAAGGATATGAAGCATATTATCAGGGAACAGGAAGACGAGGAGAGCGTGCAGCAAGAAGCGGTCTTGGAAAGAAAGCATTTAAAAGATTTAGAGAACTTTCTCAAGAGGGCGCAACAGACTTTGGGTTTGAAGGCCTTTCAGAAGGAGGAATCCCCGGGATTCCTATGTTTAGAGAACGCAGTGGCCTTAATTTTGAAAACATAGATATTGGTGGAAAAGGCCCTGATTTTGAAGAAAAAGTAAAAGATATTTATGATGCTCGTATGAGTGGAGATAAAGAGGCTTTAGCAAAAGCAATTGAAGCCGCACAAGGTACTGATGCAGAAAGAGCAGCAAGTCTTTTGATGACAGCCGGAAGTTCTAATGAGAGCGCAGCAAAGAAGGCATGGAAAACTCTTAATGAAAGTTATGGAATTTCTTTTGAAGGCCCGGGAGTAACGTGGGATTCTACTAAAGGAAATATTCCAAAAGGAGTTCTTGATTCCCTTAAAGGAGAATTTACTAGAGCGTTGTCTAGTTATAAAGAGGGTGGCGCGATTACAGAACAGCAGAGAAAACTTATTCAAAAGAAAGTTGATGAAAACAAACTTGATTCTAAAGGGTTTAAAAGAGAAGTTCTTTCTGCAATGGAAAATAAAGTTCAAAAAGAAGGCGAAATTAAGATTGGTCTTAGCGATGATGCTAAAAAATGGTTTAATGTCTTTAACAAAGCCGCTAACTCATCTCAAGGTAAATTTGTTATGGTTGCTCCTCCCGGACCAGAAAATAGAGCAACTCCCAATCCCGGGGGTCCATAATGCCTGAGATAAGACCCATATCTAAACCCGGTGAAAATACTATACAGGAAAGATATGTAAAAAGATTTGATCGTTTGCGTTCTAATTTTCCAGATGCTGCCGAATACAATGATTATCTTCAACAGGCTGATGATGATGTAAATTCAAAAACTGGAGATGCCTCTAAAGATGACGGTGGTAAAAAAACTTATTTTCGAGGCGGCGTTAGAAGTATAAAAAATACTTGTTCTTTTAGCGCTCCGGGAGTAGCAAGTATCTCTGAAGGAAGTTTTCCAGAAAAGATTACCCTATATCTTTCTCCGAATGACGTTAGTTGGAAATATAGTTTAAGAACTAATGTTATTGATACATATGGAGGTCAAGTAATTCAAATACTTGGCGTTTCAATTGAAGATTTAACTATAAGAGGATTTTTTGGTGCAGAAGGTATGTGGGGTTTTAATAAGCAATATGCTTCTCGTTATGAAGATTTTCCAGATGAAGTTGGAGTTGGACAAATAGCGTATTCCCTTAGCGAAAACCAAGGTTATAAAAAGTTTGTTGATGGACCAATGAGAAGCGGAATGGTTCAATTTGCCGAATGGTTTAAAAGTTATTTTTATTACGTTACACAAGCCGGTAATTTTGATAAAAATAATATGGTATTTCATTATCCTCACCTTAATTGGCATTGGAGAATCCGTCCGTTAGATTTTCCCCAAGTAAGATTTGCAAACGATGAGTTAATGCCCCAATGGGAATTAAAATGTGATTATATTGAAGATCTTCAAAATACTTTTGAACAAGAAGTTACCACAACAGCAAAAAAGGCTTTGGGAAGATTTAAAGATGGTGTTGGATTTTCTGAATTTATTGAATGGTCTGAGCCAGTATATAGTAATAAGGAAACAAGAACTCAAGCAGCAAAAGATGTTGCAACTAAATATTCAGATTTTATCGGTGGAAATTTTAGCGAAAAAGAACTTGAAACATTGATAACAAGAGGATTTAGTTATCAAGTAGGACCGTATACACCACACTCTGGACCAAGAGGCTCTGGAGTACCTGCTCCCCCAAATGCTGACACTGTTGGAACGGGAGGATAGGAACAAAATGGCTTACGAAAGAGAAACTTTTTCCCCAACAAGGCATCGTTTTAAGACTCCTCCTAATAATTCTGACCTAATTCAAAAAGGTAACACAATTCATGCTTTCCTTGCAAAAATTAAAATCCCACTAGATAGCGGAGCAGATGTATCTAGTCAAAGAACTTTATTAGATAATACAAATAAAGGTTATTTCCAAGAAGAAAAATTAAATACAAAAAGAAATATTACTAAATATAGTCGCTTTGATATATGGATTACTGAAGCAAAATATGGATATTCTGCAATAGGCCCATCTGCTGTTTCTAAATATTATACAAGAACTTATACCCACTCATTCAAATTAACTCCAGCAAATGTGCAAGGAGTTTGCCGTGATGAAAATGAATATGATGATTTAGCAGACTTTATTAGAGAGGGGCAAATTGCCTCAAGTCAAAATGCTGAAAATGTATTTAGACTTTACATTCCAGCGGCTAAAATTGATTATTTGGGAGTGATTGAATCTTTTCAGGGGGGATTTAATGCTCAAAACAAAGGAGTCCCAGTTGCTCCTAAATTTAATTTTGATTTTACAATCTTTAAAGATTTAAATGATAATGTGCAAAAGTTTGGGACAACTGCACAAACAATTATATATAATTTTGATACTGATAAATATTGGGTGCAAAAGTTCAATGATTATAAAAAAGATTATATTGTTGGTCAATTAATTGATGAAATTGCAGTTAAAAATCCCAAAAGTGAAGTTGGCGGATTTAATAGAAGTTTATATAATAATGCACAAAATGCAATCAAAGGCTCTGGAAGCGTTGCCAGCGTGATCGGCGCAATATTTGAAGGCGGCAATAAGGGGATCAATGACCTTGGAAAAGATATATCTAATTCCATTGGGAGATTGTTTTAATGTCTCAGATTAATTTTAATAGAATTGTTTATTCTCCAGAAGTACAAGTCTATATTCTTCCGGGAGATTCAGATACTCCAATTGATATATCTAACGATATTATTGAAGGCAATATCACAAGAAGAACAGAAGCAGTTTCTACGGCAAGTTTTCTTGTTCAGAGTAGAAAAAATAAAGAAAACGAGATGCTTCTTAGTCAACTTCTTAGGCCAATGGATAGGATTGTCGTTTACCTAAAAAAAACAAAGCCTATTTTAATTTTTTCAGGTTATTTAGATCTTGTTCCTGTTTTTCAGGCAATGCCAGAACCGTTTACAATTGAAGCAAGTTGCACTCTAAAAAGATTAGAATTCACCTACTGGGATCCCGGTTTACCTAAAGTTTACGAAACTTTGCAAAAATATGGTTTTGTTCCAAAATTATCTGAGGGTGGAATTTCTTTTTTCGACCCCAACGCTTTATCCCCAATAGATCTAGCAACAACACCCTCAGCAAATGGAACTCAACAAGTTGGATCTAATACAAGCATTCAAGATACCGGATTTGCTGCAATGCTTAACTTTTTATTAGTTGATGTGGGTGGATGGAATCCAGACAATGTTTGGATCGAACCACTGCCAGAGGCGTGGATGCAAAGAGCAGCACTATTATTCCAAGTAAATAATGATTGGCAAGACAGATATAACCTTGCTCAAGATTGGCTAAAAACATTTTTAACTGCGGGTGGCTCTTCTGGTGGCGGCGATGGAGGTGGCGGCGGAGGAAACGAAAGTCCATCTGCAAGTTCTGCTAAATTAACAAATCGAAGTCAAATAGTTTCAATTATTAATCAAAATATTAAAAAAAATCAATATTACCAAACCGATGTGACTGGAGAAGATTTTGTTAAATATGGAGAAAATTATAATATTGACCCAAGATTTTTAGCAGCAGTTGCGGCGGCAGAAACTCACTATGGAACCAATGGTCAAGGGCAGGCTCCCGAAAAAGGAGGATACTATAATATGTTTGGTTTGGGTAAGGAGAATAGAGCATTTCCTTCTAGAGTTGCTTCAATTAAAGCCTCTGCTCAAGAAATTAGACAACCAAAGCCAAACAATTATTATTTAAATGGAGATCCTAATCAAACTGTTGATGGCTGGATAGTTAACTGGACGCAAAATAATCAAGAACATAAGAATAATGTAATTTCATTTTGGAAGCAAATGGCAAATAGTGCAAATCCTGTAGACCCAACAAAACCATATTCTATTACAGGTCAAGGAATTGGGTCTGCTAGTGAACCACAAACTAATCCAAACACTCCTAACGCCAACAATCCTTCTTCTAATACCGGAGGGTCTAATACCTCACTTTCCGTATATATTGAAGCAGGGCATTCTGATCCAAGACAACCGGGTTATCAAAATCAAGCGGGCGATGGCACAACTTATCGCCGTAGTAATGGAAAAGCCGTTGTTGAAAGAGATGCAAATATAGCCGTTGTTAAAGAAATTGAAAGACTTTACAATGCACTTCCTCAAGTAACAAAAGATAAAATTAATATAAATTTTGCTTACACTTCTCGCCCTCAAGGATGGGCAGGAGATGTATATATATCAATACATCACGATGCCGCTACATATAATGATAATAAAATTGGAATGGCATATCCAAGCAAAGATTCTCGTCAAGGTAATCTTTCTAAAGATCCCGGATTGCCGGGGCCTAATCAATATTCAGACGGCGGTACTGGATGGACTTTGCCCGAATCTGGAGAAGGCGGAAGAAACATAATTAGTGAAGATAATGGTTTGCATAAAAATTCAGCACAACTTGCAAACATATTTGGAGAAGTTGCTTCAAACATAAGTGGCAAATCTGTAACGGGAGCAAGAGATGGCGCTCGCAAAGGTATGAGAAACTACTATGGGTTTTATTATACAAATTCTTCTGCCGCACTGATCACAGAACTTCCTTCTGACGGAACGAGACTTCAGTATGATATAACTAAAATGGCAAATAGTTTCTTAACTACAGTTATTAAATATCAAGATAAAGTCAAAGCAAAAAATTTGCAAGAGTCAATTGCTTCGGGAACAGAAGGCGCTGGAGGATCGGGGCAAATAAATCTCGGTGATGATACTCCTGCATCTAAAGTTATTGCAGCAATCAGGCTAGCGGTTGACCACAACGATACTGAAGGTAATTGGGATCTTGGTTATAGTATGGGCATTGGAGGTCCAGCAAATATTCCAAGTCGTAATGATAAAGCAACGATAGAAGAAGTTATGGCAAAAACAAGAGAGCAATCGCGTTGTTTTGATTGTTCTAGTTTTATCGGGGCGGCGATGAGAAGCGCAGGACTTATTTCAAAAAACGAAAATCAACTAACTGGAAATCTTGAATCAAATTCAACTATCATTGCAGACAAAACAGCCTACAAGCCGGGTCATCTTTTTGTGTCAAACACTGGTGCGGGAGGTGGCCACGTTTGTATTGTAGTTTCGGCAGACGGCCAAGTAGCAGAATGTACTAGGCCCGATACATCTGCAAACTATGGAGAGCGTCGTGGGCCACAGTACAGCACTGTTAAAAGATTTATAGAGAGTGATCGTTATAAGTTATGTGAGCATAACAAAATTGGCACAACAACAAACCCTCCTTCTGGTGGCAGCAGTTCTGGTTCTGGCGAGGGTGGTACTGGGTCCGTAAACAGTTTCCTTCTAGCAAAAACTGTTGCATTTAATGTTGCATTCAACTTTCCCGGGAGTCTTCTTGAATCAATTCTCCTTACGGGAGACCGCGCTCTTGAAAATGATGTAAAACTTTTTGAATCAGTTGGAGAGATTTGTAAAGCATCAATGAGAACTTTTGCATCTTTGCCTAATGGAGACTTTATGGCGTGGTACCCCGATTACTTTAACTTAAGTCAAAAGAATCCTTGGCTAAGAGTAAACACAACTGAAATTAAAAGTTGCACAATAAGCCTTTCAGATCGCCAACTTGTAACTCATGTTTATGTCTTGGGAAACCCGTTTGGCTTAAACCAATCTGATGCATCAAATATACGCTTAGAGTGGTATGAAAAACTCCTTGGTTCGGGAGTGGTGACAATCGAAAGACCTTACATACTAGATTCATTTTTAAGACCATTCGAAAATGAAGATTTGACTAAAGAAGATATAGAAACGTTAGAAGATACTTCTCAATTAAGTGCTGATCAAATAAAAAGTGCAAAAAAGAGGCCGAGAGGATCAATTCTTGAAGGACAAGGATCTGCATATAAATTCTTAGAAAGATATGGTGCTAGACCATATCTAGAAAAGATTCCTACTATTCGTCATCCAATATTTGAATTCTTTTATGCTTATCACACCTTCATTCAAAAATGGGCAGAGCAATTTATTACAAGAGTAGAACTGACCTTTATGCCGGAATTATTTCCCGGTATGATTGTTGAATTAGATGTAAATCCTCAAATTGCAAACTACCCAAAAACGTCTGTAACTTTTTATGTAAAAGAAGTCACTCATTCGTTTAGTTATCAAAATGGATTTTATACAGAAGCGCTCTTGATGGCTCCCGGTACAACTAATAAAGGTAATCAGTGGGCTATGGCTCTCGTCGCTGCTCCAGATCAAGCATCAGATGGTGAATCTAAAAGAAAAAGAGTTAGAGTTAAAATACCTCCAAAGACTCGTTCTCGTACTGGCAATAGTGCTGGAGCAGCAAGACCCGGAACTGGTTCGGGACAATCAGGAACTTCATATGAGCCTGCTGATGCCCAAGATGGAGATGATTAAAAATGCCCCGTAATATCATTAGCCCTTTAAATAAAAAACAATTGTTTGATCCCTTCTATGGAAAAGTTCTCCCTACGACTATTAAATCTTTTACCGGCTTTCCTGCTGTCTGTGCAACTCCCAAAAGTAAAGATATATTTGAAGTATTTTCTTTAGAAATAAAAAATAGTCCGTTTGATTTTACAAAAAGAAACCCAAGAAAAACGTTTTATGAAAGTAATAAATACAGGCCAAACATTTTAGTTCGTCGTCGCGCTTATGAATTTGCTTATTGTGAATTCAAAAAAGAAATTAGAGCAACTGAAGGTAATAGTGCTGGCCCACATATCAGTAGCAGTCCTAATGCCGGAATTCCTCCCTATCAAGAAATTACTGGCGCTTACAATGCCGCTTGGTGTGCATCGTTTACAGCATGGTGTTATTATCAAGCAGGATTTAAAGATATTAAAAACACAAACGGCTTGGCTTTAGCATTAACTTGGGGAGAACGTGGATTAATTGGTAAGAGACAACTAAAAGAAATTTCTGTAAAGCAAGTTCAAGCAGGAGACCTTGTTGTTTTTGGTTTAGAGACTGAAGATTACGAAAATGATCATGTTGGCTTTTTCTCTAAATGGTTAATTAAGCCTTGGGAAAACCGAGGGAAAATCGGTCTTTTTACAACAATAGAAGGCAACACTGGGCCAGATAAGGAAGTAACTGTAAACAGTTCTGGTGGCATTTCTTTTGGCATCTCTGGTCAAGGCGGGCGTGGTGTGTATGGAAAGAAACACACCTATAATCTTAAGAATACAGAAGATGAAGTTTTAGGTAAGACGGTTACATTTGGAAGGATATTTGGAGAATGATGGGAAATACTCCTGAATATCGTTTGATGAATCAAGCGTATTCATATAAAAAGATAAGAATTACTCAGTGTGATCCTGTAAGTGGATATATTGAAGGAAGAGATTCCGCAAATCAACAAATCCAAGTTACTTTTGCTTTTTTTCAACCCTCTTATGTACAAGTGCCAAAAATTGGAGAACATTGGCTTGTAACCAAGTTAGATAATAACTGGGTAACTCATTCTAGATTTGAAGAAGATAGCGAAACATTACCTGTTGGTGATTTAATTGGAGGAGATGTGAGAGTTAATGCTCCTTCTAGATTGTTTCTTAACCCAGAACAAGAACTTATTTGTGATTTTAACAAGGCAAAAAATAGTTTTGCAGAACTAGGCACGGCAACCTTTCCCGGGAGCGCACTCTATGGTTCAGCAACTCTGGATCAAATAAATGCAGGAACTGTAAATATATCTAGCCGACTAATTACGCCACTTAAAACATATCTACCAACAAGAAATGTGGTAAATGGGCAAGAAGAAAAAGTATTAATATCTCAAGATGATATTGTTTGGGGATTTAGATATAGAACCAGTTCTAATTCTTCTTATAAGTGGGATTTTGTTGGCGGCCCAGAATACATGAGTTTTTCTACCGCGACTGTTAGTGGTAGTGTAGTAGGGGTTTGGTATAATACACAATCTCCGTCCATACCCGCTCTTACAATTCCTTACACTGGAGAGTACATCATATCTGGAGGAGCAGAAGTTACATCCACTCACAACAATGCTTCTTTCAGTCTTGGTCTTTCATTAAATGGGGGTACTCCCGGATATACTCTTTCTGGTTATGTGCATGATGCAAATACTTCACTAACTGTTGCGACAAGTTACAAGTTAACAAGCGACATTATTACTCTTCAAAAGAATGATATTTTAAGAGAAGGTTTTAAAATTAACGCTTTAGCCTCGGGTAGTTTGAGTTTGAAGTTTATGTGGATGAAGATTATTCCCATCCGAGTGCAGGCAGATGTTAATGATGATCCAGAACCGATTACTATTTTGCCATACAACGGGGCTTAAAGGGCAGTAATGTTGCAGATAGCGTCACCTAATTAGAGAGGTTTATTTTAAATATGACTTGGAGTTTAAGGCTTTTTAATGGGGATATCGTTAAAGGCCCCGGAAATAGTATAGAAACAGTCCAAGGCCCATCTAAAACGGTCCAAGACTTAATATGTTGGATAAGAGAGCCATATGGTACGGACCCCCTTAACCCAGAATTAGGTTCTTTTATTGATATTGGAGAGGAAGGAACTTCTATCTATGCTAATGGTCGTTTAAATATCTTTGAAGACGACTATTCTCAAATGGTAGTTTCTGAAATATCAAGAATTATCAATGAGTATCAAGTAAAGCAAATGTCACGTTTGCGAGTTGAATTGCAAAAGTATAATGGGTTATATACTTTTTCAGATGACGAGATAATAGAAAATTTTAATATATATTATCAACGAGATTACGACACACTATATGTAAGGGTTGATTTAGAAATGGTTAGTGGAGATGCTTTTCAATTCGACATTCCCGTTCAAACACCATCTACTGCACAAACTTATGGGGGATAATTAATATATGTTTACGCAAGAAGAGATTAGTAAGAGAATAAGAGACCAACTATACGTTTTAGATCCAGAAATCTCGTTAGAAGTAGGAACCCCTGAAAGAAAAATTATTGATGTTGTCTCTCAATCTTTGGCAGATATTCAGTTTGACCAGTTTATTCAAAGATATCAATTAGACTTAGATACTAAATTTGGTCAAGATCTTGATGACTTTGTTCAACTCTTTGGCTTTGCAAGGCAAACAGCCCGTCGCGCTTCTGGATTTGTTACCTTTAGTAGAAAAACCCCATCTCCTACTGCTATTTTTATCCCATCAGGTACTCAGATAAGCACTACCGCCTCTGCCGTTTCTTCTCAAATTCTATTCATAACTGTGGCCGATGGAGTCATACCTGAAAACGGTACTTATGCAGAAGTGCCAATTGAAGCGACCGCTGCTGGCGAAGTTGGCAATGTAACAGCCAATAAGATTAATCGAATCATTACCAAAGTTTCCGATGTTGCTATTGTAAATAATTATACCTCTACGACTGGTGGAACAAACCAAGAAACTGATGATGAATTAAAGGTTAGATTTAAAAACAATATTTTTCGCAACATTGCGGGAACTGACGACCAATTCTTAGCCCTAGCAATTGCTAATCAATATACTAATAGAGCAACCATTATTGGCCCCGTAAGTAAATTTAATGAATATACGACCCTTGATGCTCAAGGAAGTGCTTCAAGTTTTAATCCGAATTCAAAGTATGTTTATGATTTCAACTATTATTTAAGCACCGAGGGCAACGATGTTTCTCGTTTTTATACCCCAGATATAGATTACACTTATGTTATCTCTGCGACAGACCCTCCAGTTCCTCAGATTTATGCAGAAAATTTGAGAAATCCTGCTCCAACAGGAACTCCAGTTGCGGGCACTTCTCTTGACGAAGATTTCTTAATTGGAAATTATCAATATGCATATAGTTACAATTATACGCCCGGTGGGCAAAGTGGAATTAGCCCTTCAAGTAACGAAGTTACTTTTTCCAATGAGGTTGGAACGGTTACTCATATCTATAACAGTTCTGGAACATCTTTGGCGGGTGGTTCGGTCACTTCCAAAAATATTTATAGAAAAGATCTTGGAGTTTCTAATCCCATTTGGGAAAAAGTTGGAACAATTGCTACCCACGGCACCTTTGCAGTAACTTCTTTTGCCAGAGCAGCCGGGGGTACAACAACTCTTTATCTTGGTTCTGGTAGCGCAACTCTTACTGGGATTGAAGTTGGTGGGACTATCTCTGTGGGAACTGTTACTGTCGGAACCGCCACAACCGTTTCCCCCTCTTCTGGAACCGTGTATGCGATTGGTTCTTCTTCAATTACTTATATAAATGCTTCTGGGACTTCTTCAATTGGAAGCGCAAGTTCTAGTGGAACTGCAATCGCACACATTACTGCTTTTTATGACAATTCATCCGTTGCTGTCGGAGAACCTCCGACTGACGATCTAACAGACGGCTCTGTTGTATTCTTAGAGTATGAATATCTTTCAAAGTGGAGCAGAAATATTATTGATACTGTTAATAACTATTCAAATCTAAACAAGATTGATGTTTTCATTTCAGGACAAAATACAGAATCTGCTGAAGACGTTACCGCAGGGCCGGGTAATCTTATCAAGAATGATATTTATGATAAGTACCACTATCAGAATTTTTATAGAGACAATACGACAACACATCCGGGGACGGCAAACTATTTTATAAATCTCGTGTGGACGCCGGTAAGAACTATTCCTTCTATTTTAAATATAAATGGACAAGATTATACACTAGGAACCGACTATTGGCTTCTTAAGGATATTACAGATCTAAGAGATAGCGCACGTTGTCGTGACGGAGTTGAAATCACCTCTACGATGGCAAACGAAATTAATCAGAGTGTATTTTCGATTGAATATACTTTTGACAAACTTCCATTTATTACAAATAAGATTATGGATAGTCACAGGCAGATTGGGCAAGATGTTCTTGTTCACACAGCAAGGTTCCGCTACTTTATTGCAAACCTTGTTGTTATCTATAGTAATGGATTTGTTGTTAATTCAGTAAATACAAATATTGCTAACAATTTAGAGACATATTTTAATAATCAACTTTTTGGAGCGGTTATACAATTAAATGACATTCTACAAATTGTTTATCAAACTCCGGGAGTAGATAATGTTCGCTTTGCAACAAGTGCTGACGATGCTGTGCATTACGGCTTAGAAGAAGTGACCACCAACGGAACAAACATATCAATTTATGAAGAAGACTTTTTGCTAGAAGATATTGATCTTCCGGCGTTCTATTCATTAGGTCCAGACACTAACGGAACAAGCGCTCCTGTTGCGCCGATTCAAAAGACCCAAAATAATTGGATAGTTTAAATGGCTAATATCTTTACTCTGTTAAATAATGGTCAATTAATAGAAAAAAGAGAAATAGTTGAAGGATTAAATCCGCCTGTAGATTTTATGGAGAGGTTAAAAGACTTCTTTCCAGAAGAGGTTTATAATCTAAATTCAGACAGTCTTATCTATAAATTTCTGTATTCAATTTTGGGCGATGCTGGCGTAAACTCAATTAAAAAAGCCTTACTAGCACCAAAACTTTATCAGTCATTATCTTCAACAGATTTTAATGATTTAGATGTTCTTTTTTCAAATACCATTCAATTGACAAGATTGAGTGATGAAATTTATAATTACGATCCATACAATCAGATGCTCACACAAGATCAGTGGGCTGAGATTAAAAGAAAAGATGCTTGGTTCAAAGCCAGAGCGCAAGATTTTATGCGTGGTTCAAATTTAGGGAATACAGAAGAAGGCCTTAAATTATTGGGACGAGCCGCAACAGGCTATGAGTGTGAGGTTTTTGAAAGGTGGAAATATCTAGATGATATTAACTCAGATCAGCCAATTGGTATTCCTGACTATGGTTTCTTAAACTCTTCTCAAGAATTTGTTATTAGACCCCAAATTGCATCTATTACTCCGCAAGAACGTAGAAGGATTACCGAAGTTGTTAGAAGAATTAAACCGGCAAATGGAATTTACAGTATAGAAGTTTCTTCTAATGCTTTGACTGAGGTTCCAATCAATAGCGGAACTGCCTCTAGTTACAATTTTTATATACAAAGATATGTTACTGGTAATAGTCTTATTGACTATTCTTACACAAATAAAAACAATTGGATTGTAAGCGGAGAATCTGTAGAAGCCCCGACTCAGGCTTACTCAAATCGTGCTGAATCAGTTATTTATTTAACTGTCAATTCAATTGAAGCAAGCACATTTCATTTAGGAAACTTTTCTACAGATCAACAAAATCTATTTACTCACTTAAAGCGAGGAACAAACACATATCCGTATTCAGCAGATCAAGCCCTTTCTGACAATCCAGATATATATAAATTTAACAGCCCTTGGACTCTTAAAAATCCCGGCAAGGATTCTTTTGTAATCAATGAGCATTACCCAGTTGGATATTTTGCTGATGAAAACTTTAGCCTAAATAAACCCACAAAATTATTTTGGGCATCTCAAGAGCGCCTTCCTGCCGCTCAAGAAACTTTAACAGTTGATCTGGGTAAAGTAAGACCGCTGAATATGATCCAATTTGAACTTTGTCAAAAACCTTTAGATATAGATATATTTTATTATGATGAGACAACACAAGATTGGGAACTCATTAACTACAGAACTGATATGAATAATGAAACTAGAATATTCTATAACGGTTCTGGAGACTATAGTTGGCAAAATATTGTTTTATATTTTGATACTATTAATGCAAAAGATATTCAAATTGTCTTTTCTAGAAGAACAGATCCATTTCCGTTTTTTAATTCCGATCCATTCCCGTGGTCTGTTGAAGTAAGAAACTTAAAACTCGCTCAAGTTATTGCATCAATAGATGATTTTGTTCCAAATAGCGGGGTAGACATTCTTGGCAATGCGTATGTCACAGAGGCTAAAACCTACGACTCTTCAAAAGCATTTGATGAAAATGAAAATACTTACTGGCAAAGTCAAGTTAACCCATCTCGCTTCGCTGTAGAAAGTTTATATTTTGACGTAAGAACAGGATCTGATCCTTCTTTTATTGATGAACTTTATTTAGACCCCCTTACCCCAGAATGTTTAATGCATGTTTATTACAGTAACGACGATACAAATTCTGACAATTTGGACAATAAACTTTGGACTCCAGTGCCTCGTCATTATTTATTAAAACGTGGAAATTTTAAACTTGTTGAAACAATTTATGCAAAATATATAAAACTTGAATTCACAAAGTTGGCAGTTACTCCTTACAATTCTTTAAGTTTGCCAATTCAACTTGACGTTACCTATCGGACTTTTCCAAGTTGGGTGGAGGGATATATTTACTCAAACCCATCCGGGGCGATAAATGATCCCCTCCAAGACCCTTCTATTTACAATCGTGTTTCGTTTAACGCATCTAGCCTTGGCCTAATCGGTCCAAAAATGGATAAATTAAAAGATGAAACTCCCAAAAGCATTATTGATTTTGTTCAAACAAATCGTAAGAGTTCTGTTTTGTCAGAATATCAGGTATGGAAAAACCCCGAAACAGAAAAAAGCACTACTCCAATTTTAGATAATGAAATAATTCTATACCCAAATCTTTCTTCTAATTTATACCAGCAAAATCTTTTAAATACAGTAAAGCCAAAACTAGTTGATAATAAGTATAGATATTCAATTACAGTAGAAGACTCTGTGAATTGGATTCCAGAAAATCCAATTGTTGCAAAACCGCTTATCACGGTTTCTACAAAGTCAGATAGAACAAGAATAGTAGAAGAAAAAAATTGGCCCGATATGTGGTTTATGAGAAAATGTCGCCACGCTTATAAGGTAATTAAATCACCTAGATCTGCTAACATAGGTTATTATGTAGCAATTCGTGAAGTAAAGTTTTACAAAAAAGACAAAACTGCTCGTAGCGATGCTTTTAATTATAGAGAGAGTCTTGTTGATGACTCTACTATTCAGACAAACACTTTTTTTGAAAAAGACTGGAGATGGACGATTTCTCCCGAACAACAGTTTGTAATCGGCTCAAGAAATATTGTAGAATATGGAGCGGAAAGTTTTAATGGAGTTGCCTTCTAATGCCTTATATCCGTTTATCTAATGGAAGCGCCTTTACAGATCCGTCTTATACCCTTCGGTGCTTTGGCCCAGAGACAGAGCCTGAAATAATCAATGAGCGAGACCTATTGTATCACGGGACAGCGTATACTTCAACTTTTGGGGTTGGCGGAACTGCTTATGTTAACACCACTGTCAGTGAAGGCTGGGTTGGTGCGCCCGGAGTTACGCAAACTTTTCTTTCGGGCACAAGTAACCCATCGTTAAATCCGGGCACTCCATACCCCAATGCTTTTATTCAAGATGAATTAAATCTATTGACTCAAATTGGAATTGGTAAATTAGAAAGTGTTGGAAGCCCCCTTTCTGAAAATGCAGATGGTTATTATAATAACGGTTTGTATATAACAATTGGGACGGTTGATGCTCCCGGGACTTCTGCTCCTCCTAATACTCCCGCATATAGTTTAAGGTCTACTTTTGAAGATAATCTTTTGACAGACTTTCTTAATGGAGTTGAAGATTATTACATACAGATGCCTATTTGGGACTGGCCCGGGACGGCAGTAGCAGCAGGAACTGTTTCTTTTTCTTCTTCATTAAATTATGATGATGAAAATACTGTTTCTATTCCTTTTAATGCGGGGACTGCTGTTTTGATAAATGATCTTTCTTCCGCAGGTAGTGTCGTTTGGAAAATAAATAGAAATGTTTTAACTAATGGTTCGGTTGGGCCGGGTACAGTAGACCTTGCAAATGTGAGAGCAATAAAAGTAGATTTAAGCGCCCCGATGGTTGGCAATGAATATACGTTTAAAACTGGTCCAATGAAAATTCTTACCAATTCTTATGACCATTATAAAGCCAATGTAGACACAAAACGAGGTTATCTTACAATGGAAAGGTGGCCGGGAACGGCTCAACCAGACTTGCCCGCGATTGTTCAAGACGGGCTTTTTGTAAAAAACTTTAAATATATTGCAAAATTAAATGCTGGGACAGTACTCCCCGGAACAGCAACTCCTCATGAATTTTCTATGTATACCCGGGTTCACCCAGATCGTGCTAGTTACCCTGATAAATATTTAAAAACAAAAGTGCAAATTGATGATGCAAAAACTGTTATTTCTTTTTATGAAGGGCCGACGTTAATTACATCAGTTTCTACAAGTACGACATTAGATAATGATTTTTATGTTATTGTAAATTGTAAAGATGCTTTTTATGACGCAAAAGTATTTAATGGCAAAGAGCATTTTATTGAAAATCTTGTTGTTGAAACTGGAAAAATAGAAATTGCAGATACATGGCTTAAAGGACAAACAGCAACAGCCGGGTTTGATGCAGGAGAGGGGTATGCGGGATATGAATTTAAACCGGCTTCGGGACAGTTTTATTTAGATTATTTATATTCGCAAGATGTTGTTTTAGCCGAGTACGAATCAAAAACTTTTGAATCTAATCTTCCCGTTGAGGCGGCGACACTATTCCCAACAGCAATTTCCGATACTGAACTTTTTTTCAGAGGACAAGAGGGGTTTGAAAAAGTTCGAACTACAGATAATTTTAGAATTGGTATAAATGAGGTTGGCAATTTAGATACAGACGTTGTTATTACAGATGACAACAGAATTATTTATGAAACAGAGTCTATTAAAGTAACTAAAAGCCCAAATGCATATATAGCATCTCTTCAATATCAAGACATTATTACAATTCCTAATTTTTCAAAATGCATATTTAAGGTCAAATTGCGCTTTGAAGATAAACTAATGAATGGTAAATTCAAAGTAATTTTCTGGGATAAAAATCGCAGAAGAATTGCTTTTATTCAAGAATTAAAAGGTTTAGTGCCAGATAAATGGAACGAAGTAGAAATACCTCTTATCTCAAACATCCTATATAGCGATGAATTGCTTTTTGAGTTCGGTCACTTTGGTAACGTATCAAGTAGCGGAAGTTATTGGATTGAAAATCCTAGTCTAACTACAGAATCTGTCGAATGGGAAGTTTCTAATAATGATGGAGAAACATATCTTCCGTTCTTAACTGCGCTTTCTAATCCTTATAAAAATGTTAATTTTCCATCTGACAATTTTTATTCTCTTGTTATTAAAGAAGAGCCTGTTATTCTTCAAACATTTGACGATTGGATTGATATTCAATATCAAATGGTTGGAACAACAAATCTTACAGTCAAAATGACAAATCAATATCCATTTGATTTTAATCCAGCCTTTTTACAGGCTTCTGGAACAACTTCTGCTAAATTTGCTTATCCAGTCTTTATGCCTCAAACTGTTGATACTTATCAAACAGGAGTGCAATATTATATACCAAATTGTATTAACTCTTTAAGTAGAGATTATTTTGCTTGTTTATACGATGGAAGTTATATTGAAATTCCTTCAGTAACAGGCTTTGAAAATTCTATTATTAGTTACTTTACTTGGTTTTATTCTAATCAAGATGAAGAAAATTGCAATCTTGGCAAACATGGCGACGTAACTTTTCCATATACTGCTCCGTATTGGTCTTTTGATGGGCTGGGCAAACTTAATTCAGGCAGTGGCAACACATCTATTGGATTAACAATAGATGGCACTGTTTTAGAGTTTGATGTTCCAACGTGGAAAGATAATCAGTGGCATCAGGCAGGATTTACTTACGATAATAATTCCATCAAGATATATTTTGATGGAGAATTAATTGGATCTTCTGCTGCTTCTTTAGTTGGCTCAATGCCAATATTTACAGGTCCGTTTAGAATTAATGGTCCGGTTTCTGTCAGCACCGCTCAACTACCCATCTTAAATACAGCAGTAAAGAAGTTAGATGTAGAAACACCGTTTATGTGGTTAAATGCAATCATATCTTACAATAAAGTTATTGATTCATCAACCGTAAAACAACACTACAATGCCGCAAGATCTGAGTACAATAAGTTAAAAGTAAGGGCTAAAGCATACACTAAAGATGCTTGGATTGCGAGTTATGAATTAATACCTAAGTATGCAACACTAGGGCGAGTAATTACGCCGACTTCTGCAACATTGCAATTTGATTTTTCACAATTTAATATATCTAGATTTGGAGTATAAATAAAATGCCATATACAACACCATCCACTGCCGTAACCGGAGGGACATTAACTACGACAATGTGGAATACGCAGGTTAGAGATAACCTTGATTATTTAAAAAATTACGGAACTGCTTTGGCAGGAACCGTCGGAACCGCAGTTAATTTAACAGCAACTCAAGGGTCAGTAATAAATATTGTAAATCAGCCGATTGGGACGGCAATTACTAGCGCGGCTACCGCTGGTTCTGTTTATACTTTAGTTACAACAGATAATGGTAAACTGCTAATGTGTGCTGGAACTGCTTCTGGAACTGTGCAAATTCCCGTCAATTCTTCTCAGGCATTTGCAATTGGACAAAAAGTAGATTTGGCTCAACTAGGAACAGGAACTGTTACTGTTATAGGAACCGCTGGAGTTACTTTAAGATCAACCCCTTCTGCTATTTTAAGAACTCAATATTCAGCGGCTTCTATTATTAAGATAAATACAGATGAATGGTTACTTATGGGAGACTTATACTAATGGCACTTTCTATTGGCAATATATGTAACGCTCATAAATTAAAAAGAATTAGTGCGGGAATTGTGGGAAGAGATTGGACTGCTAGAGAATCTAATAGGAGTTGGCTATCAGTAGCCTCATCTTCAGATGGAACTAAACTTGTAGCAGTTGTGTACGGCGGTCAAATATATACTTCAACAGACTCAGGAGTAAGTTGGAATGCTAGAGAATCTAATAGAGATTGGTATTCAGTAGCCTCCTCAGCAGATGGAACTAAACTCGTAGCAGTTGTGTTTAACGGTCAAATTTATACTTCAACAGACTCAGGAGTTAATTGGACTGCTAGACAATCTAATAGGAGTTGGCATTCAGTAGCCTCCTCAGCAGATGGAACTAAACTCGTAGCAGTTGTGTTTAACGGTCAAATTTATACTTCAACAGACTCAGGAGTTAATTGGACTGCAAGAGAATCTAATAGGGATTGGCGTTCAGTTGCATCATCTTCAGATGGAACTAAACTTGTAGCAACTGCCGGATATGGGCAAATCTACACTTCAACAGATTCAGGAGTTAACTGGACTGCTAGAGAATCTGTTAGGAATTGGCGTTTAGTTGCCTCATCTTCAGATGGAACTAAACTTGTAGCAGTTGTGTTTAACGGTCAAATTTATACTTCAACAGACTCAGGAGTTAATTGGACTGCTAGAGAATCTGTTAGGAATTGGTATTCAGTAGCCTCCTCAGCAGATGGAACTAAACTCGTAGCAACTGTGCTTAACGGTCAAATATATACTTCAACAGACTCAGGAGTTAATTGGACTGCTAGACAATCTAATAGGAGTTGGTATTCAGTAGCCTTCTCAGCAGATGGAAGTAAACTCGTAGCAACTGCGTATGGTGGTCAAATATATACTTCAACTTATATTTAATGATATAATATATATATGATTATTCAATACGGTTCTTTTCAAGAAATAGAAGAACATATATTAAATATAAAAGATAAAGCGGGAATCTTTCTTATTGAGTCAAAGGCCAAGGGAGAGGTTCTTGTTTCTTCTTTTGCAACAGAAAAATCTCAAGAAATGCGAACCGATATGCTTGAAGGCTTTCTTGCAGAACAAGAAGGTACTCATGCATTCTTTATTGGAATCCGTCCACCCCATTGTATAAAAAAAGAATTATCAGATCGTTATCATGTCAAAGAGGCAATAGAATGGTGCGAAAAGATTATGCATTTATCTATTGGCAATCCCTCATATGATCAAATAGATTATTCGTTAGAGAATATTTTAGCCATAATGAGAGAGGTAGATGACGAATCTGAAGGTATGTATGAACTACTTACAGCGTTAGAAGATCCCCAACTGGATATAGATCCTTCTGTTTTGGATCCTTTCGATAATTCATCCTAACGAGTTTTTCGATGGCAATCTTTTTAGATGAAGAGTTATAAGTCTTTCCAATTTTTACCCATCCAAGTGGTGAGTGCTGATAGAAATCAAATGCAAACTCTTTAAACATTGTGCGCTCTTCTTCGTGGACTCTGTATAGAAGAGCCACGCTTTCACTATCCCTAATCCAAACTTCCATTTATATCTCCTTGTCTCTATCTATTATAGCAACAGCACCATAGAACAAGTCAAGTAAAGCCGCACTATAAATAATAATAAACTGTCCAATCATGTTTATACAATCACCCCCTTTGCAACTGTCGTTACTAACTCAAAAAGAAAGACCCGCTTTTGGCGGGTCTTCTCAATTTTATTTAAGTTAATAATCATTAATAGCGGGGGCAGGATTCGAACCTGCGACCTTCGACGCATGAAGCCGACGGGCTGACCTGACTGCCCTACCCCGCGTTGTATGGAGATGACCGGCTCTGCCCCGGTGTCCCATATAGTTCTATCAAATCAACTTATACAGCCTATATACTACATTGTACTACAGTTTTAACTACAGTGCCTAATAGTGGTAGATTAGGCGGCTACCCCAGCAAATTCCTCTATCCATGAGGCGGGGAAAGTGTCTGGGACAATGACTTCGTTTAAGTTGCCATTTATATTTATTTGCTTATCCAAGCAGGAGTTATAAGGTGACTAACCGCTGATTGACTTGGCTTCTCTATAGGTCGAAACTAATTCATCCCCAAGTTACCACTCTTTAACTGTTCGCACTCTTTTCTTTTTCTAGTTTAGCATACTTCATTGCCTGACCAATAACTTGGTGCATATCATAATACTTATAATTACCTAGCCTGCCAGCAAAGATAACCTCCGGTCTTTTTTGACTGGCCATATCCTTATATTCAAGAAAAAGTTTGTTGTTCTTATCATCTGCTATTGGATAGTATGGATCGCCAGATGCCACAGGAAACTCTCTAGTAACGATTGTTTTGCCTACTTTAAGGCTAGGGTAAAAATGCTTATGTTCTATTATCCTTGTAAAAGGAATCTCTTTATTTGTGTAATTGATTTGAGCGCATCCTTGATAGTAATCATATTCATATTCTTCTTCAACAAACTCTAATGAACGATACTCTAAACGACCAAGGGCGTAATTAAAGAACTGATCAATCGGTCCTGTGTACACAATTTTGTTCGCAATGTCTTTCATATCATGAGTAAAGTTTTGATTAAGTAGAATAGGAATTCCCTCAATTATTTTTTCAATCATTTTTGTATATCCGTTTACTGGAATACCCTGATACTTATCGTTAAAGTAATTATCTTCAAACGTAAGACGTACAGGAATTCTTTTAATAATAGAAGCAGGAAGTTGTGTTGCTTGCCTGCCCCATTGCTTTTCAGTATATCCCTTAATCAAAGTTTTATACACTTCTTCTCCAACGAGAGAAATTGCACAAGTTTCTAGATTTGTTTCGTCCCGTTCTCTTTCATTAAGAAACTTTTCTAGAAGTACGGGACTTTGCGTACCCATAATCTCGTTAAAAGTTTTAAGGTTAAAAGGAAGCGTATAGAACTTATGGTTGTTATATGCTTTTACACGATGGATGTAATTATTGAACTCAGTAAACTTATTTACAAAGTTCCAAATTTCATCGTTGGACGTATGAAAGATATGAGGACCATACTTATGAACATGAATCCCATCAGAATTTTCAGTATAAACATTTCCACCTACATGGTTGCGTTTGTCAATAATCATACAACTCTTACCGGCGTCTGTCATTAAGCGCCCAAAGGTTGCTCCAAACAATCCTGCGCCTACAATAAGGTAATCATACATTAGTTATTTGACCAATCATTAGGAGTGCGAGTCTTAATCATTTCAATCTCAGGAAAACCATTCCTAAAATCAATAACTCCGTACTCATCATTACTAACCGAATAGTAGACCTTACGGATGCCAGCATCATAAAGATGCGCCATGCAAGTCTCACAAGGCTTACCGCTAGTTCGGTTCTTACTCTTAGCAGAAAGAGTAACAATATAGCAATCGGCGTTCTCTAGAGCCTTGGGGTTAGAGCGCCAAAGAGCGTGCATCTCTGCATGAATAGAAATATACTTCTCCAACTTAAGGTCAGACATATGCGCCCAGCCGGTATTAATCTCTCCATCCTTGTGGATAAGGGCACCAACTTGAAAACGCTTAAGGGTAGAACGTTCTGCCATATTTTCAGTTACGGCTAAAAATTCTTCAATCTTATTAGCCATCATAATTCCTATTATTGAGATTATCACGCAACTTGATGCTCAACTCTTCTCTATGCTTTTCTACTTTTTGCAGCCGCTCAACCTCCGCCAGCAGGTATGCAATGTCGTCTGCAAAGCCATCGGCGTAATCATCGCCATGACGCATTTGCTCCACGATGCCAAGATCGCTCCACTCGTTTAAGTTGGCACGAATATCATCAATACGATCCATCATTAACCTCCATGCTGCTGAATATAAGAATACATTGCAATTGCAGAAGCGCACCCAACATTAAGAGAGCGCGTACTTCCATACTGAGGAATATACACAACATCATCAGCAATTGCAAGAGTTTCGTCAGTTACCCGGATGCTCTCTTGACCAAAGACAAGAATAGTCTTCAAAGGCCAATCGTAGTCGCGGATATCCTTAGCCTCTGGATAAGCCTCACAAACGACTACTTTATAATCTAAATACTTAAGCACCACTTCACCAACAGTTGCTGCGTGCTTAATGTGTTCATAATTGTGGGTTCCTACGGCCCCTCGCCGGTCCCAACGCTTGTTCCCAACGATCCACATCTCTTTGCCCGTAAAAGCATTGCAGTTACGAACCACAGTTGAAATATTAAAGTCTTTATCAAAATTTTCACACACCACGATAAAGGGAAAACGCTTAGTATCAAGCGATGCCCGGATTGCATCTTCGTTCCAATACTTGTAATGATCAACTACATTACGATTATCAAGAGCCGCATTCAAAGCACAGCCTCCTTTATTAGTTTACAGAACATGGCTCCACTAGGATTCGAACCTAGACCTGAAGGATTAAAAGTCCCCTACGCTGCCGTTACGCCATAGAGCCGTAAGGTTATTATAGCACTTCTTTTTGGTTTTGCTTCCAACGCTTGTAATTGATCGTATAGATCGTTATATATCCTACGGTGAGTAGAAGAAAACCATACTGCTCAGTTAATATACCATAGAATGTCCAAAGAATCTCTAGCACGCCAAGATAAATCCAAGCCCAAAGACGGTACTTTCCGACATTCCACATGCCAATCAAACTAAGTATTGCTAATATCCAAGACAGCCAAAGTATATTCATGATATAGATCCGGGGGGTGGATTCGAACCACCATGAAGAGATTCAAAGTCTCCTATCCTACCTTTAGATGACCCCGGAATAAATCTAATCTTGGGGATCTGGTTCGATAGACTTTGCCTCCGCACGAAGTCCAGATTTCTTAATGTTACGATGCTCTTCAAGCATTTCCTGATGCTTGCGTTGCCTCTCTACTCTATTAACTAGAGCAATCATCTGATTATGAGCGTGCTTCCAGCGATGTTTTGCGCGTGCCATATTTTTCCTTGTTGTTTTATTAGTAGGGCGTGCGGGAATCGAACCCGCGTTGCCGGGATGAAAGCCCGGTGTCCTAACCACTAAACGAACGCCCCGAGCGCTTATATTTGTAGACTATCAATCAGGCGGCTAATCGTCAAGTTTTTGTAGGGCGCGATATGCTCTTTCAAATCTTTCCCAAGCACGTTCTTCGGCCTCAATATAACTACTTACTGCGTAGTAATTTGGATAATGCCTGCTAGCATATAGATAGTCTGATTTTGCCCGTTCGTATTCATCTAATGGATTATCGAACTGACTTTGATTTTGATCTTCACTCACGGTATTTTCAACCATTTGTCCAATCCTTTGCACTTTAATGCCCCGCAAATTCTAATAAATTTGCACTATTTAAACTATAGGGAAGGTGGGAGTCGAACCCACAAGCCCGAAGGCCAAGGATTTTAAGTCCTCTGCGTCTGCCAATTCCGCCACATCCCCGCTGTCTTAAAAGTATACCAGACAGCCTCAGACCATGCTAACTTCCTAGCCATAGAAACATGCGTGTGCGCCCCAAGCCGTAATACCGACTTGATCACGAATCGCGTCTGCAACTAAAATTGTTTCCCACTTATCTCCAGACCAGAGTTTGTATGGGGAATTTGCCATAAACCAAGTGGATTTATAAATGCCCAAACCACCGCCCCATGTTGGCCCAGAATGTGACCAATTAACACCGTCACCGTACTTAGAATGACCCGGTTGTTCACATCTGCCTAATCTTACAAAGCCTTGCCAATCAGGGACTCGTTTTGCCACATCTTCCCGAGTTGGATTAGGAGGAAACTTAACAAGATCGCGCTGACGATGCTTTTTATATTCTGTCAGACATTTCTTCTTGTCGTTTCCTTCATGATGATAGCAAGGAACTTTCTTTTTGTAAGTTCTCTCATGTTTTGCCTGCACGCCCGCTCCACCGGCTACTTGGGTTGCTGCTTGAAGCGAACCGGAAACTCCAATAGCCGTGGCTATTGCCACTGCTGCAATTGTAATATACTTAAACATAAATACCTTTTGTTGTGGGTTAGGTTAGAACTTATCTGCTCGTTTTTTAACTTTAAAACGAGTGGTTACGTTTTCATATCTGATAACTACCGATTTACTTCTTGTGTCTTCCCTTTCTAACCATCTATGATATGAAAATAGGCCCACCGGGAATCGAACCCGAATTACGACTTTATAAGAATCGCGTCCTTACCATTGAACGATAGGCCAGTCGGAGCGGAGGGATTTGAACCCCCACGGAGTTACCCCCGGCAGATTTTGAGTCTGCTGTGTCTACCAATTCCACCACGCTCCGTTCTGATGGGCAAGGAGGGATTTGAACCCCCGACCTCCTGCGTGTAAAGCAGGCACTCTAACCGCTGAGTTACTCGCCCAAACCTCGGTGGCAGGATTCGAACCTGCGACCTACGGATTAGAAGTCCGTCACTCTATCCACTGAGTTACACCGAGAAGCATAAGACTAACCGTTTAAGCCTATGCCGCTAGGTCTCTCCTTTTGCATATTGTCTGCCCATTGCTGGGCTTTCTTAACTCTAGGCCTTTCTGCTGAAGGCATTCTGTCTTGTTCGGACTTGTTTGGGTGAAGTATTTCTGGATTACCCTTGTGAAGATCTGTGTTCTTTTTGCGTTCATTAATCATAATATACTCCAATCTTTGTTTTTATTTTAAGCGGCTAGCGGGAATCGAACCCGCGCTAATGGCTTGGAAGGCCAGTGTTCTACCGCTAAACTATAGCCGCTTACTCGGGAGGCAGGGATCGAACCTGCGACATAATGGTTAACAGCCATTCGTTCTACCTCTGAACTACTCCCGAAGGAATGGGGCCGAGGTAAAGGAGACAATCAAACCCCCGGCCCCATACTTTCAATCTATCAACAGTAGATAGAATTGTCAACTATGCTTTGACTAAAATTTCCTCACTTGTGGGAATGTCGCAAACTCCACCAACACACTCAAGAGAATTGAGTTCGGCAAAGTTTGAACCTTCAATAACAACTCCCTGCTCCTTAATAATTTTCTTAGCCTCAGCGACTGGAATGTGTTCCAGAGGTTCCTCTCCGCGAGAACCTTGACGATAAATTGTACTTCCTTTACATGAGTCTAGATATTCTAGCCAAATGTCGCTAAGGTTATCCAGCGGATAGTCCTTTGGAAGATTAATAGTCTTTGATACAGCATTATCAATGTGCTTTTGCACAGTCTTTTGCATTTCAAAATGAGCCTTAACTGGAATGTCGTAGGCTCCTACAGCAATCTCTCCAAATTCTTTGTATTCATCTGTAATAACAAGTTCTTGCTTCTTTTGATCGCGGCCCTTATCATCACTAATACGATAACGACGCCAATACACTGGAGCAAATAGAGGTTCAATACCGCTAGTCACGCCAGATACCATTGAAGTCGTGCCCGTAGGGGCAATTGTCATGAGGGCACAATTGCGAAGACCATGAGCCTTAATCTTGTTACGGATGCCACGCTTAAGAGTTTTTGCAAAACCTCCCTGCAAATATTTTTCACGATCAAATCCGGGGAACGGCCCCTTTTCTGCGGCAAGCGTGCAAGAAGCATCATAAGCAGCATTTTTGTAAAACTCAAACAACTTATCTACAAAAGCAAAACCTTCATCTGAATCATAACGAAGACCCAACTTAAGAAGCATCGTGTGAAGACCCATGACACCAGCGCCAAGACGACGATTTAAATGGCACTTCTCTTGAATTTCTGAAAGTGGAAAATAATTAACGTCAAGAACGTTATCTAGAAAACGAACAGCAAGACGAATTGATGCATCAAACTGATCCCAATCAAATTCTCCATCCTTTACAAAACGAGGAAGGACAAGAGCGCCAAGATCACAACAATCATATGCCCCAAGCCAAATTTCTCCACAAGGGTTGGTTGAGATAAGTTCCTCATAATAATAAATGTTGTTCATTTTGTTGGCAAGGTGCCCATTAAGCACACCCGGCTCTCCAGAATTCCACGCATTTGTTACAAGAGTTTCCCAAACCCCTTTGGCCTTAAGTACCTCACCTGTGGGAAGCCCATTAAACTCTAGTTCAATATCGCCATCTTCTTGCACTAGTCTTACAAACTCTTCTGTCGGCATATTAAGAACAACAGAAATGTTTGCGTTCTCAAGTTCCTTGCGATCCAATTTAACATGAAGAAACTCTTCAAGGTCGGGGTGGTTAATATTTAGACACTGCATAAGAGCAGCACGACGGCCACCACCCTGACGAAGTTCATTAGCAATACCATCCTGCATCTTCATAGCAGAAACAGCGCCAGTTGAAACTCCACCAGTTCCCTTGATAGCAAAACCACGGGGGCGGGGCTTAGAATAATTAGCACCAATGCCGCCACCGAGTCCAGAAATAACTGTAGTGTCGTAAAGCATCTTTCCCCAACCTTCTCGGGAATCGTCTACTGGAATAACAAAACAATTAAGCAATTGACCCTTGGGACGACCGGCACCATACCAGATACGCCCTCCGGGCATGAACCTGTTACTGACAAGTTCTTCGTAAAACTTCTCTGCATATTTATTGACCTTTCCATTAGTCTCTGCGTCGGCAATATGACGCGCAACTCTTTCACAGGCCTCTTCCCAACTCTCTTCCTCATTGCGAGCGTATCTTTCTCTAAAGATAATCTCGCCCAATCCTGACGGCTCAAACTTTTCTTTACTCTGCATCTCTACCATTCTAACTCCTTTTACAAATCAGACGAAAGTAATATTTAATGTCTTGTAAGTTGCTTGTTTTAAGATCTTATTTTCCAGAAGATCCGAACCCGCTGACACCTCTTCCGTCATGAGACTGTGGCAATTTAGGAACTTCTATCGCATTTACATTTTCGTACTTGACGATTACGAGTTGGGCGATCTTGTTGTCTATATAGACTCTATAGTTTTCCTTCGTCAGATTCAAGAGCAGAACTTTAACTTCACCACGATAACCAGAATCAATCAGTCCGGGAGAATTAGGAATAATAATTCCATGCTTCCCCATAGAAGATCTTGGCAAGACTAATCCACAATATCCATCTGGAATTGCCATTGCCATTCCTGTAGAAACAACACTAACTTCTCCGGGAACTAAGTTGACTTCTTCTGATGCTAGAAGATCAAAACCAGCATCTCCATCATGTGCTTTTTCAAGCATTAGGCTTACATCTTTAGTAAGTTCTATAGGTAGTTCTACCAACAGTTATATCCTTTCTGTATTCACTAAGTAACCTATAATTACTACTCCTTAACTTGTAGTGTAGCACCTATTTAAGCCTTTTGGGGGTGATTCCATGTATAATATGGACACCATAATCGGAGCGGCATGGCTTAGGTCAGTTGATAAGATAATTGACGGACTAGGGCATAAGAAAAAGAGAGACTATTTTAAAAAGATAGATCATTCTTTTGGAGATGCGATGGAAAAGTTTTGGGACTCAGCAATTGAAAACCAAATCGAACGAAAAGAGATGTATTACTTTGCGCTCGCGTTTTTTACCGGATATTATGAAAGTTTGTTGGATATAAGATAATGAAGGCCATGAAGCAAATATTGTGGGATATCAAGAACGACCTGATCCTTGTAACGGATAATTATAATACTGCCGATCCAGAGGGCGAGTACATCTCTGGAGAACTCCATCAAACAGATGATGGCTGGAAAGTTGTGCTGCACCAAGATAATGTCACTGCCCCGGCAAATCTTGATTACTTTACGAGACTGTGGAATGCATCTTATCCAGATAAAGTTATCTCTGCTTCAGATATTCATGTTGCAGATAAACTTGTAACTGCCGCAAGCAAAATTATTGTTCCCAAAAAGAAACTGGAAAGACTAGATTTTGATGAGTACCCAGAATTTGGTCAATATATGAACTCTCCGGGTCACATCCACCCTGATGAAGATCCTGACACTATGAAGATAAGAAATCGCCTTGTTGGTCGTCTGGGTGAAATGATTATAAGGCACGGGCGCATTCCGGGGCTACAGATGCTTTCTGATGATGAACATGATGTTGAGGCAGACCAACATCCCGTAGATGCTTTATTCAATTATGATGTTGGTAACGGCAAGGAACCTTTTGCTGCCGAAATTAAAGCGTCATCTGGTCATAACTTGAGACCATACAAATATATAGTTACTGGATACGGCGCAAAATCTTCAAAGAAAGCAATTGCTGACAAACTCTCTCACACAAGTTTGTGGGATAATTATTCTCCAGCAACAATTGGGCTTACTATGAGATATGATGACAATGCGGTAGACGCATATATGCTCCCTCACGCGATTGGAAGTTTTAGTAAATCTGCAAAAGGTGCTATTCCGCTAATTGAAAACATGCCTTTTGATTTTAGTAATTTCCATCCAGATCCGTATCACCAATCTCGCCTTCCTGAAAGACGAGTTCATGGAGTTGACTGGCAACAAAAATATGAAGAATCTCCAGACCCGAAAGATATTTTTTAAATGAAAACTAAAGAAGCCAACATATTAGATCCAATTCATGCCACACTTGATCAAGATGTGTTCAACGGGATGACTCCTAAAAAAGAACTATTTGATTATCATTTAGATCATGTAAATGAAGTCTTTCGTCAGTACGGGTTTAACAAACATGCCTTTGATTATTTTCTGACTGGTTCGCTCTGCACATATCAATATTCTGAAACATCAGATGTTGATGTATCTATTGTTTGTAACCTTGATGACTTTAGTGAAGAAGATCGTGCAGATCTTATTTCAATTGTGGTTAATTCTTTAGATGGAGAATTCTTCCCCAGAACACTTCATAGGTATCAACATTTTGTACAGCCTTATGGAATAGATATTTACGACCTCTTTTCCCTCGGAATGAGGGCTGCTTGGGACTTTCAAAAAGATGATTGGGTTGTTAAACCAGATCGCTCAAAATCAGTTGATATAACTGAAGAAAAGCCAGATTGGATTGCAACAGGGATTCAGTTTTCAGACAAGATTAATTCATTAATAGATGCCAATAAATATGATGATGCTAAAGCGATGTACAAAATTGCACATCAGAGAAGAAAAGAAGATCAAATCATTTATGGCGACTATAGTGAAGGAAATATTATTTATAAATTTCTTGACAATAATGGAACATTTGACAGATTGAGAAATATTGGCCAGAGGATTGCGTAAATGAATTTATCGGAAACAATTTTAAGACTTGTAAATGATGACCCCGCTGCAAAGATGGCAGTTGACAGCCTCTCCCCTTTTGGAGAAGTTTATGTTGTCGGTGGAGCGCCAAGAGATGTTGTCCTTGGCAAAAAGCCTAAAGATATTGACATTATGGCTAAGGTCAACGGAGATACAATTGAATCAGTCTTAAAAAGCGTTCCTAAAGGAAAATTATCTTTGACCGGAAAGCAATTCCCAGTATATCGTTTTAATTATGGGGGAAGCGAAGTAGAGATTGCTCTTCCTCGTATTGAAGTAAAAACTGGAGAAGGAAATAAAGATTGGCAGATTAAATCTGACTCTTCTATTCCTGTAGAAAAAGATTTAGAAAGAAGAGATTTTACTGCAAACGCAATTGCTGTAAATGCTAAAACCGGACAAGTCGTTGATCCATTTGACGGATTAAAAGATATTGAAAATGGTGTTCTAAAAACGGTTCACTCAAATTCTTTTCGTGATGATTCTTCTCGCACAATGAGAGCCTTAACCGCCTTAAGCAAACACGGACTTCAACCAGATGAAGAAACAAAAGAACAAATGAGATTGCACGCCCCACATCTCAAAAAGACACCAATGGAAACCGTTGGACAAGAATTAGAAAAGATTTTGTCAGGCAATTATCCATCTGAGGCAATTAAACTTGGTCAAGAAACTGGAGTGTTAGATCATTTTCTTCCCGAAGTTCACTCCACATTTGGGTTTGATCAAAAAAACTTTTATCATAAGCATGATTTAGGCACACACATTATGAATGTATTAAAAAATGTTTCGGGATTGACAAGTGACACCGATGTTCGTATGGCAGCATTATTGCACGATATTGGTAAGCCCTCATCCATGTGGGAAGATGAAAACGGGGTGGGTCATTTCTATAAAGGAGAGCAAGGACAAGGTGCTAATCACGACGAAGTTGGCGCAGAAATGGCTGAAGGAATATTGTCAAGGCTTCGCTATCCCGCAAACCGAATTGGTAGAATTAAACACTTAATTAACAATCATATGTTTCCTTCTTTTAATTCTCCAAAAGGCGCAAGAAAGTTTCTTAATAACTCAGGATCGCCAGAAACAGCCCACGACCTACTTAACCTCCGAGAAGCAGATCATATGGGCAAAGGTAATGAAAATGCTACCCGGATGATGACTGATAAGATGAGAAGTCTTATTAATAATGAAGCCGCATCGCAAGCAGTTTTTTCTCCTAAAGACCTTGCAATTAACGGTAATGATATTATTAAGTTATTGGGGATCTCATCAGGCCCACAAGTTGGGCAAATAATTAAAAAAATAATGGATTTGGTCATTGAGCATCCTTCCCTAAACAATCGTCAAGAATTGTTAAATATTGTAAAAACTCTATACCCCTCTAAGGTATCATCAAAAATGAAATTTGCCGCAAACGTTCATCCTAATTTTCACAAAGGTATAAGCAAAACATTTGAAGAAGGACAAGGCTTTACTTGGAACTCAGACTTCTCAGGGTACGAAGGAGAAGGATTTGGGGTCGGCCTTAACGATCACGGAACTGCTATTGATATTAATCATTTTGATGCAGAAGATGTGAAAAGATTTAAAAATGAACACGCTAAGTTCTTATCTCACAATCCTGATGTAAAAATCGGATCTTGGAATGACACAAAAGGTGGGAAAGGCTTAGTTTATCTAGACCTAATAAGAATTGTCCCAGAAGAAATAAACGCCTTACGACTGGCCCAACAAGAACAACAAATAGCCTTTTATGACTTTAGTTCCGGCAGAGTAATTAATACACAACCGGATATTGCTCATGAATATCCTATAGATCGTGATGATGACGATCCAAATCCTGAGCATTTGCAGGAAAATTACAACGTAAACGCAATGAGTTATTAATGTCTGAGTTAGATGTTGTTAAGAAAGCAAAAACAGTTAAAGAGGCCGTTGCCTTAGTAAAGGAAGCGGCTTGGGTTGATGTTAGAAATAAAGCAAAACGTATTAAAGATAACGGTCAGGTTTTGCTTAATGTCAATGAAGTTAAGATTGTCCAAGGTCAAGTTCAAGGAGATAATGGATTGTACGATGTGGTTATCTATCGTGAAAATCCAGACAACAATAAGATAACAAATTGGGAATGTGGCTGTGACTGGGGAAAGTATGCGTGGCAAAGAACAAGGCAATGGAAGAAGTTTGAAGGTCGTCCTTGTTCACACATTGTTGCCGCGATGTGGCAATCTTGGGGACAACCTTTAACCTCAGATCCACAAATGACTCTGTTTAAGCAGAGAAGGCAAATGCCCCCAGCACCTATGCCTAACTACGAAGTTATGCAGCAACAAGTTCCTGAAGTTACCATTCCAGAAGAACCGGGAACTCAATTAACTTTGCCGGGAATGGAACAATATACTACCCCGCAGCCGGGGATAAGAACAACAAAGTGGAAAAGGATTTAAAATGTCAAGCAGTTTCCCTATAACAATTTCTCCTGAAGATTCAAATTTTGTTAACTATAGAGAATTTGAAGACTTTAGGCAGGAAAGTCGGGATGCGTTTGGTGATTTGTCCAAGTCTATAGACGAGAAGTTTAGCCAGTTGGGAATTCAAGTGGAAAGTTTAAAAAACGAAATTCAAACATTACAGATAGATCAATTAAAGTTCCAACTGTCTCAAACAGAAAAGAGCATGGATCGGGAACTGGTTGAAAGTAAAGAAGATAAACGGCATACACGCAATTTGACAATGGCAATTACTGCTGCTATTATAGGCCCATTAGTTGGTGCATTTATTGGCGCTATGTTGCCCAATATTTTGTAAAGGAAAAATATATGACAAATGGTGAAAAAGTAGTTAAGAAAGCGTTTGAATACCTTGGTGTAAAAGAACAACCTCTAGGCTCTAATCGCGGCTCCGATATTGATCGTTGGGAGGCTCGGTGGGGTTTAAAGGGTGAACCTTGGTGTGGAATGTATTCTGATGCAATGTATGCGGAAGCAGATGTAGATGATAGTGGTATTAATCATCCTGCTACTTCGCAGATTTGTGTAAATGGTAAGAAATATAAGTGGGATGGAAGAAGTACAATTCCTCCCGGTGCCCTTTGGGTGAACTGTGGAGTTCATGTTGCCATCATTACTAAGCACAATAATGACGGAACTGTTTCAACAATTGAAGGAAATAAAGACAACATGGTAGCAACTGGCCGTCGTCCGATTGCCGGGGCAACTATTATTATCCCTCCCTCAATTAAACTATTGCCGCCTCCTCCCAAGTGGGAATACTGGCTTGAAGATACTCAGGCTCGTCCTCAACTTTTAACAGTTAATGGAAAAGTTGCTCGTTGGAAAAGTAAGGCTGCAAGAGATAAGACTCTTGAACTACTTAAGAATAATCCTGAGTACCGTCAACTAAGGCCTAGGCCTGTAAGCCGTGGTGAGGGTAAGAATAAGCGTTACTTTATCCTCATCGGCAACTTGAAGTATTATGGCGCATTTGATACAGTTGACATTAGAAACGCCGCACAAAAGTCACTTGAAAAGCGACTTGGACACGGTTTACGCCGTTTCCGCAAGAAAGCAAGTTAATATTAACTAGGAGATTTAATGAACACAGATGTAAACGTTGGTTGGGGTCCAGTAACAATTACTGGAATCGTAACCGCTGTAACTTCTGGATTGTTTGCAATTGCAGCATTTTTGACTACCTTAACAGGTAGCCTGCCCGCTTCAGTTTCAGACAAATACGGTTTTTGGCTAGCGACAGCCGCAGGTATCGTTTCTGCTCTTGCTCAGGCAATTGTTGGTGCCTCTCGCGTATTCTTCGCCAAGCAGAAGGTTAATCTTGTAAGCAACATTGCTTACGCCAATCCGGCAGCAGTTACCGCAGATGTTGGAGATAGTGTTGTTACATACGAGGATGATCCTGTAATTTCAGACACAAACGTAACTCCTCCACTTTCTCCCAATAAGTAGTCAAAAAATAAATAAGCAGGACAGATGAGGTCTCTTCGGGGGCCTCATTTTTGTTGGGACACTTTGCCTTAATATAAGAGATGAGTGCATTTAAAAACGGTGATATTGTTAAGACTAAGACGGATGTTTTTGGCGTTGTTCAGCCATACTTGCCCGAACTCTTAAAAATTCCAACTAGAGAAGAATACGAAATACCGGAAGAATCTGCTAATTTAGAATATAAACAGCAAGTAAAAAATAAAACTCCCGGGAAAAGCGGCCCCCCGGGTTCTGAAATGAATGAAACTGTTCGAATTCCTAAAGGTAAAATTGGAGAAGTTTTATATTCAGATGAAATAGACACAATAGTTATGTTTCCTATCCACGAAACTGCTCCTTCACAGCCTCATCTAATAAAAGCCCAAGGATTTACAAAAGATTTTCAAAGGGTGGTTAGAGACCCAGAAAAACACCCTTTTATTCAAACAAAACCAAGAAATCTTAAGAATCCTCAAAAGCCTCTTGAAGAACCGGAAAAAGAAATTATGGGTGAGATTGTTGATGTTAGTCCAGTAAAGAAGTTTTTAGGTAAATGGAATAAACTTTCAGAATCTATGGTTTTGCAAGGACAAAATCCAAATGATCCATTAGATTGGGAAGGTGGGCAAGGGCCTCATGCAAAACTTCTTGAAGCGCAAGATATCTCATTTTTAAACTTATCTTCTGAAGATCAAAAAAAGGCTGTAATTAATGCTCTTAGAGTTGGCATTCTTTCTCCTATGAAAGATCTTTCACATAATGCTATTCATTATCAAGACATTGCAGACATTCCTTCATATCAAAGCGATGTAAATGTTTATTTGCAACACCTCGGCATAACGAGAGAGGAATGGAATAAACAAAGAGATATTTATCATCGCAAACACCCATTTGGCATGAAAGAAGAACAAGGCATGTTGTTTGACGATGAAGGATACGATATGCCAGAAAAAGAAGAATTGTACTGGCAAAAGTATCCGGGGTATATTTATAGACACTTAGACTCCATTGCTAATCTAGGTTCTATAGCCGAACGTTTAACAGAGTTAGCCCGAGAAGATTTTAAAAAAACTGGTGGTACTGGACATTTTTGGAGAGAGGGATTAAGAAACCTTAAAATTAGCGGTGTTAATAATAAAGTTGCTTCTTTTGCGTGGCTATTACTTGCTCCAAAGAGTTCTGAATTGGCAACCGTAGATCGTCACATGATGAATTTTTTAGGAAAGCCCGATTTTGTTCCTAGTACAAATAAACAATACGATCAATATGAAAGTCAATTAAAAGAAGTTAAATCTCAATACCCAGAATATGAAAATATGCCTTTAGGCGCGTTTCAATGGGGAGTTTGGGACAACGTGAGAACTGGACCCGGAACTCATCAACTTCACGATTCTCTCAAACCAATTGGATTTAAGCCATACTGGGAGACTAAATGGGAGAAAAAAATAAAAAAGCCTAAGCAAGTAGTTCAACAACCAGTTAAAGCGCCAGCAAATCAAATGACAATTGCTAAACAATGGAGAAAAGTAAATGAGTTATTCTAAAGTACCAAAGAGTAGATTGGGTCCACTAAACATTGGTAGCGCAGATATCGGTACCGCTGGTCTTCCAGTATCTATTCTTTCAGCAGGTTCTGCAACAAATGGACAAGCATTAATTTTTAATGGAACGGCTTATGTTCCAACTGCAATTCCAAATTTTGTTACTTTTGTTGATTCGGAAATTCCAGTAGGAACAAAAAACAGCAATAATGTAACATTTACTCTTGCTGGCACCCCAACACCTTCTGCCAGTCTCCAACTTTATGTTGGAGGTTTGTTTATGTCTCCGGGATCTGCTGGAGATTATACATTAAGCGGCACCGTAGTTACAATGACTGTTGCCCCCGGCGCAAATGATGCAATTTATGCTTACTATAGAAAGTAAATAAATGTCAACCAATCCCTTAATTCTTCGCACTCCAATTACTCGCAAGGTCCAAGACCTTAATGGTAATGCAATCTCCGGTGCCACAGCCGATATTACAGTTTCTCCCGGAACAACTATTGCTACCGTTTACTCAGGAGAGACTGGGGCAGGGACAGTATCGCAACCTCTTATCTCGGGGGCCGATGGCTCGTTCACTGGTTGGTTGGAAATTGGTTTATATGACATAACAATTTCTTCACAATATGGAGTTGCAACTTCTCGCTATTATGTCAATCACCCGCAGCAATCACTTCTTCAAGGTGATAGCCCCGATGACGAAAACTTTCAGATTAGAGATGATGGAGATACTCAACCTCGTCTAAGCATTGATGCTGGAGGAACTGTTGAGTGGGGTTCAGGTTCCGCACAAGAAGATACTAATTTATATCGTTCGGGTTCTGCTTCATTAACTACAGATGGAGCCTTTGTTGTTGGAACGAACCTTAATGTAGGAGGGGACGATTTGGCCCTAGCAGTCAAACTTAACAAAGAGGTATTTGGATAATGGCATCTATTAGCAAACTATTACTATCCGGCTCTACTAATGGCCGATTCATTCAAGTAACTGGCACTTCTACGGCAGGAGCCAATACTATCCACACTGCCGTTTCTGGCACCGCCAATATTGATGAACTCCATATCTTTGCAACTAATTATCACAGCACCGACGCAACTCTTACTGTTGAGTATGGTGGAACTGGCGCAAACAATGAAGTTAAATTTGTTCTTCCTGCAAACGTAGGTCTTATCGAAATTATCCCTTCATTCTTATTACAAAACGGACTTGTTGTTAAAGCATATGCCGACGTTGGCTCGGTTGTAAATGTAGGTGGATTCGTGAATAGGATTACAGCGTAATGGGCGCTCCAATTGTAGTAAATACCGTTAAGGTTCAAGGAACTGTTACATCTACTCCTTCGGGCACCGCAGCAATTATTGGTACTGTATCTCAAAATGCCACATGGAATGTAAATGCCATCCAATCAGGCAACTGGAATATCGGTGGTACTGTCAATCAAGGTGGCTCATGGACTGTTACTGCTAATGTTGGTTCTGGTACTTGGCCCGTAACTGCTATTCAATCAGGTAACTGGTTTGTTGGTGGAACTGTTACTGCTACTAATGTTGCTGCCGGTGCGTTGTTTGTTCAAGGCACTACTACTGCGACCAATGCAGCCGCTGGCGCACTCTTTGTTCAAGGAACAACTACTGCAACTATCCCCGCATCTGCTCCCGGTTATGTTGCTGGTACGGTAACTATTCCAGCCTCTGCCCCCGCTTATGTTGCAGGTACAACTACAGTTACCAACGGTTCTGCAAGTGCCCTTTATACACAAGGTACAGTATCGGTTGCAGGAACAGCAAATACAATTGAGCGCGGTTCTGCTATTGCTCACGGCTCCGCTGCTGTTTCATCATCTGCTCAAATTATTGCAGCATCTTCAACGAGAAGAACCGCTGTTCTTACCAATCTAGGAACAGATTATATTTGGCTTGGAGCATCTGGTGTTGCATCTGGTTCGGGACTAAGGTTAGCCCCCGGACAGACTGCTGTTATTGATCGCGCTCCACAAGCGGCAATTCATGGTGTGGCTCAAAGCGGCACTCAGAGCGTTGCCTTCTTTACGGAGAGTGATTAAAATTGGCGGTTCTTTCCACTGTTGCTAATGTAGCCACCCCCGGTTTACCTGTCGGTTCTATACAAGCATTTGCTGGAGCAAACGCCCCTACTGGCTGGCTACTCTGTGATGGCAGTGCGGTTAGCCGTGGAGATTATTCTGACTTATTTAGCACCATAGGAACTTCGTATGGTTCCGGGAACGGAGCAACGACTTTTAATCTTCCAGACTTAAGAGGCCGGGTTCCTGCGGGTAAAGATAATATGGGTGGTACTGCGGCTAACAGGCTAACAAGTTCTTATTTTGGAGGAACTGCAACCAATCTTGGGGCTTCCGGTGGGTCTGAAAGCCATCAATTAACAGAAGCACAATTAGCATCTCACACTCACACTCAAAATGCTCACTCACACTCTGTAGAATCTCCCGGAGGACACAGTTGGGGTGCAAACTTTGGAGGTCTTTCAGGTGGAGCAACATTTACGTTCTCCCCTTCTGGGGTTTGGGCTGGCGTATATGGGGGTCAAAATTTAACGGCTATGGGAGTTACGGCAACTAATCAAAACACAGGTGGTAATGGTGCCCACAACAATACCCAACCTACTCTTATTGTTAACTACATAATTAAAGCAGTAGCAGATATTGCTAGGGGCGGTTGGTATAACAATTCTAGTCCACCTGTCGTTACTCAACTTCCATTAAATCCAGCATATGGAGAAACTGCTTTATTATCTACTGGAGGAACTGCTTTAGTCTATTACTGGTATAGTGGTTCAAACTGGCAGCAAGTTTCTGGAGTCGCACAACCTACGGGTTCTGTTATTCAAACAGTAGTTACTAGAATGGACACCAGAACAACGTTTGCTTCTTCAAATACTGGAAACGGAAACACAATAACTGGTTTAAATTTAACAATTACTCCAAGATTTAGTAACTCTAGAATTATTTGCGAGTGGACTATCAATGGAGAATTGCATCAAGATAATGTATTTCTAATTCACAAAGATGGATCATTAGTTTCAGATGGATATAATACTGTTCTTGGAAACTCTAGATGGTCTGGAATGATGAGTGGTTTTTATGATCAGAATGAAGATTCTACACCAAGTAATTGGAAGTTAACTTATGTAGATAGTTCTTTGGGGTCAACAAACGCTAGAACATACGCTCCAGCAATCAGATCTAGCAGTGGAGGCAACTTTACTCTTGCGGTAAACAGAACCTTAAACGGAGCAACACAAGATGCGTATGAATCTATGGTTTCATACGGAATTGCGATGGAGATTGCTCAATGATTGATAATAATAAATTCCCATGTGTAGAAAACGCACTTCATATTTTAAAACCAGATTCTTTGTGGTCAGTTGAATATGATGCAAAAAATAATTGGAAAATTAATTGGGCTGACGAACACCAAGAAAAGCCTACTGATAAAGAAGTGCAAGATAAAATAGATGAGATGCAAAAAGACTGGGATAACTTTTCTTATTCATTAAATAGAAAAAAAGAATATCCTGAAATAGTAGAACAGTTAGATATGATTTATTGGGATTCAATTAATGGAACTGAAAATTGGATTTCTAAAATATCTCAAATTAAAAAAAAATATCCAAAGAGTGAATAATGGCAGTATTATCTAAAGTCGCAAACATTGCAGTTCAACCACAACCTGTAGGAGTCATAGAGGCTTTTGCAGGATCAAACGCGCCCAATGGTTGGCTCATTTGCGATGGCTCACAAGTATCAAGAGCATTATATCCCGAACTCTTTAGTGTTATTGGAACTACCTATGGTTCAGGAGATGGGTTTACTACTTTTACTCTTCCTGACTTAAGAGGTCGCACTATCGCCGGTAGAGATGGTGTTAATAATATGAATAATGGGCCGACTAATAGATTAACTTCCACTTATTTTGGGGCCTCGGGAACTGCTTTGGGCAATAATGGTGGTGTTGAAAGTAATACTTTATCAACATCCCAGATGCCAAGCCACACTCACACCCAAGACGCTCACATTCACCAAATGCGAGTGAATTCCTTTGCCGGTGATAGATTTATTACATTAAATAATGCCGCTGATGGAGTTTATTATAATATTGTAGACAATGGTGGTGGTGGCGGCGACGGTTCTGACGCCTCTCGTATCGTTTATGCAGATAGTCGAACTGCAACTAATCAAAACACGGGCGGTGGGGGTGCCCACAACAATACCCAACCCACAATGATCCTTAACTACATAATTAAAGCAGTTAGTGAATTGCCTCGCGGCGGTTGGTATAATAGTTCTAGTCCTGATTTAGTTACTTCTCTTCCTAGTAATCCATACGAGGGGCAAGAAGTTTATTTACAACAAACTGTTGCAGGAACGATATATCAAACTGCTAAAAGATATAGCGGAGGTACTTGGTATGATACGGGAGCAGTTACCAAACCTTCTTGGATTGCCCCAGCACTAATTAATGGATGGAGTAACTATGGGGCAAGTTATGATACTGCCGGATATTTAAAAAGTCCAGATGGTTTGGTTATACTTAAAGGTTTGTTAAACGGAGGATCTAAAACAAATGATATTTCCTTTGTTTTGCCAGCGGGGTATAGACCCGCATCAAGAAAATTATTTCCAGCAACATCTGGAGAACCGTGGACTGTTTCAAGAATTGATATAGATTCTTCAGGAAACGTTTATCCAAGCAGAACAGGAAATACTTGGGTAGGGCTTGACGGAGTTTCTTTTTATGCGGAGCAATAATGGGTAATTTATCAGCATTAGCAAACAATGTAGTCCAAACTACCCCTGTGGGTGTCATAGAAGCCTTTGCAGGAGTAAATGCCCCTGCCGGTTGGTTATTCTGCGATGGCTCTGCTATATCTAGAATTCAATATCCTGAATTATTTTCGGCGTTAAGCACAACATATGGTTCGGGCGATGGTTCTGCTACGTTTAACATACCCGATCTTAGAGGAAGAATGCCATTTGGAAAAGGCACTCATGCTGATGTTGCATCTTTAGGACAAAATGAAGGTGCCTCTCTTGATAATAGAAGACCCAAGCACCAACATACTGTTTATGATCCTAGTCACGGGCACAGCATTCAAAGAACAAATGTTGCTGCTAGCGGTCAAGGAACAGACACTAGTACGGTTTATAGATTACAATTAAATTCAGGCGCTGGTTATAGTGATACGCAAGGAAACACAACAGGAATCAAAGTTAATCCTGAAAATGCATCTTCGTCAAACTCGCCAACAGACGCGCCCCCCTATCTAGTAGTTAATTATATTATTAAGGCTGTGGCCGATCTTCCTAGAGGCGGTTGGTTTTATCAAAACTCTCCACCTGTTGTCACTCAACTTCCTTCTAATCCTCAAATTGGTGAAGAAGTTTATCATTATGAAAATTCTGTTATTAGGAATAAAAGATGGGACGGAACCCAATGGACAATATTTGGCGCGGGCGGGTCTACTCAACCAAGATTTTTTGTTGCAAATGAAGTCGGTTCAACAGTATCTGCAACAAATAAAGCAACATTCAATTTTGTTTCTGTGAATGACGGAAATTGCTGGAGTGCGGCAAATAATAGATTCACAGCACCGATCACTGGCTCATATTATTTTCACTATTCGCTTCTTAATTCTGCACCGTCTGCTTTTTATGCAGATTTTAGAAAAAATGGTTCTACTATGTCAACCGGATCGTTCCCGCGAGGCTATTCTGGAACTCAATATATTGCCAATACTGCAAGTGGCATTATTCCTCTTAACGCTGGAGATTATATTGAAATTTGGATAACAGGAGGTACAATGCATAGTTACCATTGTTTCTTTACTGGAAATTTGATGGGATAATATAATGACCTCTATATCAGATACAGAAGTAGTTAATGCGCCGGGTGGGTTGGTTGAGTTGGGGTACTCGCAGATTACGTCGGGCGTTGCAATAAATAATGGTGTCGCTGGAACCGGCGTAGAAGTTATCGCGCCACTTACAGTTGTGTGCGACGGAAGCCCGATCATGGTGGAGTTTTTTACTCCCGAAGCACGCCCGTACAATGCGGCAAACTATGAACTCAACATCTCTCTATTTGAGGATTCGTCTGAAAAGATCAGAAGTTGGGGTCGCCAGTACAACGGCGTAGCAAACTTCGACAACAAGCCAGTTCATCTTATGGCGCGCTTGTCTCCCTCTGCTGGCTCGCACACATACAGCGTCAAGGCGTACGTCACCAATACGTCCCCATCTACAAATACTGGACGCATTGAGGCCGGAAGCGGTACAACTGGTTCCGCCCCCGCCTTCCTCCGCGTAAGCAAAATCCTCCAAGCCTCTCAATTATTAGTAACTCAATCTAATGCGCCCATTGTTACTTCTTTGCCCGCAGGCAACCTCGTTACGGGTCAAGAAGTTGACCTTTACGTTACCTCTCCCTATGCGGGCTATCAAAGATATAAATGGAATGGCTCTGCTTGGTATATGATGGGAGATTCTAGAGGCGCAGAGTGGCAATCATTTAGCCCCGGAATTGCAAATATTACTCTTGGAAACGGAACTTTACAAAGTAGATATCGTGTTTATGGAAAAACTATAAATTATATAGGTCAACTACAGTGGGGATCTACTACTTCAGCAAGTGGATACTTTGTGGTTAATCTTCCAACAAACGCTTACAATAGTTTAATTGTTGGTTCTGTATTAATGATTGATGGGGGAACGAGAGCGTGGACGGGAAGTTGTGCGCCGTGGAGCGCTGGACAATTTTATATTATTCACACAGAGTCTGGAAACTTTGGTGGAGTGAATCAGACTAATCCCTTCACTTGGGGCAATGGCGACTATTTTACATGGAACATCACTTATGAAATGGCTTAAATCATGACCTCTATATCAGATACTAATGTTGTTAATGCTCCGGGTGGGTTAGTTGAGTTGGGCTTCTCTAGAAGCACAACTAGTTATAATTTAACAACATCTTCTGCTGCAATTATGCCAACTATAACAATTGTATCAGATGGAAGTCCTTTATTAATAGAGTATTTTTCTCCAACTTGTTATTCCGATACTGCAACTGTTCAAGGATTGATAGGTTTTAGTTTAGACGGGGCTGCTCAAGAAAATAACGGTTTTTTTGCAACTCCATCTAATGGAGTATTTAGAACCCCCTTTTATATACAAAGAAGATGGGAACCGGCTGCTGGGGTTCATACAATAACAGTTATGGGTTCTAAAAATTTAGCAAGTGGAACTTTGGGGTTAGCAGGAGATGCTCATGGTATGTATCTTCGTGTATCTAAAATCATCCAAGCCTCTCAACTAATAGTACAAACACCCAATGCGCCCCTAGTAACATCCCTTCCTTCTAATGCTATAGATGGGCAAGAGGTTAGATACTTGGCCGATAATACTAATGGAATTGTATGGAACTTTAGATATAGGGCTGGTTCTTCTTCAACCCATAAGTGGGAGTTTATTGGGGGTCAACCTTTATATAGTTTTATTGCTGCTTGGGAAGGAACAACAACAAATTACCCAAATTATACCAATCTAGCAACTTCTGGGCCGTCGCTTTCAGTTCCTCTCGCGGGACAATATATGGTAGATCTTTCATATATTTCCCAAGAAACAAATGGTGGATATTCTACCACAATTGTTACACAGTCAACTGGAGCGCCATTAGATGTTGCTAATGCTCTTTTTCAAATTGATGCAACGACCGCTGACGTTCAAACTTCTTTTACTAGCCGCGCATTAACACTAACTACTACGAATCCATTAAGAGTTCTGTACGCAAGAAATGGAACGGGAACTGCAAACTTTGGACAAAGACACCTTCGTTTTACCCCAATAAGAGTGAGCGCATAATGACTTCATTATCTGAAAATACAGTTGTTACTACTAG